ATGCCGTTGATCACACCTGCGGCCCAGAATGGGATCCACAACATTTGTATGCCCCATATTATGGCGCCAACCCAACCAAAGACGATGATGTTGAACAAAAAGAGAATGCCAATGCCAAGTCTGGAGTGAGCACTGTATAAGTTGTGCTCAATCCAATCATCAGGAGTACCAGCACCGTATGAATTAACCATGACTTTATCTTTTGACGCTGCATGATATAACAATGCTCCTTGTGTTACTACTTTGAAAATACCAAACACATGCGGTGAATGTGGATCACCGGCATGATCAGAATGTTGGTGATGTTTGCGATGTATAGCCACCCACTGCTTGGTAACCATACCTGTGGTAAGCCATAACCAAAAACGCATGGCATGTGCTACCACCGGATGAAATGTCACTCCACGATGTGCCTGACTACGATGTAGATACAGTGTCACACAGGCTATAGTAATGTGTGTTGCAATCAGAGTGTATAGTATTTCAATCAATGGAATTGTTCTCTCTAGGTGTTTGTTTACTCGTAAGTGACTAAATCAGAATCACCTAGTCGCCATTTGGGATTTTGTTCTACTACATATTTTTTGGTGCAAACCTTGAAGTCTGGAAACTTCATTTCTCGAGGATTACTTGCTGCATCAAAGAACAAACAACGATTATTAGGCTGCGCAGCGTATTGACCATTATCCAATTCTATAAAGTTAAAACTTTTGTGATCTTCGGGCCATTCACTGTATCCCGTATCTATCAAGTTGTGATCTGGATGTGCATTGTCTACTGTAAACATGTAGTTGCCAGAATACATGTTTTTGTCTTTGGCATAGAATTGACAGCTGAGATTTCGTAAAAATGCTTTTTGAATGACTGCTATGTTGTAATCAAAGCAGTCCCAAATTTGCAGTGTGTCTAAAGGTAAAAACAGTTTAGGGTCAAGATTCTCTGTGCGTGATACAAACGCATGGAGAGGTAGTTTGTCATAAAGTGCGCCATAGTTGGGTAAGTATGCCTCTATTCTAAATGCTTGTCCACGAATACTTTTAATTGATACCCATATACATGGTTCATATTCGCCGTGGCCTTTTTCAAAGTCATACAAAAATTCTTTGCAAATATAACAGTGTACAGGGGGGATGTTAGCGACTAGAAAACTCATGTTTGATCGATTTTATTTCTTTAAGGTCTTGTTTGGTTTCTTCTAATAGTTTGGTAGCATGATCAATACTTAGCTGAAGATCCACCCACCAGGTCATTATATTTCTAAATGTGCGCACTATCCAAAGACACCAAAGCACAGAAAAACTGGCCCCAGCTGCAATTACCAATTCTTTGCTCAGTGTGTATCCTGGCACATGTGTCACAATAGAATACACCGCAAGAAACACCAGCAAACTTATGCCTGCAACTTCCCACCAGACACACTGAGTTCTGGTTTGTTTAGGACAAGTTTTTTTCATTGTGAGATTGTTGCTCTCAACATCCAGGAGTGTTTGCGATGTGCATCCATGCGCTGTGCAACAAAATCTGCCAGACCTTCTTCGCCTAGTTCTGTTGCAATATCAAACACATATTTCAAAATTTTCACCATTTTATCACTATCGGCTAATAATTCTGCAACCATGTCGCCGTCGTCAGGGATACTGGTCTCATCTTCAATCTGACTCAACATACTGAATCTAGTGTAGCTGGCAGGAACAAAAGCCCCAGCACTGCGAATTTCTTCTGCAAAATGATCAATGCTGCCATACACTTCTTCGTAAATTTTTCCAAACAAGTCATGCAGTTGGCTAAAGAACGGGCCTGTCACATTCCAGTGATAGTTGTGAGCTTTTAGGTAAAAGCTAAACTCGCTTGCAAAAGCTATTTTTAATGCTTTGTGTAGTTGTTCCATTGTAATATCCTAATACTTAAGAGTCGTCTGCAGGTGCAGCTCTAGTGCCGCCACTGCCATATCTGAGATTTTCCGCCAACTCAGTTGACGACAATGATTGATCTTGACTAAGTCGACGCCATGTACTTGCTACTTTAATGTAAGTTTCGTCAAGTTCAACCCAAGTAGATTCATCTGTTTTGATATAGGCGTTGGTAACTGGCTTCCATACACCATCTACTTTTACATAAGGCATGGCAACTGGCTCCAGTGATACAATCATATGCCCAGGAGTGCCACTTGTGCCACTTGCTGCAACTCTTCCTGATACTCCGCCAGTGGCAAAAGTGGGTGTTACTGTGTATCCATCAATCGCAGGAGGAGTTCTGCCACTGCCTGTATATGTGGTTGCGCTTACAACTGCTCCACCAACAGAGGCTACAAAACTTGCACCAGTTCCACCAGCTAAAGCACCTTGGTCACCGCTGCGTAGTCCGCCAAACACTCCGCCAAACTTTCCGCCACCGCCGCCACCACCGCCACCACCGTCTCCGTCTTTTCCTTGACCGTTTTGCCCAGTGCTACTGCTATTTGCACCAGTGGAAGGCGTTGCACTTGCATTTTCGCCTGGTGTAGTGCCAACATTGCCACCGCCACCGCCACCAGCGCCACCGGCTGCAATAGCAACTATGGTATCATTGAGCAACAGCACTGTTGCGCCGCCACCGCCACCGCCACTGCCGGAACTGCCTCTAGCTCCGCAAGGCCCGCCTGTGCCACCACCGTAACGATTGTTACTGGTATCAATGTAAGATTCACCTGCTGCGCCTCCTGCGGTGCGTTTACCACCGGTGCCTGCTGTGCCTTTATTACCAATACCAAATTCTAGTACATCTCCTGCAGAAAGATTAAGAACAATTTTAATTGCATTACCGCAGGCTCCTGCACCACCTGCCCCAGGACTATCGTCACCGCCTGCACCACCACCTGCGCCCCATAGATAAATGGTAGCCTGTGGCTGGAACCCACTGGGTATTGTTATTCGTTGTGCGCGAGAAGCAAATGTGAAATTGTACAAAGGCATGATTATTTTTTCGCAGTTTTAGCAGCGTCCTTCCAGGCCTGTGCTGTGGGTGCTTTGGGATGATCTTTGTCTCTACTTGTGCCGGCCTTTTTGCGCTTGTTCACATTGTAGTACAGTCCTTTGTTTTCTTCTTCTATAGGCACGCAGTTGTTCACGCGAACATCGCCCTTCATTTTAGTACCTTGTTTTTTGTAACCAGTCCAGCACTTGGGGTCAAGACGCTGTTTGGCTTCATTTTTTACATCCAATGCATCACCAACATCCATTGGCTCTAACCCGTGCTTGGGACAATCTGGATCCTTGTCGTTTGGCAAACAAGTACATTTATACTCCTTGCCTTCAAACAATTCGTATATAAACATTATTGTGGTCCTTTTGTCATCATGCGTTTGAGATTGCTGGTTAGTCCTGCTGCTGCCTGATTATTTTTTAACATTGGTTCAATAGCATTTACCACATGAGCAAGAGCTTCGGCGTCTGCGGCAGTAACATGTTGTGGATCTTTTTCAATCGCATCTACCGTTTTTTGAATGTTCAGTGTTGGATCTAAACTTTTTAAGCCTGTTATATTTTTTGTTAAGTCAGCTGACTGTTTCATTTTTTGCGCAGCTTGTTGACTTGTTGCTGGTTGTTGCTGGTTTTGTTGTGGTTGACCAGGTTGATCATTGGCTTTGCTGGCCAAACTAGATTTTTGATCATCCTGTGCTTGTAAAGCAGGATTGGTATTAGCAGTACCCATTCCTGGTGGATTGATCTGTGCTACAGGACTATTAGGTTGATCTGAGTTGGTTTGGTTCTGTGCAAGATTACCAACTTCAAACATTTTATATTCTAACATAAGACTTTGGACCAGGTCATCATCGTGGTCTTCTTTGCTTTCATTGGCGCCAACCAGGCGTCCTGCAAAAGGATGTTTTTTACTGTTGCTGCTTTTGGCCTTTTCATGGCCGCGTACCTGATCCCCAGGCTTTTGTTTTGGTTCGCCAGAAAATTTATCAATACTTTCTAACAGCTTGCGCATATTACTCATTTTTTCTTCCTTGTTTTTTTTGCCGGCTGTCGAAAAGGATTATCTCTTTGTTGATATTCTCCGCCAAACAAAGTGCCGGCACCTGGCTTAATAAAACTGGCCATGCCGCCGGCACTGGAACTGCCACTGGTAGCAAATTCTTGCAACGGTCTAGAAACTATTTCTTTTATTTTCATTATAATATTTACTCAAGTGAAAATTGTGCCTGGGATATGCCCACAGTGTTAAGTTTAATATTTTTTAATGATATATCCAGCCAGCCACTTGGGTCCTGAACTGTTAATTTATAACTGCCGTGGTCAAGACTCAGATGGTGCGTTTCATATATAAAGAATGGATTAAAAATATCAAACATTCTATCACTCAGCAGTTCATTGCTAGGCTCCAGATAGATTCGATAAGGTACCTGTTTACCAAGGGCTCTCAGTCCTCTACCCATTGGATCCTTGAGCATTTTTTCTGTATTCAAAGTCCAATGCACTTCGTATTCTAATTTTATTGGCTGTTTCATTTCTTGAACGCCCTTGATCTTACACCACCACGACGCCTGATGTTTTCAAGCTCTTGATGTGCCAATTCAATTTCTTGCGCTATTGGATCAAGATTCATGCTTTTGAGTTTTTTGTGAATATGATCCCATAACGCTGCTCTGTCAAGATCTTGACCATTGCGTTCTAGCTCTGCTGCAAATTCTTTTACTCGACGAATCATGCTCAACTTCCAACTTCGTAGAGTCATTCTGCCCATGCCCACATCAGGAGCAAATTCGCTGTTGTAAGGGTCATCCTTATCATATTGATACATGCTTTCCTCTACATCACTTTCAGCAAACGGGTCAAGTTTTTTCAATGAGCGGAATCTATTTTTCTTGTAGTTAAGATGCAGATTTTTATAACTGCCTTCATCAAACTCGTCTTCGGCCAATGGAGCATCATCAGCAGACACAGTATCCTTTTTGAGTTTTTTGGGCTTGACAGCAGGCACTTGCACAAGATCTTTTTTTGCATTTTTCATTTTAGCCGCGGGAGGCTCTACAGGTTCTAGGGCGCCATGTGGAATTTTGTCAAGTATGTGTCCTAGTTCTGGATCAGTGCGCCCGTACAGTTGTTGTAAAAATTCTTTGCGTTGTTCTGGGTTGTCACGCACCTGATTCCACAGTTCTCGAGTTTGAGTGCCGTGACTGGCGTCGTAATTCTTACCGCCTATGCTAATGCTTTGCGGATATTCGGGTGCAATGATTACATATCCGTGCTCGTCGGCTGTTTTGAAATCTTTGCTGTCATTGGGTACTGGTTGAAAAAAACCTGGGCTACCATCTTTTTTTACACGCCCTGGTTGAAGTCTTTTTTCGTCTGGTTGACCTACTGCGGTAATAAAAACTACTTGATCTTTGATTGGTTCAAATTGAGCAGGCAAATTATACACATTGCTGCTTTCAATCACCTGGTTGTCAGGAACACCCATGGCATGCATGAAGCGTATTTTATCACTGAAGTTGAATGGACTTTTTACACCGTCAGTGTTATTACTGGTGATAATAAAAACATTGTCGCTGCCAAATTTGCGTTGCAGACTGGCAAAAACTTCACGGTGCCCTTTATGAAAAGGCTGAAAACGCCCAGGATATGTTACAACAATCCTTTTGGCTTTATTTTCAAACAGTTGCGCAATAAACATAGTAATCTTTACTCTAGATCACTTATTTATGCTGATTTAGACTACAGGCGTTCCAGTAACCAAATGTAAAAGGGTATGCTAAAACGCAGCTTGTACACACCATTGAACCCAAGATTTATACAGCGTTCCAATATCTCTAGTTCTGTTCCGTTGATTTGTGTAGGAGAATCAAGCTCATAGATTGACTCTTCGTAGATCAAATTACCAAGATCCATGCTGTCAATTTTGACTTTTTCAATGTTTAGTAACACATCTCTTGTGTAAGTACCGTCGTCATTGAACCCGCAGGTGTCAGTTGGGAGTTTGTTCTTGAGTCGTATGCCCAGCACATGTGATCCTGGGGCCAGATCCACACTAAATTTTTCAGTATGTAGAGTTTGCAGCACCTGGGCAGCAGTCATAAAATCCTGTTCTGGGATTCCTTTTTTGCTTGGAGGTGCTGCAATAACACTGTCGATCACAATCTGATCATTTATTAATATTTCAAATGCTGGATTACGATTACCCCAGTAGGTGCCACTTAGGGTAATCTCAAAATCTAGCTTTTGAATACTATCGTTGCTCACTTGGTGTAGGATTGGTCTGAGCGTGGGCCTGTTGAGCCATAGTATTAATATCCAGTTTTGCAATGTCGCCCTGGAATTCATAATGACCAATATGATTCAACAATGTTTTGCTGTGTGCCCAGATGTCGCCACCTAGTGCTTGCCAGCGACGGCAGAAAGTCCAGTCTTCGCTCAAATAGTGACCACGATGATCAATTTCAGTATCAAAAATAGCGTACATCATGGGTTCGTACTGTTTGCCTAGTCCGATGTCGTCTACATATTTGGTTTCTGGGTGAGCCTTGATCAATTTCTCGTATACCTGTCGTTTGAACAACAAGAATCCAGTGCCCATGGTATCTACAGTGTAGATGTCACCTTGCACAGTAACCTGTGGTTTCAAATTAATAACATAGTTGATAGGCAGGCTTTTCTTAGGATACAAGCCGCCAATAACTTCTTTGTCATAGGCTATCATTTGCAAAATGCTTTCAGGCTGAAAGCGAATGTCTGCGTCAATGAACATAAAATGCGTGGCACTTTGATTGGTCATCATCTTGGCCATTAAGTTGTTGCGTCCACGAGGAATCAAACTTTCGTTGACCATTGTGTCCAAACTCCAGTTTAATCCAACTTGTTGTGCTAACAGCACAAAGCGTAGGAAACTGGTCATTGTAGGCTCACTGACCATACCACCGTAGCAAGGAATACCAATGTGTAAATGGCATTTTGAAAAATCAAAAGGTGTGCCTTGTTGTTGTGTAGTAGTTTGTTGTTGTTGAACTTTGGCAATTTCGTCCAGCACACGGCGTTGTTCAGCAGCACCAGGCACACCAGTCATTGGTTGACCAGGTGGGGTGCCGCCGTTGGGCGCAGCAGGTTGGGCCGTTGTAGGCCCAGGGATAACAATTTTTTTGCCCTTGTGGGGTGGGTTTTGATCTGACATTTAGGTCCTCTTTGAAAAACAGTTTTGTATTTACTTTGGCATTGCAGATGCCGTTTTATTTTGCTTCTTCAACTTCAACAATTACACCGTCACCTACTAGTTCTTGTGCTACTTGTTCTAATGCGATAGCTGTATCAGTAGTGATCAGTTGGGGCGTATTGCTGTTGTCCTTAACCAATTTACTTACTTTGATAATTAATATTTCTTCATGGATTGTGGCCATTTTGGGCTCCTAACATAATATATGTATTTATTTTGTGTTAGAGCTTATTCTAAATTCTTCTAGTCGACCAATCATGTTGGCATCTATCATGCTGAACATGGTAGCCATTTGTTTGTCTTTGACATAAATGTATCCTCCCCAAATCCAGCCTCCTTTTTCCAATTGTTCCCAAAGATTCCGGGGAGCCTTAACTTCGTCGCCTAGTTGTAAAAGATAATTTTTTAAGTTTGTTTTTGACTCTGTATTGTACCGTCCGTCACGAATAACAATTCTATAGGGCCAATCAATCTTTTTCTTTTTGAGTACAAAGCCTTGCTTCAGAAGATCTGCATTTTGTTCAGATTCTGGACACATGAAACTTACAAAATGACTGTTGTCTGTGTGTCTTAACTTCAATGCAAGATCTTTTAGCACAGCAGCGTCAACGCTGTAGAATTGAATATGCGGGTCTTCGATTCTAACTTTTAAGTTGCCAGGGTGACTGAGATCATCTGCATAAACTATGTTCTTAATAAGTTTTAACAGTTGAACATCTTCATCGGTTAACTGTCTAGTTTGACGCCAACTGCCTCCATAGCTGTAGGCTCGTTGATTGTAATGTGTAATCTCATAATCTAGTCTCGAAAGATCACGCAGTAATCTACTGCCAAAGCTCAACATGCTCAAACGGTACATGTACTGACCGTGGAGCAGTTTCTTAGCATCCAAGATTTGGATATTAGGATTTAATGCCGTCCAGAACGATGTATCCATTGCTGTCTATAGAAGGAATTACTGCCAAATTGGTTGTGGTGATATCAAATTCTAGCTTGTCGTTACGATAGTCTACTGACACCGTGTTATTTGCCCCTAGGCGATCAAAAAGAATTTTACGACTTAACGGAACCTTTATCAGATCATTAATCTTACGACCCAACGGGCGGGCACCCATCTTGGGATCAAAGCCTTGGTCAATAATGTGTTCAATCGCTGAGTCAGATAATTTTACCTTGATGCCTTTGTCAATCAACAAGTCATTCATTTCATTGATGAACTTGTTCACAATAAGGCGCATGCTGTTCTTTTCTAGCTTGTTAAACTTGCATATTGCATCTAGTCTATTTCTAAACTCTGGCCTAAAGTAATTTTTCACTGCTTTATCGTCTTCACCTGACTTTTGCAAGTCGCGTCCAAAGCCAATATTGTTTCTTTCGTTGTCTGCTGCACCTAGGTTACTGGTCATTATCACAATGCAATTACGGCAATCTGCTTTTTTGCCATTGCTGCTGGTAACAGTGCCTTCATCCATAACAGTGAGCATGATGTTGCTGACATCAGGGTGAGCTTTTTCAATTTCGTCAAAAAGAATAATAGCATTGGGATTCTTTTCAATGTCACTGATCAACAAGCCCCCGCCTAGATTACTGTCATCATATCCAACATAGCCAGGTGGTGCGCCAATTAGTTTGGCCACACTGTGTTTTTCCTGATACTCGCTCATGTCGTAGCGTAACAATTTCATGCCTAAAAACTCAGCCAACAACTTGGCAAGCTCAGTTTTACCAGTGCCTGTGGGACCAGTAAACAAAAATGTGCCAACTGGTTTGTTCAATGGTTTTAGTCCTGCACGACTTACATAAATCTTTTCAAGCACCATTTCAACTGCACTGTCTTGTCCGTAAAGTCTGCTCTTTACTTTTGGTTCAAGATTCTGAATGTTGCTGCCATCGCCTTCAACATCGCCGGTGAGTTGCTCAACTGGAATTTTTGTAAACTTACTCAAACATTCAATGATGTTTTTACGATTTACTGTCCAATTTGTTTGATAGATCTTGGCTTTGGCACAAGCAGTATCAATCAAATCAATTGCTTTGTCTGGCAATTTTTTGTCACTTTGATAGCGCACACTGAGGTCCACGGCGCTTTCAATTGCATCGTCTGAAATATTACCGCCATGAAATTCTTCAAAGTGAACACGGAGGCCAAATAGAATATCTTTGGCCACAGCCGGTGTGGGTTCGTCTACTGTGAGTCTATAGAACCTGCGCATGAGCGCACGATCTTTTTCAAAAGTTTGAGTGTATTCTTCCCAAGTAGTAGACGCAATCACTTTGATACGACCCTTGGTCAATGCAGGTTTGATCATGTTTGCAAAGTCAACATTGCTACCCGACCCTGAGCCTGCACCACGCATTTGATGTGCTTCGTCAATGAACAAAATTGTTTTGCCACGAATGTTCAGCGCCTTGATTACATCTTTGAGTTTTTCTTCAAACTCTCCGCGGTACTTACTACCTGCTAGCAAACTGCCAATGTCAAGATTGTAAACAGTATAGTCTCTCAAATAGTCAGGAACATCTCCTTCAACAATGCGTCGAGCCAGTCCTTCGGCAATAGCTGTTTTACCAACCCCTGCGTCGCCTACCATGAGAATGTTGCTTTTGTTTCGTTTGGCAAGCACATGCGCTATTTCGTCGAGCTCGTGCTCGCGACCAATTACAGGATCAATTTTGCCTTCAGTGGCTAATTCGTTAAGATCATCGCAGTATTCTTTTAGTACTTCGATTGCTCGTTGCTTAGAGGCATTTTTCCTACTGTTGCCTTCTTTGTAGTTTTCATTGTAGAATTCAATTATCTTGGCTCTGTCAATGCCGTGTTTAATAATAAAATAAGCAGCATGACTGTTTTGTTCGCCGGTGATGCTCAAAAATAAATCCATGACCTGCATGTGATTGCGACCACTGAACAGAACTTGTGTTAGACTACGATTAAACACACGCTCTAACGCATGAGTTTTTTTTGGTTGCAGATCTTCGTCGTTGGCTTGATTGCCATTGTCAAATCTATTGTTGTAACTGTCAATATCGTTTAATATCGCGTCAACATCTGTGCCAAAGTTCTTGAGAAGATCACCAAATGGACGGTAATTAAGTATGGCATACAATAGATGCTCCAAGGTTACATATTCGTGTTTGTGCCTTTTAGCATTATCGCCAGCAGCAGAAATAATGAGTTCAATTTCAGGATTAGCCTGTATCATGCTTTGCCTTTAGATAAAGATATTTATAAAACTTGCTTTAATTGTTCAATCAGGTCAACTGCTTGTGGATTTGTAATCACCGGCACAGTCAGAGCGATTTCTACAATCAGATTACCACGACGCATGGTGTTGATGTCATACAAGCCTTGATTTGGCAGTCTTAGTCTTGCACCATGTTTAGCACCGGCTGGTATAGAAAGTCTAAACACTTTGTTTTCAATGTTAGGAACATCTATATCTGTACCAGTCATTGCATCTAAACAGTTTACATTGACCTTGTACACAAGATCAATGCCTTCAAGTTGAAATCTAACATCCTCTCTGACCAAAAAATTTATATACAAGTCGCCTCTTGGGATAGTAGCAAACATGTTATCGCCTAAGCCGGCATAACGCATTTGATGTCCTGTTGCTATGCCACGCGGTATTTTTACTTCAACAGTTTGTCTTTCGCCGGTGGTAGTTTGTACACTGATAGTTTTGGTTTGTTCGCTTAGTGTGCTTTCTAGCTCTAGTTCAATTTGAATTCTTAAATCTTTATTTTTTCGATGCTGTTGCCGCATATGAGCAAATGGATCTGGGCCGCCGGCGCCACCAAACCCAAACGAAGCAAAAATTTCATCAAGGGGGTTTCCTTGACCAAAATGGAAATGAAATCCTTGATGCTGCGGTTGCGGGTTATCATATTCCTGGCGTTTCTGTGAGTCGCCTAGAGTAGCATACGCTTCTTGAATTTTTTGAAATTGATTTTGATCGCCGCCGCGATCCGGATGGTGCTTCATCGCTAGTTTGCGATAAGCCTTTTTGATATCTTCGTCAGATGCCCCTCGGGGAACACCCAGTATTGAATAGTAGTCCATGCGCATAGTTTACACGTTAATTAACCATGTGTCAAGCGGAAATCCCTTGTTAGGCAATTTCCGCTGACTTGTTTATGCAATTACTTATTTGACTACTGCTTGTCGCCGAGTTTTTCTTTGGTACGACCGTATGCGGCAATACCAAGCACAGCACCCATGGCAATATGATACAGGCCTGCGCCTTGTAGTGTCAGTGGTTGCCATTGACTTGTAACCTGCCCGCCTTGTAGTGTTTGCAAAATACTCCAAAGAATTGGAAAGATAACAAAGTCAAAGAAACAGGTAAGCATGTACAACCAACCCATTGCTGGACGCCACTTGTTATTGATCCAATCTGTGTTGGTGTTGGCCACGGTGCTTTCTGCGCCGCCGGCCACTGCCGCGGCTGCACTGGCTGTGCGGTCTGGTGCATGACCCTGTGGTGCTGCTTGTGGTACTGATGCTGGTGTTGGACTTGGTGATGCACCAAAGCCCGGAGTTACTGCACCAAAACTGTTGCTAGGTAAGCCTGCAGGAATTCTTCCGTCTGCATCGCCTGTGTCGCCTAGATCGCCAATTGGCGTTTTTCCAAATGCTGCCATTTTGATTGCTCCTTTATGTTTTCTTGAATGCTGCTAAAATTTTTGTCTGTATGGTTTTGGCAAATTCGGGCTGAGGAAAATTCCACCCAATGAATGCACCAATAGCTAACCAAAATAATGTTTCAAGCATGATACTCCTCCGTTATAGAAATAAAAATACACCCTGGGCACTTAGAGCCAACCCAGCTGCGGCCACTACAAAACTGCCCCAGAACATGGGCGTGCTCACAGCCAAAATGCTAGCAGACAACACCACAATAGCCAGCTGGTATGCAGTTGATGCGTATCCTATCCATGGACTAGACTTCTTGGCTTCTTCACGAGCCGCTTCCATTTCTCTTGCTTTGACAGCAATTTCTTTCTTGTCAGCATCCATGCGCTCTTTCTCTGCCATGAACTGTGCTTTGATTTTTGGATCACTAGTTGTTTTGGCAGCGATTTCGTAGCTGACACCGCGACTTGCTTTGGCTTGATACTGGGCCCAGGTGTTGTTGGCTCCCAGGGTATTGTTAAGCACTGTTGAACTTAACTTACCACCATACCAGGAATTCACTGCCAGAAATAAAGCAAATACAGAAATAACCATACCTGCTTTGTCTTTGATTTTTGCCTCGCGCTCGCTGCGACTGCCCGGAGCTGGCTTTGGGGCATTGTCGTCTTTGGGTTCTTTGTTAATTAATTTGAGAATAGAATCTTGTATTGCCATTGTTAAACTCCTTAAACTGTTTGTGCTTCTGCAATAATAGCAGACAACACACCATTGAGATCATCCTTCTTTAGAATTTCGTCTGGTGTGGCATTCACGCTGGTCATTTTCATCATTTCTGTGAACATGTGAGTAAGTGCCGGTTCTGGCATTTCTTTGCTTTCAAACAGGCGTACAAGATTCTTTGCCTTGAATCCAATGTCGCCTAACCACCCGCCCATGTTGTGGTACATGTCTAGGTTGTCTTTGTGAGATGATGTAATCATAATTATTTTACCTTATACGCTGGATAGTAAGCTGGCTGCATTTAGCACAGCTGAACAAATACTATTTAATCTTTCTTTGGCAGCCAGATCGTCGCATTGTGCATTGATCAAGTTTTCTACCTGCAGGTCAGCGACCAATTCTTGATACTCGTCGCTGCTCATTCTACCTGCTTGAAACTCCATGGTATACTCGGATAGCATGGCAGCAGCCTGCGCCATACGAGGATCCTGTGTTTCAGTACCATGCACACTGTCTAGTATGTCTTGTGCTTTCATCTTGGCTTGGCTCCTATTACTTTTTGTATGTTTTCTGCACTGCGTTCAATGGCTGCAAATTTTGCCTTGCAGTAAACAGTACTGGGCGGTTTGTCGCCTTGATATCTTTTATAAAACTCATCAGTAATTGTTGTCAAGGTGTCGGCCAATTGAAAACTGTTTTCATTGCGTGGAATCATTTCTGCATAGTTCTTGTACTCTTGAGACACCACATGAATGTACTTCACATGTTCAACCACAGCATCTGTTCCACATTTTGGTATCCCCAGCTGAGCATGTGTGCGTATCCGAGTTATGTATTGGTATTCATTGACATCAAACTTGGCCATGAAATAGGCATCCCAAACAGCACAGCCTGATAACGCACTGGTCAACAATATCACAGCAAGAACTTTTTTCATTTCAAACTTTCATATATTTTTTTCTGGGTGGTATACCACTCTAACCAACCTTCGACCTTGATTGAACACTCGTGATATTTGGTATAATTGTCTAGTACAGTTTTGTGTAAATCAACTATGCTGACTTTTTCACCTTGGATTTTGTCCAAGGTGACACAGCTTTGATCTAACGAAGGGGGAATATCAGGAAATTTCATTACCACAGGCACTGTGGTGGAACATCCTGTGAGCAACATGGCAAATACGATTGAATATGTTTTCATTTTGATTCAGCGGCCTTATTGAGTTCTTCCACTATAATTTGCGGAACTGAGAAATTCTTGATAGAATCTTCCAATTCCTTTTGTTTGACCAAGAACTTTTGGCGTTCTTCATCGCTCATGTCTTTGATGATTTCTGTTGTGTCGCCTTTGACCACACGATCAATGTACTCTATCTGTTGCTGGCCTTTTTCTTTGACGACCTTGACTTTTTCCACTATCTTGGTTTGAATCACAGTGTTGACCTGTTGAGATTTTACTTCAGCTTCGGCTACCTTTTTCTCCAGTTCAGCCACACGCTCGCGCCAGCCTAGTTCTGTGCCCAGACCACCAATCATGAAAGCACCTAGACCATAGGCTAGAATACCAACCACTTGAGTAGGAAAGCGATATTGATTAATGAATGGAATGAAACTTACAAACCAGCTGATCAATATTAGAGCAATGCCTAGAAAGAAACAGCCGTAAAAAACCAACATGAGCAGACTATCTGGTAACCAGTTGACCATCCAACTTATGGCTGACCAGCTCATGATTAGTGCCCTTTCAGCACATGCATGGCATGGGTGATGTGTTTGATACGATCTTCAAGTCCAATGAAACCGCCGTTGATTTTTCTAGTCAACAGTTTCACATCCATCTTGTCAGCTTGGTTGTTGAGGTTGTTTGCTTCCCAGAACCAGCAGGCGCTTTGCACAGAGCCTTCATATGTTTCCAGGAACTTGACAGTTTCTTCAACTGTTTCTTCAATACTCATTGCAAAGTTTTCGTAGTTGTCTTTGCCAGTGAGTTGAATCAATCCACGGCCACGGTATTTCCACCCGTCGCCTGATCGCTCATCACCGTTGCCCATGCGGCTAGCATAAACTCTATTGGCAATCTTTTCTGGATTGCGAGCATAAGGCTTGGCACTTTCTACTGTGGGGAAATACTTCTTAAATATTTTGTTCAAGCCTTCTGCTGAATAGTTTAGATTTTCTCTCAGGAATCTATAGTTGCCGCTTTCGTGGGCAGTCTGCCCTATCCAGCATGCCACACGCTCGGGCGTGTCAATTTCATAGTCAGGTAGAATGGCCTGAATGGCCAAGAACCATTGATCCACATGTGGGGCTCCAACCAGTATCTGTCTAAGTTTTGCTTCAGTGAATTCAAATTTGAAACTCATAATTGCTCCTTAAAGTATGCCTGCTGCTACTCGCAGGCTTTCGGTAAAATCGTTCTTAGGTGCCTTGGTGTCGACATCGATACCAGCGGCAGTTTTTAATTGGTCAATTTCTTGCTTGCTATACATGCGTTTGTATTCTTTAGCACTGCATGGAATAACTCTTTCAAGTGTTTCTAATTCTAGAGGATACTCTATTGATTGATGACGGTATTTCACTCTATAGTCCTCTAACTTTTGTTCAGTGAGATTCATAAGATCGGTCATGAATTCTAAGATATGCTTCACGCAGTTGTTGTCTCTGGGCAATTCTATAAACACTACATGGGCGCCGTCTTCCAACTCGCCTGGACTTACATCTGCGTCAAGCACCCAGTCATAACCTTTTTCTACAAACGCACAGATATCTTGACATGGTTCTTTACCTGCTACCTTAAGGCTCACTACTACCACATCTTTGTTGTCGCCTAGTTTGCTTGAAAACTCGTCAATGTGTAGCTCGTCGTGTACCAGTCGTTTTAGATCGCCGTATTCAAGACTCATACTTGTCCTCCAGTGGCAGGTTGTTCTGCACTGCTCTGATTTTCTTCTGTACGATTTACATCATCGTCGGTACCTGCTTCGTAGGCCTGATCAACGTCCTGCATGTCAATCACATCATCTTCTAGTTCTAAACTGCCTTGATTTATTTCTGTAATCAGGCTCTTGGGCATGACCATTTCAACTAACCAAATTGGTTTGCTATCCATGCGTGGATATTTGGTCCCTGGTTCGTAGTCGTCTGGGCTTTTTACTCGGCGAGGAGATTCTAATCTCTCACGCTTGTAACGGATTTCAATATCATATTCTGTCAATCGCTCTGCACCGCGAGGATCTGGCATGAGTTTGTAAGGCCACATAAAAATGCAAGTTACAAAATATTTTTCAATAGTGGGACCTTCTACCAACTCGCCTTTTTTCCAGTTGCGGAATGCATATAAATCTAATTCATCAAGCACACGCTCAAAGTCCAGCAAGATATTAAGGGCACTATCTGTCATATAGATGTCCTTGGTATTTTCAATGATGTCCTTGAGTGAAGCTGGCATTTTTATCTCCGTAGTATATTTATTTTGTTTTTTCGATGCTGCTCAAACGCTTCATCAATTGGCGCCAGCTGTTGGTTACAACTTCATTGTTGCGTAAAACTTCATTGCCTAGGAAATTTATAACTTTAACAATGGCATCATCAGTGTTGCCATGTTCTGGAATGCACAGCTCTTTGAAACTGATTGGTAAGAATGATTGGCTTGCTGTTTCAAACACTTCATTATGATAATAACTGATGGCATAGGGCCATATGTTGTGTCCTCTACTCAACAGGTTCAGTAATAAAGTAAGTCTAGGATCTGAGTAACTTTGGGGGTCTTTTAGTAGCTCAATGAAGTCTAAATCTGGATCATTATGAGCATTTTTTACAAAGTTGATGAAATAATCATCTACAAACAAATGCCCCATACTTTTGAATTGATCTTCGTACACATGATTCCAGGCCATTTGCAAGTAGTCTTGTCTGTCGCAAACTACCTGTATGATTTTGCAATTACTGTATTGTTGTCTAATGGTCTCTGCTGGCAAACTGGAAAATCTAACTGGTATGTCAGATTCTGCATGCAATAAACCAAGTAATTGTTTAACATCCAGTACAGACTGGGCAAATAAAATATCCTGTTTATCTGCGTAGTCTGGCAACACCGGAACAGCCCAGTCTGGTGTTTCGGATGCGCGATTTATTGCGTAATCAATCAACAGACTTAATTGTTTTGCCAGTCCGCCTGGCGGTGCACAAACTATGATATGATACTTGCTGTTAGGTGTCATGATAAAGCCCTCTACGGGTATTTATCAACGAACGCAGGTGTTGTTGGATCTACCAAAAAATCAGTGGTAGCCTAATACTTAGCTTTATTTTATCAAAAGAAACAGTACACTTATCCAGTGAAGAGAATGTCCGTAAATATTTGTGTAGACTTGTGTAGCAAGTCTAACTTGCTAATATGACAAACTCTACAACATCAATCACAGGAGAGTTACCCTTGAGTAAAAGGAAAAATAGACTAGCCCTTCAGCCAGTCCATGCAGATAACACAATAAGTTTCAAAGAATACAGTTATCAAAGAAAAGATCCGGTATTAATTCCAAAAAGTCGTAATCAAGAAATCTACATTGATCTACTCAAAGACGATGAGCGTAAAATCGTGTTTGCCACAGGCCCTGCCGGCACAGGTAAAACCATGTTGGCAGTTGTAGCAGCGGTTAGAGCTTTGCGTTCAGGGCAGGTAAACAAGTTGATAATCACTCGTCCAGCTGTGGGTGTAGATGACGAAAAACATGGTTTTTTACCCGGCGATATAAATGCCAAGATGGAGCCTTGGACTCGACCTATTTTTGATATTCTAAAGGAGTACTATAAACCACAAGAAATCACCCGTATGCTAGAAGACCAATTGATAGAGATTTCTCCACTGGCATACATGCGAGGGCGAACATTTAAGAACGCATGGATCATCGCAGATGAAATGCAAAACGCCACACCAGGGCAAATGAAGATGCTGCTTACTCGTTTAGGTGAAGGTTCTAAAATTGTGGTTACTGGCGACACTCGTCAGGCCGACCGCGCTGATCCAGACAACGGACTACTGGATTTTAGGCGTTTGGTTGAACAGTACAAACAAAGCCAGTATGTCGCTGGTGTTGAATTGTCGGGCAGGGACATTCATAGACATCCTGCAGTCTTGGAGGTGTTGAAAATTTACAAAGAAATTTAACTAAATTGATTCAGCGCAGCCAAGGTGGTTTCGTAATCCACATGATGTATTGCGTTACCGCCTGCTGCTCGCCATTCAGCAATATTGCTCTTGCGATCATCAATCAGTATATCGCCAGGCTTACAGTGTGTCCATTTGTCCTTGCTAAAAGGACCAAACATAACTGGAATATCCGGGAAGTAATTCTGCGCCCAGACAACCTTATCGTAGAATGCCCACGGAACATCGTTGCCTTTAGGTACCGCAGTTAAAAACATCAGTTCCCAGCCCTGAACGGCACATATGGCTTTGCAGTTGTTGACTAATTCATCGGCATAGGGTGTCTTGACAAGATCTCTATAGAGTCTAGCATTCGTGGCCAGATTGTACCATACTTGATCAGGATAGATTCCTGCACTAGGTGGTACCCCAAGAGTCCGTGCAGCATATTCATCAAAATCGGCTACCACGCCGTCCATGTCTAAATATAGTGTTTTCATAAAAGTAAGGGGCCGAAGCCCCTTAGTGAGTTTACTTGTTGTCTTTGACTTCGGTGAACTGAGCATCTACCACTGTTTCATCATTGCCAGTTTTCTTGGCTTTGACTTCTTCGGCGTCAGCTGTTTGTTTTTCTGCTTCAGCTTGACCTACTAGATCAAACAAAGGCATACTCTTTGGCACAAATGCTTGTAACGCCTCGGTAATTTTATCTGGATCAGTTTCTGTTTTCAACAGCTCTTTGAGATCATGCAAGCCAGTTTTGATTGCTTCGCGTTGTTCATCTTGCAGTTTATCGCCGTGCTCTTTGAGATTCTTTTCCACACCCCAGATCTGATGTTCGGCAGCATTCTTGGTTTCTGCAAGTTCTTTGGCTTTGGCATCTGTTTCTGCATTTGCTTCGGCATCCGCAACCATTTTCTGTATTTCTTCTTCACTCAAACCTGAGTTGGCCTTGATTGTGATGTTGTTTTGCTTGCCTGTGTTTTTGTCCTTGGCACTAACCTTGAGAATACCATTGGCATCAATATCAAACGCCACTTCAATTTGTGGTGTACCGCGTGGTGCCGCTGGAATACCTTCTAGGTTAAACTCGCCCAGCAGTTTGTTATGCTGTGCCATTTCGCGTTCACCCTGGTATACTTTGATGGTTACTGCTGGTTGGTTGTCGTCCGCAGTTGAAAACACCTGTGTCTGTTTGGTTGGAATAGTTGTATTCTTGGTAACTACCTTGGCCATGATGCCACCTTGTGTTTCAATACCCAATGACAATGGTGTAACATCTAGTAGCAACACATCCTTCTTGTCTCCTGCTAACACAGCACCTTGAATGGCAGCACCTGCGGCAACTGCCTCGTCTGGATTAACATCCTTTCGTGGAGCCTTGCCAAAGAAACTTTCCACATAGCCTTGCACCATGGGCATGCGAGTTTGTCCACCCACAAGTATGATGTCGTCGATGTCGGCAGCAACCAGCCCTGCATCCTTGAGAGCAGTACGACACGGCTCTATACTGCGCTCAACCAGATCTGTCACAAGACTTTCAAGTTTGCTACGACTTAGTTTAATAGCCATGTGTTTTGGCCCACTGGCGTCAGCAGTGATATATGGCAAATTAATCTCAGTTTGCGCACTTGACGAAAGTTCAATTTTTGCCTTCTCGGCTGCATCCTTGAGTCGTTGTAGTGCCAAAGTATCCTTGGCAAGGTCTGTACCTGACTCACGCTTGAATTCGTCGACCAGGAAGTCCATAATGCGTTGATCAAAGTCTTCACCGCCTAGGAATGTATCACCATTGGTGGCAAGCACTTCAAACTGTTTGTCACCATCAATGTTGGCAATTTCAATGATTGAAATATCAAAGGTACCACCGCCTAGGTCGTACACAGCAACCTTGGCGTCTTTCTTTGTGGCCTTGTCCATACCATAGGCCAGTGCAGCCGCAGTGGGCTCATTGATAATGCGCTTGACATCTAGACCTGCAATCTTACCTGCATCCTTGGTTGCTTGACGCTGGCTGTCATTGAAGTAAGCAGGCACCGTGATCACAGCTTCTGTGACTTCGTGGCCAAGATAGGCTTCTGCTGTTTGCTTCATCTTGCGCAGGACTTCAGCAGAGATTTGCGGTGGTGCTAGGTCTTCGTTGTTTGCATTGATCCATGCATCGCCATTCTTGGCTTCAACAATTTTGAAAGGCATCATGTTGATGTCTTTTTGCACAGCTTCTTCTTTGAATTTACGACCAATCAGGCGCTTGGCAGCGTAGATGGTGTTCTTTGAATTGGTCACTGCCTGGCGCTTGGCACTGGCACCCACCAGTATTTCATCGTTGGCATAGGCCACGATACTAGGTGTAGTACGGGCGCCTTCTGAGTTTTCAATTACTTTGGGTTTGTCGCCTTCCATTACGGCGACGCAAGAGTTGGTGGTACCTAGGTCGATACCTATGATTTTGGCCATTTTTTATCTCCTTAAACAAATGGTTTTGCATGTGGGCCCCGAGGGCACCCACATGCAAATATTTATACCAAGTTTAACAGATAACCGCAAATTAAGCAATATCTTTTGGACCTCTTGACTTCGTTGAAGGATGTTCTTGTATCCAACGAAGTACCAGGGCTTCACTACCCCAACTGCCCTGTGGAGCCTGCATAAAAATCCAGCCGGTGATGTCCTTGAGTGCGGGCAAATTTTGTGCGTCAGCACGACCCACAGCACCAAAAAGATCGTTGCTGAGTACAGCATGCAAGAATCCGCCCACAGGAATACCACGCTCAATATAGTCTGTCAGCGCAGTTTGTGTATGATTGGGAACATGATAACCACTAAAATCAAGCATTGATAGCCTCTTTGTTGATGGTAAAACGATACATGGGTTCTACTTCGCGCAGGAATTCTGGGCCCACATCCATGCTCACAAAGTTGTAGCCTTGCATGCCCTGCTCACTGTAGTTGATGTCGTTCACAGCGTTGCGAGTAAAACCCAACGAGCGCATGAGCGCACGGAACTCGTTGATCCAGATACCATCTGTGTAGATTAAACCGTCCTGATTGCAGTTCCAGGTTTTGGTGTCAAATCTTGCACACAGTTCGCCAAAATCACCCTCGTCATTGACATTGCGTAACGATACCTCAAGGATGGTAACAGCCTTGGCCGCATTGCTCCACAGACCGTTTACATCACCAGTGTGAGTTTGCCAATGTACTTTTTTTTCAAATTCCATTACTATTAAACCCTTTTTACAAAATTCAGTTGGGTGGTCTTAGCACCATTGTGATACTGGCTGACTTCGGTGCGCTTGACCTTGCCCTGTATGCGCCCGCTGACTGCCAAATTTTGATGCGCGGTCAAGAAGCTGACCATGTTGCCGCAGCCGTCATGCCCAGTTACACTGTAACAATTATACTGCTGAAGGTATCTGCTGTCAATCAGGGCAAAGTCCAATTGGATTTTTTCGCCCACACGGCCCAGGTATTCGCTGGTACTGGCCAGTCCAATTTTGGCTTCATCTTTTTCCTGGCGCTCTAGCATGCCAGCATAGGTCTTGGGCACAAACGCAACCAAGCCGCAGTCACGTTGGGTGCAAGTGGGCTGGCTGATGGCTTCGCTGAGTGAAAATATGAAATCGCTCACACGACGGTCTGCCAGCTTCTTGATCAGCACATCTCCCTGGATTGCAGTGATGGCAGCATCTGCTTGAGCACGGTCTTCGTCTGTGGGTACCAGTTCTGGATTGCTACCAGGCTCAAAGGCAAAACTGTTGAACATCAGCGTCTTGTTTGGCACCACTTCGACAACCGCGTCCTTTTCGGTGTCAAAGAACGAGGTGTCTTTGTACATGGCGCCGTTCACACGCTGAGCCGCAAAGGCCAGGGCAACCAGTTCGCGAGATTCAATCTTGTAGGTCTTGGCCATGTTCATGTGCTCCAATGTTAATCAGTAAAACTAAGTTCTTCAAAAACTTCTTCAACATCATCATAGCTTACCTGTAACTCACAGGCAATGTAGTCTATGGTTTCTTCGCTGAAGCCAGTTGGGTCACCTATTTGTTCGGCTAGGGTCAAAACCTGTTTGGCAAATTTTGTCATGATTACATGCTCCAATAAGTTTCGCTCGAAGGTGAGCAGTAGTAGGGACGGTCATAACGCTCTTGGAACTCCTGCCCACTCATTAAGTTAGTCTTGGTCACAAAGGTTTTGTGGATTTCGTAACGATAGCCATCACGCTTGAGCCAGGTGTGTTTGACAGTGTGCTCCAGCATGCTGAGGTTGTTGGTGTCGTAGTCCTGCTTGAGCACCTGACGCTCGCCTGACTTCTTGCGCTTGTCTGCTTTGTAGATTTCAACGGTGTACATTATTTGTTCTCCATAACATAAGTAAACAACACAAATTTGGCACGGTTCAGCAGTTGACGCTGATCTTCAATGGTGTTGAAATCGGGCTGTTCGTATGCCATCATCTCTTGTGCATCCGACATCATGCTGGCGGCTATCATAGCAGGACCGCTGAGCTTGAATGTAATGCTGGACTCTACTGCTTCGCGCATTTGCGCTTCAGTGCATCCGTACATGCGCACTTCGCGCTTTTGTTGCTCGGTGAGTGCATCGTATGTTGCTGTGGACATTTTGGGCTCCTTATTAATCACTATGCCACTAGTATAGCAAAATGGACCAATACGGTCAACCGTTTTTGCAGCAATTTCAGATGCTGTAAGTGCTTGATTTTACAGGGTTTTTTGTTGCAAAAATAGCAAAATCAGCTAAAAAGTGTTACTTTTTTAGCACTACCCGCTGATTCAGGGCACCAATATAGTCTGCTTGTGCCTGCACTTTGCGTTCTAACTTACGCACCTGATCCTGCAAATGCGTGATTTGTTGTGCTACTGTTTCGTTGGTTGTTTTAATTCCACGAATTTCTTTGTCATGCGAAAACAAATTAGGGCGTGGAATATTAGGATCCATCACCCGCTTTTTCTTTGCCTTCATGGCTTTAAGAAACTTTGGATTCATACAGTATTTATGCTCTTGTGCGTGGCGGCTGTCCGCCTTCAGGGAAGTCTTGCAAATCCAAAATAGATTCTCTTCCTTGTCCAAAAAATCTGCCGTTGTAAATTTCGCCGGCTTTTACCTTCCAACGATATTTTCCGTCCACTAAATCGTAGGCCATGCGACTGGGATATTCTGACGCCGAATCTTTGTTCTTGACAAACACTGCCACAAAATCATTCCATGCGCTGTCATCGTCACCTTTTTTGCTGAACCAGCTTTCTAAAAAAGCCACATTGAGTCCATTGCGAGCTGCCCAAGTGACCAATGCTTCGGCTGCGTCCGGATAAAAACGCCAGCAATCCACTGGATGGCGGTGAAAAGCACCATTGCTGGGCACATTGAGATAAAACAATCCATTGGGTTTGAGTATGCGCATGATGTCCAAGAACAGCACCCAGAACATTTCGCTGTGCTCAAACACACTGCTGGCTGTGACGATGTCGACTTTTTCGTCATGCACAGGCACAACATAGGGATCCAACATGACCAGATCTACATTTTTACCTGACTCGAAATCTATGCCCACATAATTGAATCGAGTTGGACACACATCTTTGATGCTGCCATTGATATCCATGCTGCCTACATCTACCACAATGGCGCCATCGGGCATGGCAGTTGAATAGGTGTCAAAGAACTTTTTGGCATTGGTGAGAGCAGAGCTGTGCATGTTTATAGATAATATTTGTCGTTGGGCACACTGGGAACTTTCACAGCCACAGTGTCTGTTTGTTCTAGAAATTCTACCTGGCAAAGATCACCAGGTTCAAACATGAATATGTCCCCGGCCTCATATATCTGACCATTGACCAATATGCGTCCTCGCGTGACCAATTGTATTTCATGTACCACCTTGTGATAGTGGCTGGTGGCATGACCAGGTTCGTTGGTCTGCCAGTTCACTTCAAAATCTTTAGTACGCCATACAGCCTCAGGGAAATCTCCTATGAACCAGCCGCGGGCGCCAGTTTCACTTAGTTTCCAGTTCTTCATATTTTGCTTCCGTGATATTATCATCTGTGGGTATGGCAGATAATTCTTGTTCAATTTCTTTGGCCATTTGATCAAGATAGTCTGGATGCAGTTGTCCCATTACTGGAATCAAATATTTGTTGTAATTGTTAAAATAGTATCTAAAAATTTCATCAAAGGTTCGTTCAGTTTTGAAAGTATTACGATCAATACGCAAGTTGCTTAGATCTAAAATTACATTGGCTGAATCCATGTCTCTTTTTTTAACTCCGCGAGTTATCTCAATCTTTTCATCATACCTGATGTTTGCAGGATCATCCTTCCATCCTTTTTTGCTGGTATTAACATGATCCTTGGGTTTCATGATATAGGTTGCAACCAGATAAATGCTTTTTTCTTTCATGATATTCTCCTCTGATATTTTTGCATGATGCTTGTGTATTTTTCCATGGTCTGTGCTTTGGGCGCACACAATCCACACCAGCAACTATGCTTCTTGCACTGAATAACAGGTAGCGAATTGTTTTGTAACTGTGTTTTTAATTTATCCAGTAACTGTGTAGACTCGCTTAGATTTCCAATTGGTCCCACGGAGCCGTCAAAGTTCATCATACAATCTTTGTTGACAAACACTTCTCCGTTGACTTGTTTAACATATACAAAGAACCAATTGACTGAACAATACCAGTCTGGAAATTTATTGTAAACAAACGACACAGATTGTTTATAGTTTTCGTCATGAAACAATTGCCTGCTTCCGCAACAGGCCCTGCCTTGCTCACTTACATCTGTGCTAGCAGCCGGAGAGATATCTGTGTTGTACAGTTGATTAAGCCAAATAACCTGTTTGGGGTCATAGTTAAACTGTGGCCATTCTTTGGGATGGTCAATGGCCTTGGGTTGACAGGCAATTTCATGTTCTTGACACCACTGTACCTGCTGTTGAGCGTCTTCGAAATATTGAGGATGCATTAGTACCACACACTTTATTGCTCGACCGCTGTTTTTTATAACAAGTAGATTGTTTCTAAATTGTTGTTTGTGTTTATCAGTTGACTCTGGATGATAGCTCACAGTAAACTGATCAATCAACGGCAGCAACGACTGTAACTTTTTTTCGCTAATAATAGCATTGGTGGTAGTGGTAATGGTAATTGGCCATGCGTAATCTTGATGCTTTTGTTTTGCAGCCTCAAGGATGCTTACTATGTGGGGATGATGGAGAGCTTCGCCGCCATACACATTCAAAACTACTTTTTGTAAACCTCGTGTCTTGTATGCCAAATATGCATCAGCATACGCATACATGAAATCAATGGTGTTAAGACAATCTTGTAAGGGTGGATGCGCAGTGGTATTATCATGCCCGCCATACAATCCAGTGCCACAATACGAACAGTCTAGATTACACTTCATGGTAAGCTCCCAGTCTAATAAAAAACTAGGAGCATGACCCGGCTGGGCAAGAGGCTCTAAACAAACCGGCATTAGATCTGTGACAGTTCAATAATGGTTGCGCTGAGATTGATCTCAGGGTCGGCACAACTCACATGATTCACAAGACCTGTACGAATGATCTTGATTGCTTCGTCTTGTTTCTCGTGCGTGGTACCCCATAAAGTGATGTTGTCATACATCCATCGAAAGATATCTTCCATTTCTTCTGGTGCTGCTTGTGAACATAACAACACACGAGCTTCACGAATTTTGCCAGCTTTGAACAATTCAACAGCATCCAGTTTCCAGTCCCCAACTGCTTTATCGCCCTCGCGAGGCTTGTTCAGATGTCCGTCGTTGCTGTTTAATTGCACAAGATTCAAACATTTACGCAGATCTGGATATGTTGCTTTGACATAGCTGTCCAAGGTATCCAGATCAAATTCTATGCCTTCACTAACCAACACAGTGGCCACTCGTGCAGTAAACTCTGTGTGATCCTGTTTGGCAATGTGGAAACCTTGGCAACGACTGTGCAGTGCTGGGATTATCTTGTGCGGTGCGTTACAAGTAAAAATAAATCGCACACTGGCATGATATGTTTCCATAGCATTGCGCAACAGTGCCTGGCTGTTTTGACTAAGATAATCTGCTTCGTCCAATAGAATTATCTTAAACTCACCAAACGGCATGGTGCTGGCAAATCCCAGCACCTTGTCTCTCATGGTCTCAACCTTGGTTTCGTTGCTTGCATTTACCTGCAACACATCATACTCGTCCACTTTAAGTTCGTGAATTAACATACGAGCTAGTGTGGTTTTACCGGTACCGGGGCCGCCACTGAGTAAGAGATGTGGGATGTGGCCTTCCTTGATCCATTGTACAACTTGTTCTCGTTGATTGTTGTCAATGAACACATACTCTTTTACGGTACAAGGACGATATTTTTCAACCCATAGTTCTTTCATTTTTTCTCAACCTTGGCTTCTTCGTACACCACTCGGCGCACAACATTTTTTGATTCTTCTGATTTGTCAAACACAGGTTCTTGCCCTGGCTCATCCTGATGTTGATAATTTTTGCCAAACCAACTGCCTGTGAACAATTCTATCAAGCACCGCAGCGGCCATGCAACGACCACCAGTGTGGCAACCAGTAGTACGCCAACAAAGTGTACTGTTTGAACATACACATTAAAAATCAACTCCATGAGCATGCGCCAGAAGCCCATCATTTCGGTGTAGCTAAATTCTGATTCTTCGCCGCGATCAAAACTGCGAATATGCGCAACCAACGCAGTGCTTAGATGTTCGTTTTTGGTTTTGAGAATATCAAGCAAGCCTCGATAAAGACGAGCCGTCATGTGGCTGCGTTTTTTGGCTTCCTCTTTAAGATTTGAATCATCCGTTCCTGTTCCCATTTGTCTTCTCCATCAAAGATTGGTAAACTATCATAGTTGTCCTCTAACCAGCATTTTAACTGATATAGCTCTTGCTTGCAAGCTATTCCGGTGAAACCATCGTTGTACGGAGAATTTATTTCTAACAGACTTGTACGGATAGCTGCGTAAGCATCCTCAAGGCTGGGCTTTCGGAATCCCATTTGGTTATCTTGTTTTGCTATGTGCCTGGACGGCAGAGCTAATGGTATCATCGGCGTCTGGTGCGTGGTCACTTACAAAAATGATACAGTTTGGGTCAACTCGCCTTAAGGTGAATTGCTCATTATCAATTTCAACCTCAATGCCTCGACTCCAGCGACCGTGTTCTACCAAGATCCATTGTCCTGGAACAACATCTTGTTGTTCTGGACCAACTTCATATACCTGCGCCCAGCGCGGACGAATACCGGTGGTAGTGGCATCGTCTCCTAACAACACTATACCACTGGAAAGAGTTCTACCACTAAAATTCATGTCCTTGATCAAGACATTGTTGCCCAATGGGCGAAGTTTTTCTATGTGATGAGTATGTCGATAACTTCCTTGTGTGGGAAATAATCCTTGTCCAATTGGTAATTCGCTCATTTAGATCCTCGACGGTCCGTTGCCATTGTTCTTTTTTGGTTGAAGAAGTTTTTGTTCAACCTTGGTACTCTTGGCCACTGCGTCTGCAAGTGCACCGCGCATTTTTGGTTGCTCAATTTCATCCATGGTTTGATCTTGCTCTAGTATTTCGTCTGGAATGCCAGTATTCACAGGTGGCACATTTGCTCTGGCATTTTGAGCATCTTCTCGTTGCTGCTCTACTCGTTCTTTGGTGTACACAGCATTGGTATTGTAGTATTCTTTCATCACTTGTTCGCGTGTGCGTACCACAATACCGCCCGGACCAAGTTCGTCGCCGCGGGCATTGGTTTTCATATTGCCCACAGCCACTGACTGTTCGTTGCGCACTCTAAGCGCATCCAAATCAATGGGTTTGCCTTGTGCTGTTCTATAAATTTGTTTTGCCATTTTATTCTCCTAAGGTAGATATTTATTTGAGGAATTCATTGGGATCTAAATCATAATATAAACTGTTAATCTTATGCACACCCAGCAGAAACAGTACATAACTAGCCACACTACTACCTCGCCCAACACCCCACACAATGTTGTGTGCTCGCATGGTGTCCACAAGATATTTTAGATATTTGAGCAAGTTGAATAAGTTGCGTTCTTGAAACAGCAGCAGCTCAGTGCCAACTCGTTGTAGTTCTGCATCATTTGTGCATAATGACAACACATGCTCTGCAATATCCAACGATTGATAAGATTCAGGCATGAGCCATTGCTGTTGGTTAGTATGATCAAAAGATTCTATATCCACAACATCAGGATTATAAATCTGAAGAGATGGAAATTCTGCATACAAAGCAGCTACCGCATAGTTGTAGATAGTGGGATCTATAACATGAACCTTGCCTAGGTCAAGTGCAGGTTTTTGATACAATAGGTCGCAAAGCTCGTCACAGCTGGCATACGCTACTCCGTATTGATCGTATTTCATTTTTTGATATCTATGATTTTGCTAAAGTTTTTACTGTTCTTTTCCATGTCCTCAAGACGCTTGCGATTTCTATTTGCTAGCTCGTCTTGATAGTGTTGCATGATCATTTGCATTTGCCGCAAAGCATCCCCGGATCCTAGTCTATAAGCAGAATTCATCTTATTTGTAAGTTCGGTTATTTTGTTGTACAGTTCTTCGTCTTTTAGATGAGTCACACTGTCAACTAATGGATGAAATCCCATTATATATCGCCTTGTTGTCTGTGTTCGCTGTGATGTACATCAAATTCGCCACCTGGGTAACGAGCTTTCAATTTATTTACATTCTCAGCAATGACTTCGTTTGGATCTAGATTCAAAGCTCTACATGCATTAATCCAGTACCACATGATATCGCCTAGTTCGCGTTTCATGTGAAACACATTTTCTTCGGTAAGTGGTTTGCCTTGAAAAAAGATCTTTTTTGGAATTTCACAAAATTCACCGGTTTCTGCGGCAAGTCCCAGAGCACCTGTCAGCAGCAGCGGGACATTGATGTCTGGCCCGTGAGCGTCTTTTTCGTAATCAAAATTTCCGTCCAAGTAGTCTAGACGGTTCATGAATGTGGTTAAGTCACGAGAAGCTTCGCTGGTTACTGCACCAACGAATTCGGAATATTTGTTTAGGTCAATGTTCATGTTGATCTCCAGTCCAGTTAGTTTAACACTAACTGGACCAAGAGTCAATGATTATGATGCAGCAAAATTACCAGTTGAGATGTCGGATGCACCACCAACAGGTGACATCTTCCAGTATGATCCTTGTAGAGCCCTAGTGATCACACCAGGTGCATTAGGAGCACCAAATCCAATCTGAGGAATTACAGTTCCGCCAACATTTATAACCAAGATACCTTTAGCTCTAATAGATTTATTTGCAAGTGTATTTGCAGTTAGTATTATGGCTTGACCAGTTGATATACTGGGCAATGTTGTTGTGCCAGACCATACTGTATCTACTGGACTTGTAGGAGCTGCTGCTGTGGCTACTCCATCGGTGTACACCTGTGGAACTACCGACACTTGATAATGATACATGGTATATGTTGCTGTACCTCCAAAATTAAACAACAGTGTACCACTGGAAGGAGTAAGAGCATGAGTAATGTTGAGTTGAATCTCAAATTCATATGTGGTTGATGCTGCCACGGTCAATTGCCCTGCTGTGCCAGAAGTACCGCCAAATATACCATAAGCAGTATTTGTTCCAGCAGTAGGAATAAGGCTACCATTGTTAAATGCAGCATTGCCACTGATAACGTACATGTGTGGTGTTTGAATAACAGCACGGCTGCTGGTGGTTGGGGTAGCATACCAAACTCCACTAGCAAATTCAACTGCGCCAACTTTTGGTGTGGTTAGCAGCGTGCCGGTCGGAACAAGCAAACTTTCTTGAGTGTTGGTTGCTGCATCTAGACTGATGTTTGCAGCAGTAATGCCGCCGCCCACACCAAGACCGCCTGAGCCGGTTATAACAATAGAACCGATAGTCTTGGATGTACTGTTGATTCCAGCATTGGCTGCAATAACACCGCCAACATTGAGTTTGCTTTGAATACCAGCGCCACCTAGCACTGTCAGACTACCGTTTGGATCTGTTCCGCCTTTGGTACTTTCGGTTGAACTTGCTGCAACCAGGTTAGCATAAGAACTGCTGAACCCTAAACCACCCAGATAGCTGGCGCCATTGGCATACACATTACCTGCAACACCTAGCCCGCCATCACTGGTGCTGCCGTCAGCAAGGATAACTTGTTTGATTTGTAGTGCGCCACTGTTGAAGTTTGTGGCCCAGGCGCCGCTGTTGAGTACCAGGTTGCCACTCCACGCACCAACTGGTTTTGTAGTTGCACCGTTGTAAACGCCAGACCATGTATTGGTATTGTTATCATACGATGTGCCGTCGTGTGGTTGTCCTATGTGTAGGTTACCAAACACATTTACGCCACCCAGCGCAGTCATAGCACCCAAAGTTGGATTGCCGCCAGTTAGTACAGTTTCGTTTGGCTTGATTGGTGATGTGGTAGGAGTGCCCCGGGCGGCTTCTCTATTGAGAATGAATATAGAACCGGAGTCACTGGTACCAATATTGATATCACCGCTTACGCTCATGCCCACACGAGCCGAGCCGTTGCCTAGTACTAGGCCGCCTGTGGAAATATCTCCAGCTGTGACATTTTCAGAATTGTCAATGAACACACGACCTTGTGAGCCAGAACCAATTCCAATGACCACATTGCTTTCAAACAGTGTGCCGCCAATCACTCGCAATGCTGCTGTAGCACTCCTTGCATCTGCATTGCTGTTAATCATTGCAGTACCATTGGTACGCAGTGTACTGGTAATTACCAGGCCATTTGCACCGCCTGCGTCACCAACATACAAATTACCTGCAATACCAACCCCGCCTTTGACTACCAATGCACCTGTAGAAACATCTGTGGCTCTACTGCCTGCCAACACAAACATACCGCCTTTGAGAGCTCCGTCAACAGTTTGCCCGCCAACATACAAATTACCTTTGATGGCTGCACCACCTTGTACCTGGAAAGCTCCAGCATTCAAGTTACTTGCAGTGGTAGTCGCGTTTGAGTATAAGTTTGTCCCGGCAATTATATTCTTTTGAGCACTGATACCGCCAGCCACAGAAAACGCACCTGTGGTTGAGCTAGTAGCATCTGTGGTGCTGGCCAGGCCAAATGTACCACCCACATTCAAGTCACCACCAACACCTACACCGCCTTGTACCACTAAAGCACCAGTTGCTGTGCTGTTTGAAAGTGTAGAAGGCATGCCAATGGTCACTGCTTTGTTGAAACTCCAACGATCGTCGCTGGCCAAAGTTAACCCACTGTTTACATATTCAATGTTTGCAAACGCTGTATCCACGCTGAGACCAGCGCCATTGGCCAAGGTTGCTGATGCTGCACCGCTGGCCACAATTATGTTTTTGTCATCCACTGTCATCACAGTAGAATTGATAGTTGTTGTGGTACCATTAACAGTCAAGCAGCCAGTGATAATAACATTTTGATCGTTGTCAATGGTAACTGCAGGAGTCATTACACCACCATCGCGCTTGGTGCTGATCACAATGTTGCCGCCTAGGCCGTATGAAGTATTACTACCAGTGGCATACATGCCAATGGCTGCTACCTGTTGATAACTGTTGTTGCTATCGTCTTTGTTCTTTGTGAAAGCTAGGCCGTTAAAATAACCAATGTAGTCACCAGTGTTGACCACAGTTTCAGTTGGATTGGCAGCACCTGCTGCACCTGGGTCAGCAGTACGACTTTTAGCAACGCTAAAACCGGCCTGTGTCATTGTGGCAGGATTATTTCCGCCATCTGCAAAATTCTGGAATGAAGTTACTCCGCCGCGCACACTGAAAGTGTCTGTGCCTGCCTTGGTGTTACTGTCAATCTTGGCACTTACGGCAAACAAATTGCCCCATCCCAGTCTCAGCGTAGGAGTTGGATAACCGCCAATGCCGGCCATGTAGAAGTTGGGATCACGGAACACTGGGTTGCCGCGAGTGAGTTCGCGAACAAAAGTAGTTGTACCACTGTCAACACTGGAGAATTCAAAAATGTAATCACCAGGATCAGTAAAGGTAATCAGCCTACTGGAACTCACTGTGCGCAAACCAGGAATTCCAGACAAATCGGTGGTCAGTGTACTTGGTAATTCCAATGTGTTTTCTACACTGCTGATGTTAACATAAAATAACAATCGTGCAAACTGAAGCGCCGCTGGCCAGTTCTTGATCACAGAGTTGATCTTGATTGAACCAGTTGCATTAAGTTTGTGAATATTGCCAAGAGCCAGATCCAGCTGAATTTCTGTAGCGGTGGCTGCGCCTACTTCGCCCCAGTCATACACTGTTTCACTTTGATTCTTGGTTTGAATATTTTTTACCTGACTGCCCAAAAAGTTGTTATCCAACGAGCTTCCGCTGAGCGCACTCTTAAGAATAACTTTGGATTGCAGGTCTTCAACTTCTTGTTTGATAAAAATGAAGTTGTTTTTGATGTTGGTAAAGTTATCGCGGAAGCCTTGACTGTCATTGTCTTGCCCTGCGATTGGGTAATTACCATTGATATTAAACGGATTTACTAAGCTGGCCATTATCTAAATACTCCGGTTTTAGGGAACTTGATATATTTATCCAGAGCTCCTGGTTCGGTATAGTTGTCTCTGTTGCTAACAAAACGGGTGCCTTCGGTGTCAAAACTGGTGTTTTGAGTGCTATCTGGCAGGTTAGTACTGATCAAACTATACTCTGGTACTGTTTTACCCGTCTTGATCAACGGGTCATAAAACAGCTTGGTTGTTTCTCTAATTACTGTAACCACTTGGTTAAGCAGAATTTGTCGTATAAAAGTCAGGACAACCAAATCGTTGGCAATTTCCACTTGCCAAATACCTGCTCGTTGGTTGCTGATGTTGGTATTAATACTGTCTAGATATCCTGGAATAATTGTGAGTTCATCATATGCACCTGTATCAAATCCTGAACCAGAACTGGGTTCTGAACCAAATGTTTCGTTAAACAAGTTCCAACCATCATTTACACCGCCAAACCCTTCTTGTTGTGCAAAAATCAAGGTGTCTCCAGTTTGTAAGCTGTATCCACGCTGTGTCACAGATTGAACTGTGTTGAGATTAATTTGATCAAATCGCACATTGCGTATGGCCCAGGTCACTGTAAAGTTTGGAGACTCGCGCAGTACAACACCTGCTGTGCCAACTGCCACTGGTATTACCGTGTCTCTACTTACTGCATTCAATTGATTGTTCACAAAACGATCGGACTGGCGCCAGCTGGTGCCATCGGTGCTGTACACAATAGAACCTCTATCGCCTACTGCAACATATTGATTGTTTACAAAAGCCACAGATCTCAAGGTGTCTGTAACACCGGCTGTGTAACGTTGCCAAACTGTATCTTCCTGATTTTTCAACCATACACTGCCCTTTTGCCCTACTATCACCCACTGGCCTGCATAATAAACATCATACAAGTTTAGGCTAGTGGTAGAATTATCTAAGGTCCAAGTCAGCCCATCGTCGACACTGGTAATAATTTGCCCACCCTCCCCCACTGCAATCCATGTATCAACATTGTGATACACAGCAGTTAGTGTTCTATTGGCCAGAGTAATAATTGGCAAGCTCCAAATTTCGCCATTGGTGCTGCGGATCACAGTACCCTCATTTCCAACTGCAACATAGGTATACAATGTGTTTACGCCGCTGGTGTAACTACGCACTCCGACTGACTTCAAATCGCCGTACAACAAACCAAACTGCTGACTCCATGCACGATCTGCAACAGATTTTTGAATAATTAATCCTCGATCGCCTACTGCTAACCAACGATCTGCCACACTAATAACTTTATTCAATACCACCCCAGTAAGACCAAATGTTATTACATTGTCGTATCCAACATTTATGTTTGCAGTCAATGGGTTGCTCAGTGTAATGGAAGTATCTGTTTTTGCAATGATAGAAGTATTTTCCAACACTGATTCTGGTGTACTGAAGTTGATTGAAACATTGCTTTGCGCTGCTACTGTTGAATTAGCAAACACCACAGTCAAATTACTATAAGTGGCATTGGCAGATATTTCTGCTATTCTAGCAGTAATTGGAATCCCAGGGCCAACCACATTCATTCCTCTAAAGATGCTACCATTAATGCCAGCTGTGCGAACTGTGATGTACATGCTGGTCCCAAAAGGTGTTACTGAGGCCCAGGCCGCAGTATTATCGCTGTTTGCAATTTCTGTAACATTGAAAATTTGACTACCAATTGGCAACAAGGTTGTGTCACTAACATTAATCACAGAGTTGCCTGCCATAGCCGTGGTTGTGATTCGATGCACCAGCGTTAGGTCTGACCCAGCTTGAATATTTGCACTTGGTGGCACACTGATGTTGGCATAAATGTATTTGGTTAGAACTGTAGCACCAGCATTGATAGCAGTTAATCTTGGATAGTAGTTAGCAGATACATTGCCAACACTGGTAAAAGTTATGTTGTTGACAAAAGCCGGTGTAGTATTTGCTGTGACCAATACCTCTATATTTCCTCGTAGGTCGTCAAAGGTAATACTAGTGCCTGTGGGTATAACATTGGTAGTGACATTGCTAAGAAACAGAGTGTTGCCAACATTGGCTGTAATTACTGCTGCATTGGCCAAGTCAATGCCTTTGGTATACACAGCATACCCTGTTTGAATATTTGTTGCTGTGTCAATATACACTTCGCTATGGCCGGCGGCGGCTGTACGAGTAACATTAGCGTAAAATTTAGTACCATCTTGCCATGACACAAATTCTAACGCAGTGCCTGACACAATGGTATTGGCTATATTACTACTCACCCGAATACTGTTTTCAATTGCTGTAACAAAACTTCTTGCGTTGGATACAAAAATACTTGACTGTGCAATTTCGTCACCGATCTTTACTACCGAGGTAGACGGAAATCTTATCACGCTTGTGCTGCCAGCAGTGAGACTGTTCAATATTCCCAAAGTATATGTAAAGTTTATTCTTGCATTGTCAGCAGCCCATTTTTCTCCACTACGACTTTGAAGTATGGCACTGTTGGCACCAATGGCAAGATAGCCTGCGCCAACTTTGTATGCTATACTGGTAAGTTGGTTGCCTGTGCCACTGGTTTCAATCAGCCATGCTCCTTTATCTACTATACCAACACTGGGAATCCTATTAAAAGTTGTGGTCTGACTACGCACAAAAGAGTTTGAATCTGCGTTGTAGTTTTCGCTCAGAGTTCTATCCCATTGATATCTGTCGGCAGTAAATTTGAACGAGTTCATGATATCGCCGACACTGAATCCGCTTTGCTCCAAAGCCGCTTGATAACGATACAGCAATTTATCACCTTCGCCGGGATTAGCATAAGCCAGAACCAACCCTCTAGTCAGGCCCAGTGGCTGATTGGTTTCTGGCTGGACACTCAACATCCAGTCTGGCAATGCTCCTTGAAATTCGTACCCAATACGCTCAATGTCTTTTGCCATGTTGGCAAAGCTATTGGTATATACTGTGTTTTCGCCTGTGAGATCGTCGCTGGTAATAAGTCCAAAATCGTCAGTTCGTGTTATTCTATCGTCCACACTGTGATAATCATCAATGTCCAGACCAGGAGAAATCAAGGTTCCATAATCTATACCTGTGTTTCTGCGCACACTGATTATTTCTCCTGGACGATTGGCTGAGTTATAATCCAGTACATCTACATACAATACTTCGTATTTGATAGATCCATCTATGTTTCTAGCCACAGCCTTGCGAATAGTGCCAAAGTTTATTTTTTTATTGATATGATGATCACTCATTGCATCCACATAATGTGCTGCTGTTTCTGCTCGTAGCCCTGCCTGAACCAGCATAGTCAGATCAAGATGTACTCCAAAATATGGATCATTTGGACGATATATCAAATCATTGCTGCTTAGATTTGCGTCAGTTACAATAGATCTAAACACCTGTCTAAGGCCAGCTGGTAACAAAGCCTTGAGATATAAATTTTCAAAAGGTCGTTGATTTATATTTTTCACCACTAGTGAAAATTCTTTTTCACTGTAAATTTGTCCTGTAACATCTTCTGCAATGACTGTGAATGTAAATTTACTATCATAGGTATTTGTACCTGTATCAAACTGTATTTGACTAGTGTTCCTGTCTATGCTAAAAAAATCAAATGATGTTCTACCGCTGATAAGTCCATTAGGTAACAGTCGTAGACCTTGTGGAATTCGTAGGTATTGTCCGCTCTTGACTCTATAAGTCAAACTAGTATTACTTCTGCTGGTAGCTTCAATTTGTAAAGTGCTTATAGCACCGTTGTCAATGGAATCTAAATTAGTTGGTGTGTTCCAAGTTACAAGGTCTTGGGCTGCACTCAGCACTTTTAGGGTAAATTTAACAGGCTGACTACTGCGTCGACTGGTAACAGATTCACTAATAGGAACATCAACATAAGCTGTCACTATAAATTCATAAGTGGATTCGTATGATGTACTGGTACCTAGTGTACCTAGTAACCAGCCAGTATTAAGATCAAGAAAAATACCACCCGGCAGGCTTAGATCAGATTGATCAAAACTTTTGTTGTCAAATGGAACAATAGTATACACATTATCCTGATCGTCAGGGGATGGTGCGGCACCTTGATCAAACCTAGCAGGCCCAGATGCATTAACTGACCACTTTACTTGGCCATTTGGATTTGCATAATAGGCCTGAAATCTATAGGCATAACTTTGCAATTGTCGTACAGGCGGCAACTCAACCGAGGTTGTTATAATACTTGGATACAAGTACCCATCTCGATCAACAGAATATAATGTGCTATCAGCAGTAATTAATTCATTGTCAACCAAGAAAAATGATCTAGCATAAATTCCAATGGAATATCTTTGATAAGAATAATTTATTCCATCATAGATTCGAATGGTAAATTGGTATCTACGACTGTCGGCAGCGCCTTCAAAATCCCATACATATTGATCGTAACCGCCAACATCATATGCTGAAGTGCCTGCTTCTCCGGCTGCCGACGGAGCTAGTGCAAACCCACTGATCAACCCTGATTGACTGAGTGCAAGTCCTGGAGGTAATCTGCCTTGACTCACACTCCATTCTAATTTGCCAGTTGGGCTGGTTTCTAGAGCGTTGATTTGAAGTACCACTGGGTCACTGTCAAAGAAGTACCCTAGATCTTCGATACCAAAGCTGGTAAGATTGTCGATGGTGGCACTGGCTGTGGTTGTATTGGCACCACTAAATGTGATTGTAGGAATAGAGGTATATCCGGTGCCGGCCTTGGTCAACCCAATGCTTTTGATTGCACCATTGGCAAATAAAAATATTTTGCCCGGCAAAGCCGATTCACTGTCTAGGAGGTCGGGCGCACTTATACTTACAGCTACATTTGCAGCAAAATACCCACTGCCTCTGTTGGTGAAACTTAAATTAATGTTACCTCGTGTTTGACCAACTCCTTCGCCGCGCACTCCTGTTGGCAAAATCGTAGGAAGCACAATCTGATTTACAAATATGCTAAATGTTCTGTCGGCAATTTGATTTACGGTATTCTTGACTCTTATAGTAAAACGGAATTCTCTAGCCACAGGATCGCCGGAGGTTACAACCTGAGGAAAACCATAAATTCTACCGCTTGGTACTACCTGTAGTCCTGGAGGAAGTTGTCCACTGAGCAAACTATAGGTTAAATTGCTTGCTTGAGGTTCAATGTTTGCCACACCGGAAACTTCGTCACTACTGAGACTGCCGTAGAATCTGGCTCCAACTATGTACGGAAATGTTGGCTGATCATCCAAATCTTGTGACATGAAATAGGCATAGGTGCCATTGGGAAATTCTGGAGTTACACAAAATCTTCCATTGCTTTGATCTAATGTTGTACCGCTAGGAGCGGTATATTCATAATCTTGTACAAAGATACCCAATGGCCAGATACCTTGCACCCTGGTATCAGTTCTGAACTCATAATTTATTTCTGCGTTCACTTGTATTGCATTTGAAAGCACCCGCACAATTTTATAGGTTTTTGCTGGCCAGGGGCCGCGCAGTTCCATACCAGGATACAATCCTTGTGTGGTGCTTACTGGAATTTGAGTACCGGGATACCGGCCTGGTAATACACTTACACTTGCGGGCAACGGGCGCCCTGATTTTTCAACAAGAGTATAGCCTGAACGCATTCTTACCACACCACCAATGGTGCTTGGGTTATCATATCCATACGGACCGTAAATAGGATAACCATCAATGGCCCATCCTAGTATTTTGCTATGACCGTCGGTGTGTCGATATCCTGATTTCCATGCAAGCAAGTTTTGCCAAGCATCTGCATTTATAAATTGACTGGTACGATAGTTATAGGTACCATTTGCTGCTGGCTGACCTCCACTGGCATCTTCTCCTAGTACTCCAGCTGCTACTGCATTCACAGTCCAGTTTGAATCAAATGATGTGATTGTTGTTTCAGATGCAGGCGCAAACAGCACAATGCCAACTGCGCTAATACCAATCACACCAGTGCTGACCGGAGTTTGTACCAATGCCACTCGATTTAGGCCGCCTCGGTAAGGGGTAAGTAAGTCGATTGACTGTGCAGCTATTCTGTTGAGATTTTTGTCATTTGGAAATGCCCCAACTGTGACCAGTCCAGTGAGATTATTTGTTTGAATACGCCATGTGGTTTTGTCTGTTAGGATACTGGTTTGCACAGCATTTTCAATACCATTTCCTGTGATACTGTCCCTGGGGTCAAAGCCTGCAGAAGGGGCAGGTGCAACTGGATTTTCTACATCCAGTTGCAGACTTACTTCTGTGTTTTCTGCGTAGGTACCTAAATTGCCTTCAGGTGTTATCCAGCGTAGTTTTGCCATGTCTGTTCCATTTTATGTATTTATGGAACTGCAAAACTGGATTAGGCCTGTGCTTCGTTCCAACGAAGCGTTGCACTTACATTGCCAATAATGCGGTCGCCTGTGCTATCAGTTGGATATAGCGCCATATTAATATACAGTGTGTCTGATCCATTTGGGAATGTACCGCGCCCACCAATGGCACTTTGAGTCAATTCTTTAATTCCGCTCAAATCCAATTGATTCGACTGCCCGGGGCTAGACACAAATTCAAATATTTTTTCACCTGCTATCGCTGCATTTCCTGTAGTAGGGGCAAAAGTTGGAATTGTTGCTATTTGTGTAAAACTCGGCTGATTACCATATGTTGTGGCATTCAAAGATGTCCAGGTTTCGTTTTCGCTGTAGTTTGCAGGGTTAAGAATACCCTGAACTAATATGCTGGTGTTAGCTCCAGTTTGGACTCTAGCCAGGCCTGGTGCATCTCCTGCTCCTACTGCTACTTGTACATTGCCCACAGTAACATCAATGTCTTGCAGTAACAGCTGAGCTCGATTGAGCAGTTCTTTTACTCCTAGATCTCCGGTCAATCCATTACTTGCACTTGGTGCTAGTCTAATACCAAAGTATGCCTGAAGATTACTGTATACTGGAGTCGGCGTTTGTGAATATGAGAACGCATAACCCCGGTCAAGATCAAACCCGCCATCCATGATATATGAACTACCCCAGTGGCTCATGTTTGGACTTGCTACTAGACTAACCAGCTCAACGCCGGATCCTTCGCCGTGACTCTGCGGCACTGGACGGCCATGAATAGTTCTATATGCGCCTCCCAAGAACACATTGGCACCGGCACATCTAGTTAGGCTGTTCAATGTTGGCCACGGTATGTCGTTACGAGAAATCGAATTATACTTTATTAATTCATAGTTCATGTACACAAAACCACTGTCTGGGAAGAAGTCTGCATTTTCCACAGCCATGGTAGCTGTTATAGAAGCTCCTAAAACACTTGTTTTTAGTGCAGTTACACCTGCGGCACCTTCATTATTAACCTCATAGCGCACTGGCAAGTTGGCACTGCGCATGGATGCGGTAACATTAATGTTGTTTTGCTTCATACGATGCATGATAATAAAGTTTGCATCGGTGCCACGAATCATGAAGTCCATAAAACCTGCGCCATACCATGTAAACTGAATACCAATCATTTGCATGTGATTTGGATCAAATTTATAACCACTTGACCCACTGCCATCCACAGTGTCGTAATTAAAATCTTCTTGCTTTATTCGAACTTCTTCCACCTTGTACATGTAGTTGCCGTCTGAAGTAACACTGCCTCTAAAATCCGGAGTCACTGAAATTTCTGTGCCGGTGGTGATAAAGTTTACTTTGTGGACCATGCCTTTAATTACCACACGGTCGCCAATTTTAAGCTGTTGGCCCCACAGAGTATTTGCACCATAAATGGTATTTGACCCCACAGTAAAGGTAGCAGTACCTGCCAGCTGAAGTGTGCTTGTTCGCTTGACTGCGTTAAATTGACTTCCGTCATATTCCAAGAACATGCCATTGGCATCATCATGCGGGCCTGTTCTAATCACTGAGCCATGCCATCTAAACATATAGAGTTTTGGCACCTTGCTCAAATCGCCCTCAGTACTGTCCAGCAATTGCACCGCAATAACCTTAAGTTGTACATCGCTGTCCACTGCAATCACAGTGTATTGAGCATTGTAACCACCGGTAGCGATACCTTGTAGTCTAATTACTGCACCAATTTGACATCCATGCGGTACCGCAGTCTCAATGGTAATTGTTGAGCCTATGCCAACCCCACTGGACTGAACATCTGTTACATCATAGTTGGGAGCAAACAGCACACCGGTGGTGTACAAAAATCCTTTACCAGACTGATATCGGAAATATTTTTTACTTTGGCGAGTTGCAGCCGCACCATGTACAGCACTGGCAGTTCCAAGTAATACACCGCCGTCACCTGGTCTATGTAGGAAAAATCCGTCATTGCGAGTGTACACTCTAAACTGGTTTGTATTTGTATCAGGAGCAATATTGCCCCCTGTTATAACTTGTCCACGAGCGGCAAATTCTACTTGATAAGCTGTAGGTATGCTGTTGGCATAATACCCGCCCGGTAAATTAGCAAATTGTCCAGCACTAACTGTTGAATTTGCACCAATCATTAAAGGCATACCGGGCGTGAACCCATGCGGCGAACTGAAATGTATAGTGATACTACTAGGAGTTGCGCCGTTGCTGTTGAATTGAATAACAGGTAGATCAGCACCAGAATAAAAACCGCCTTTGCGCACAATTGTTCTAGGACTAATAATACTGTTGTTGGTACCTGCCCAGAACGAAGTGATCTCTCCTTTGGCAAAGTATGTAAACGTGTTGGCTGTAACAGAGTATACTAGTGAAGTTCCTTGACCTCGTGTGAATCCAGGAGCATTCACATCCAGTTGCTGTAAAGTAAATGCATCGTTTACTACTAGTCCATGAAATACAGATGTCACAGTAACTAAACTTGGATTGCTACCATTTGTTTCCACAGCAGTAACTGGCAGTTCAGCACCTGGTAATTCATAAACGCTGGGATATGCGTTTACTGTTTCAAAGCCTTGCCATTTGGTACCTTGTAAACCATATTCAAAGTCAGCGTCAATCTGTGATTGAGGATTGGCCACACGCTGGCGTTCAATGGCGTCTGTGCCAAAGTCATTCCAGGTTCGTACCAATTGGTATTGTTCTTCAATGAAAATACTAATCTCATCGCTGGGGTTGTGTGTGCTGGTATCAATATCAGTTATATAGATATAGGTTTCGCCTAGTGTAATGGCATTTTGTAGTAATGCAGTACCAACCGTGCCTGTGCCTGCAGGTATGTTATCATAAGTTACCACGGTGTTGTCAGCATCGTTGGTTTTGATACCACCGGGCCTATAGGTTACAGTTGCGCCTGTGTTTTGTGTGTCAGCAAAGTTATAATAGATTACTCCACGAGTGACATTTGTGATCAGCAGCAGTTTGAACAGATCCTGTTTTCCTTCAACCGCGATATAACCGCTGAACCCGTCACCACCACTGCGTCCTGCACCCACGCCGCCTGGTACAAATAAATATTTTCGAACTTGTCTTTTTGCCATTTAGAAATTACTCCGATTATGATCCTAATCCAATGGCGAACCCCACTACGGTTGCCGTTACATATTCTTTGGTAGTTACGCTTTTTGGTGTAGGAATCGTTGTCACCGTCAAGTTACCAAATGTGCCTATACCTGAGATAACATTTCCTGCTGTGAGATTAGCCTGAATTGTTGTGTTGGCAGTTACCAAGAGATTAGCTGTGGTTAATTTGCCAGACAACGACGCATTAGCAGCCGTTAAGTTTCCCCAGGTGAGCGTAAGGTTAGACGCTGTAATATTTCCAACCACACTGAGTGTGGTCAAACTACCAACACTGGTCACATGAGGTTGAGCATTGGTCAACAGTGTGCCAGTAAGCTGTGTATATGATCCTTTGAAGCCTGCAACATTTGCACCTGTGATATTGCCGCTGGTGGTGTTGAATCCTGTGGTAGTGACATTGCCGGTTTCTACACCAGCTTGCAACTGAGTTAAACCACCAATGGTAAGTGTAGCACCGGCAATGCTGGTTTCGCTGGTAAAGCTTCTTGCAAACAGCTCACTGGTATAGGCAGAACCGCCAACGCCCAGGCCGCCGGCAATTACCACTGCACCTGTAATATTACTGGAGCTGGGTGTGGTGGATTGAAATGTGGTTGGGTTGGCAACAGCACCACCAGAGAACAATGTCCCCACTGTGGCTATCTGCACACCATTTAGGAAAAAAGTACCACTGAGATAACTGGGTTGCACTGCTGTGAGTGAAATGTTTCCTGACGCCGTGAGATTACCAGTGACTAAATTTTGTCTAGCTTCATCTAAAAATGTGAAGTTATCGTTGGCCTTGATGAAAGCATCGCGAATACTATCCCCGGTGCCATCATTGGGTATTGCGCCAACATTAATTTCAGAAATTGCCATTTGTAATCCTATTTGTCATATTTATTCGTGCGACTCTGGTCAACTTGTAAATGCAGCTCTGGTAACAGTGATTTCCACATTGGTGCCAACATTGTTAGTGAATCTAAAGTTAACCTGTGTGCCCACAATAACTGCGTCAAAAGTTGCCAGCAAAAGACTGGGTTGATTACTCAGTCTAGCATATTCGGTGTAATACACAGAGTTGCTGTCATGAGTAAGCAGGATTTCACTGGCAAATACAAATGTGCTGTAAGTTGCCTGTACAACATATTTTACAGTTCTAAATCTGTCTACGGAAAAACGATCAAGCACAGTAGTTGTTGCAGCAGCCACGGTTCGTCGGACACTACGGTTATCAACATATGGATCATGATCTTCAAATGCCAAAGAACCCAAATCTGCATTTGTTGGGATCTGGTTTGGGGCGTTACCTATGATATTGATTGCCATTAGAATGTTCCTTCTGACTTGTTGATGGATAGTGTGCGTAATTCGTTGCCGTCAACGATGCCAGGATAAATCTGTATCTTACGAATTGTGCCGTTCAATGAATCAGTTCCTGGGCCTGTACCAAATTCAATACGCGAAACTGATTGAGGAATATTGCCGGTGGTTACAAAAACATTGGCAATGTTGTTGAACGCTCGGCCTATCATGTTTTTCTTGAAATAAACCGCTATTTTGTCTGTGCCAGTATTAAGGTTAGCAGTTGCCACATTTGCGGTCAATATACTTGTGTTGGTTTGCAACACACCACCGGAGTAAATTATTAAATTGGCTGTGCGATCCACTGGTGCATTTTTGTTTTCTGCCAACACTGTTATTCTATTGTTTACAGTACCATCGTTAAAACTTACAAATGTACTGCGACGATTGTTATTTACAGCAGTGGTTGGACGGTAGTCTAGTGCTGCATCGACAAACACAGTGCTGGCACTATAATCATACAGTCTAGCAAAATCAAAATTGTTCACAGTCAAACTATCTGCACTTCTTGTATTGGCCACCGTGGTAGTCGGAACATAACTGGTTGCAAAATCACCAAGTTCCATTTGCAATCCAAATCCATAAATGCCTTGTCCATTGGCCCAAAACTGTTCAGATCCACTGTCTGCCAGCGCCAGCAATATATTGCCGCTGGTATTGGTCTTGGTCACTGTGCTTTGAATTCTATACCAACCATTGGCTAGAGTTTGAATACTGCTTCTATAACTTGGGCCTTCGGTGTCTACGGTGCCATTGGTCAAATCAAATATTGTTGGAGAACCTTCGTTCTCAAAAATTAATGTAGCTTGGTCTAGTTCAGCTGCCTTGACAAATGCACTGGCAACAACCTCTTGCCCAATGCCTAATGTGGGGTGATATGTGGCATCTTGATAGATACCGTGTATGCTGTTGCTGGTATCGCCAGTGATCTTGAATGCGTTGTATAAACTATCAGGACTGGTTGTTGCATTGCTCACAGTGTCTACATTGCCGTTAAGAGTAAAATACACAGTGCTATTGGCAAAACTGTTGCTTTCGCGCAGCAGGTTCTGTCGGCTTTCTTCAATCATGATCCCCATGGGCGTAAGGTTGCTTGGGTCATGTGTAAATCTTGGTTCTTCGGCAAATGCTAGTTTCAATATACCAGTTTTTGTAAAGTAGGTAGCTGTGCTAGTTCTGCTGAAAGTTAATATCATTGGTAATTCTGAACTATTACCAAAGTCAAAATTCATAGTTGGTCGTTTGGCAGGTCTGACATTGCCCATTCCGATGGTAGTAAACACACCAGAACTTGGTGTTGCATTACCAATCGGAGTGTTGTTAATAGATGCTGCCAAGAATGCTGTAAAGTTAACATTACCAACAATAGTAGCATCACCATTGACCCAAAGATTACCAGCAGTGCTAATGCCGCCTAACACACGCAGAGCACCAGTGTTGGAGTTAAAGGTTGGAGTTGTACTGTTGATATACACATTGGCATTGCTAGCCAACCCAGCCCATTCTGATCTAGTGCTGCGAACAGGATCGGTGTCCCATACTGCCTTGCCAATGATAACATTACTTTGGAAACTGGCGCCGCCACGAACTTGTAAAGCACCACTGTTTATGTTTGCATTACCAATTGTGTGAGCATTGGCAAATGTGTTGCCTAACACTAACCTATCGCCAATTACCACACTGTTGGCAATGCTTGCGCTCAATGCAGTAATACTGGTTATACCAGTTAAACTTCCATTGGCTGTGATATTACCTGTGCCTGTAATATCTCCATTGGCTGTTATGCTGCCATTGAATGTCCCGCTGCCATTGGCTGTTATGCTGCCATTGGCCAATAGACTGTTTGCAAACAAATCATTAGCAACTGTTAAATCGTGGTTGATGTAAACATTACCAATTCCAACTTCGCCCCAACCACCTGTCAGGAACAATCCGCCATTTACAGTCAGATCATTTCGAATTGTGGTGTTACCAAATCCGCTTAATGCACCTATGTTGACCGTGGTTGCTTCACCACCAATCTCAATCACTGTTACATTACTAGAGAAAAGACTGATATTACCAACATTGCTCTTGAAGTCTACACTGGTTTGAGAGCTGTTGAAATAGATGTCTCCACCTATATGAGCATTTCCAAATGTAAACAAATTGCTTGCAAAGTAACCGCTTTCATTAGAAATAACATTGCCTAACACTGCAATGTTAGCGCCAATACCAACACCACCGGCCACAAGTAATGCACCTTCTAGAGGAGAAAAACTGTCAGTAGTGCTAGTAATGCGAACAACATTAGCAGTTAGGTTAGAAGTGATATTAGCTGCACTAACAAATAAGTTTGCAGCAAGCGCAACAACATTGCCGTTTGACACCACAAGGTTGTTGTTGATTTCTAGATTACCAATTGATGTATTGCCAACAATTACACCAACACCATTCACAGTCAAATTGGTTGTGGTCAATGTAGAATTGGCATTGATGTTGCCTGCTAGCACATTACCAGCGACAGTGATGCTGTTATTGACAATGGCGTTGCTAACCACAATGTTGCCTGCTGCTACAGTGATACTATTTGCACTGATATTGTTGCCAACCACAACATCTTGAGCATAAACAGTTGCAGAGCTTATAACATTACCAATGGTGGAAATATTGCTTGCTACCTCTAAACTAGTCAAATTACCAACGGTGGTAATTGCCGTTTGACTTGGTGTTACAACACTGCCTTCGATGCTGGTTGTTTTTACAATTGGGCTTATCACCCAGCCAAATGTAGTGATATTGCCTGCGCTGGTAAGACTGCTTAACTGACCCACTTGCGTGATATTTGGTTGAATTGCCTGAGTCAAGAAACCGTTTTGGAATAGAGTTGCACTTATATTACCAGTTATCAACCCACTTACAGTAAGGTTACCCAAAGTGCCAACACTGGTTATGAATGGTTGTGCATTGGTAAGCAGCGTTCCTTCAACTTGTGAGAATGAACCTTTGAATGTTGAAATATTGGCACTGGTTACATTTCCGGTAACAATCAATGAACTTAGATTACCAATTGATGTAATGTTGGTCTGAGCTGTGGTTACTAGTGTACCAACTATATTTGAAAATGTTCCTGTGCTGCCACTCACATTACCTGTGCTAACATTCGCAGTAAATGTAGCTTGGTCTGCATTGAGTTGTACTGTAGTTACATTGGCAAATGATCCTGTGTTGCCACTGATGTTTCCTGAACTGATATTTCCGGTTACCGTTAAACTCGGTAGTGTGCCTATCTCAGTTATGAACGGCTGAGAATTAGTTAACAGTGTGCCAACTACATTTGTAAATGTTCCAGTGCTGGCAGTTATATTTCCAACAGCGGCATTGCCCAATACAGCCAATGCATCACTCACCGTGACATCAGTGAAAGTACCAGTGGCACCGCTTACATTACCTGTGCTGACATTGCCAGTCACAGACAATGCATCAAGTGTACCAACAGAGGTAATATTGGGCTGACTGTTGGTCAATAAGGTACCAGTGATGTTGCCAAATGTTGCAGAGTTACCAATAAGCGTGTTAATAGTACCAAAATCTGTTACAACAAGGTTACTAATTGTAAATGAAGCATCAATGCTAGCAAAAGCAAACGCATTTGCAGTAATTGTGCCTGCAACATTAAGATTGCCTAGCGTACCAACAGATGTAATATTAGTTTGTACAGGTGTCAGCAGAGTGCCTACCAGGCCGGTAAATGCACCAGTGACAGCACTTACATTACCTGTGTTTAAGTTTCCTGTTATGGTTAGGTTGGCTAGTGTGCCAATTTGTGTAATATTTGGTTGCAGAGAGGTTCGTAAACTACCCACTAGGCCAGTGAATTCTCCAACGGTGCCAAGCACATTGCCTTGTGCAAAAACATGTGATGCAGATCTTACCACACCAAGATTGGCATTGGTAGCGTTTAGGTCAAGAGTAGTAGTTCCAACAACATCAATATTGGCGCCAAGAATTGCACCTGAGGTTGTTACAGAATTTAATACTCCCACACTGGTTATGTTAGGTTGTGCAGCAGTTTGCAGAGTACCTGCAACTATGTTAAATGTACCTTGGGTGGCTGTGACATTGCCTGCGTTGACATTGCCTGCAATTGCAAATGCATTTGGAGTAGTCCACACACCATCATATATGGTAAGATTACCAAATGCTCCGCCTTGCCCAATTAAAATACCTGATCCTCGGGCAGCAGTGGCACTCACTGCGCCATTGGCCAAGGTTAAATCTAGATCTGATGTGGTAACATTTCCAGCACTGACTGTGGTGGTATTACCATTAACAAACAAATTGCCTGTTACATAAAAATCTTGTGCAACAAATTGTGATCCTGATATTTCAACTGGGCCGTTTACACGCAGTTCTGTCAGTATACCAACTGATGTAATGTAAGGCTGTGAGTTGATGTACAATAGACCATTCAGAGTACTGAAGTCACCAATGTCTGCATGTACATAGCTACCAGTTCCGGTGCTGAACAAGTTGCCGGTAATATTGAGATTGCCTGCATTTACATTGCCAGTTGTGATATTAGTATTAGCATTTATATTTCCAACCAACAAAGTGCTGCTTACAAAAGCATTGGTAGCAACTAGATTACCCAACAGTGTTACCGCAGTGACACTACTGTTGCTGACTACAGTATCTGCTCTGGCCTGACCATTTACATTCAGACCATTGAGTGTGCCCACACTGACAATGTTGGGCTGAGTGCCTGTGTTTATTGGTCCGCGTATGTCGTCGCTAACCAAGGTAAGAGCAGTTAGGTTAGAAGTAAAAACTTTACCAAATGCTACATTGGCTGCCTGAATGGTGCTGACATTACCAAACACTATCAAGTTGCCAGCAATTTCCAAATTGGTCAAATTGCCCAGTGTAGTAATATTTGGTTGTGCAGCAGTTAGAACAGTGCCTTCAACATTGCCTGCTCGTAATGTGCCAGCGGTGGTCAAGTTACCTGCTGTGGTGTTGCCAGTGACACTGAGATTAACCAAAGTACCAACACGAGTGATTGCTGTTTGCGCAGTGGTTAAGATGTTACCAACAAATCCGTCGCTGGCGGTCATTCTAAATGCGCTTACATTACCACTAGTATTCAAATTGCCCACTGTGGCATTACCGCTCACAGCAATTGTTCCAAGAGTACCTACACTGGTAATGTTTGTTTGAGCAGGTGTAAGCAAGGTGCCTGTCAAACTAGTAAAGGCACCAGTTGCACCAGAAACATTGCCAGATGAAATATTACCTACCACTGTGAGGCTGGTAAGATTACCAACAGCAGTGATGTTTGGCTGCGATGCAGTTCTCAATGGGCCAAAAATTTGACTAGAGGTCAAGCGATCCGCGGTGATGTTGCCGTCAACATCTAGGTCGTCAAGAGTGCCGACTGTGGTTATGTTTGGTTGTGCTGCGGTTAAGATTGTTCCACTGACCACAGAGAAATTGCCATGGTATGCTCGAACATTGCCCATGATCACATTACCTGACAGGTCTGGCAATGTTATATTGGCTATTGCCGCATTGGCCGCAGCAACATTGGCTTGTAATGATTGTATACTATTGTGTTGTACAACATCATTGGCAATCAAATTGGTGATTGCCACGGCCTGACTAGACGCATTGCTGGTCAAGGTAGATAGGGTAGTGGCCTGAGCAGCAGCATTGGCAGTCCAGGCCACTGTTACCGCAGCAATAGCAGCATTTGCCGCCTCTACATTTGCTCGCAGTGCAGCAATCTGCACATTGGCAATAGTAAGATTGGCTGCGGCTATTTGTGCATTGGCAGCACTCAAATTGGCATTGAGAGAGGCAATTTGTTGTGCCTGAGTTACGCTGTTGGCAGTGAGGGTGTTTAACAGCGTGGCCTGCGTAATTGCATTGGCTGTGGTAACTGAGTCAAGAGTTATAATAGCAACATTGGCCGCGGCAATGTTGGCTTGAAGTGCAGCAATGGCAGCATTGGCAGCCGTTAGTCCACTGCTGGCATTTAAGGATGCAATAGCAACATTGGCAGCTGACACATTTGCATTTAGAGAATTAATTGCAACAGCCTGCGAGGCAGCATTGCTGGTATGAATAGCATAATGACTGTCAATGGTTGCATTGGCAGCAGTGATGTTGGCTCGTAATTCATTGATCTGAATAGTCTGTGCATTGTTGGTAGTCAACAAACTGTCCAACTTGGCAGATTGAATACTGTTGGCGCCTTGCAGAGAAATGATAGCTAGATTTTGTGAAGCTGCATTGGCATATAGAGTTACTATGTCAGCATTGGCCAAAGTGATTGCAGCATTGGCAGCAGCTACCCGATTGGTATTAATCAGTATCGCTGCATTGGCAGCAGTGAGGTTGGCTCGTAGTGCGTTCACAGCAGAGTTCAGTGGTGTCAAATTTACCACTGTGTTCATGCTACTACCATCACCAAAGGTAATGGTATCTACGGTGACATTGCCGCCTAGAACAAAGTTGCCATTGACACTTAGTCCGCCGTCAATGATCAAGCTGCCTAAAATGGTTTGATTACCGCCAACTGTAAGGTTGGCCACATTGCCCCAGCTGTTGCCAGTTAATCGAACATTGCCCAGTGTGCCGCCAGTAATGGCAATGTTGGCAATGCTGGTAAGGTTTCCAATTGCACTGTCTGTGTATGCATTTGCGGCAGCAGTGTTGCTAGTTATGTATTGTTTTAATTCTGTGACATTGCCCAGCGTGGCCACGCCTGCTACATCTAGCCAGGTGAGCGTGACATTGCCTTGTCGGCCTGCCACGGAATACACCAGATTATTGGCAGCAGTGGTTACATTGCCAGCCCAGATGTTTGCAAAGTTTTTGTTTGTTTTGTCAAACGCAACACGCAGATCGTCGCCATCACCTGCACCCGCGCTTGAACCAATATCTATTATTAAGCGATCAGACATCATCCACCCTCATATTTGATATTTATGAAGGTGTAGGTATAAAGGAATTTGGCGTTAGATACTAAAACTGCTGCCGCAACCGCAGGTTGTTTGTGCGTTTGGGTTCTTGATTTTGAACTCACTGCCCATGAGATTTTCGGTATAATCCACTTCTGCACCTTGTAAATACTGGCTGCTCATGCTGTCTACCAGCAGATGCATGCCGTCAAATTCAAGGTCAAAGTCATCTTCGTTTACAATTTCATCAAATGTAAACCCATAGCTGAAGCCGGAGCAACCACCACCTTGTACAAATATGCGTAGTTTAAGATCTGGATTGTTTTCTTCTGCTATTAGATCTTTAATTTTGGCAATTGCGCTAGGTTTAATTTCAATCATAGTAGGTCCTTTTTGTCACCAACACTGGTATTTAATCTAGGGTTCCATGAGTCTGCATATTCAGGAACTGAGCCCTTTACACTTATGGGTTTATAAACTGTGACTAGTTCTTGATTTTTTGCAGCCCAATATTCCAGTTCTGGAGTCATGTGGGTATCGGGGTGTATGGCACCAGCCGGGCATTCAGGCTCACATACTCCGCAGTCTATGCACTGGTCAGGATCAATTACTAGAAATTCCGGTCCTTCAAAAAAACAATCCACCGGACATACAGAAACGCAGTCTTGATACTTGCAGCGTATGCAAGCACCATCTACAATATAAGTCATGTTATCTTAATCCGCCGTAGATTCTGCGGTTGATCATTTCCCAGTTGATCATCCGCCAGGTATTTTTTAGATACTTGGCTTTGTCAGCTCGATAATCTAGAACCCAGGCATGTTCCCACCAGTCAATGAGCAGAGCTATGTCTTTTTTAATTTGATGATTCTTGATAGTCTTGATTTCACCCGACCGACTCATGTACACCCAACCAGACCCTTGTATGCTCATGGCTTCTTTTTCTATGGCTTTTTGGAACTTGTTGTAGTTATTAAACTTACGATTGATCAGTTCCAGGCTTGCACCATGTGGTTTGTTACCGGGCGAGGGTGGTTGCAGTTGTGTGAAATAGATGTTGTGCAAGAAGGCGCCTGCTTCATTGAAGTCAGCATCACCCTCGCCGGCATTGTAACGATCCACATAACCTCGATACAGAGTACCGTAGTGATAGTCCAGTGTTTCTTTGGATTTTACGGGATCAAGATCTGTGCGTTTGTAAGGCAAGTCTGCCTGCACTAGATCCTTTTTCTCCTTGCTTTCTACCAAGGCTATCAACTGTCGTATATTGCTCATACAACTATTTATTACGATAGGTAATGCGTCCTTTGGTAAGATCATATGGGCTCATTTCAATTTCTACTTCGTCGCCCATCAATACCTTGATATTGTTTTGGCGCAGTCTGCCGCCTAAATATGCTGTTATTTTGTGTTGACTGTCTTTCAGAATAACTCTGAATGTTGCGTTGGGTAATACTTCGTCCACGGTGCCTTGTGCCGTTACGAATTCGTCTTTCTTGGCCACTGAAAAATTTTCTCCTTATCTGCCGTTAACCACGGCGCATCTTACTTATCTCAACAGCTTCTTCATCGCTAAACACCGGCACAGCATTTGACTTGTGCATGGTAGCAATACCTTTGACCTTGGTACCTGTATAGACCTTTGCAGGTGCTAGCACAGCGTTACCTAAGCCTGTGTCGCGGCTGGGCAGGCGAGGTTGCTCGGCACCGCGATGCATTGTACGAGGCGGTACATAGGCGGGTGCTGCCATGGCACGATTTTTGCGTTTGGTTTCAAGTTCTAGCCCCCACTTGGCTTGCAGTTCTTTCCAGCTGGCGTCAAGTTCGCGAGACTTTTTGGCTTCATCGGCATTACGAAATTTTATCTTGCCTTTTTTCTTACCGGTTAGGCTCAGCGCAGGGTGTGCAAGATGCATGGTCATAGATCAGGTCCTCGGTGCCATTGTTGTCTTGCTAGTTTATACTCTTCTACACATTTTGTCAAGAAGCGCCAAACAGGTGTGGCTAAAAAACCACAAACAAATCCGTACACAAACCATTCTAACCCAAAGATAAAGTTAGTCATGCTTGGCCCATGTGTTGGTTTTGTAATCCCAATGTCGGCGGTCTGGCAGAGATAGTTGCACACCTAGCCCTAGTATACCAAAGCTGATTTCAAAACCTGCATGATCCCGCCCCTGCAAACGAGTGTCCAAGTTGGCATGTGCCAGTGCAATTGGATAGTAGTCTACACATATTTCCAGTGTTTTATTTTTACTAACACGCCAGCCACCCTGATACAGTGTGCGCCAGGGCCAGCGATGTTCGTTGTGCCAGGGATTTACAATGTCAAAATGCAAATAAATCATTTCTTTGCTTGTCGTTGCTTGCGAAACGCTGCCACATCTTTACTGGCACTTTGTAGCACAGCAGAGTAGTTGAGCGCAGCTTGAGGAGTCATTATGATCGAGGCTTCATATTTGACATAGCCTCGTGTAAGTAGTCCCCAAATGACTTGCCACCTGTTTTGGCTCCACCAATTGGTTTTCTGGGTGGTGTATGTGGTGACTGTGACTCCTGTTTCGTCTGCTTCGATGCAGACATCGTGGGTGCATTCGGAGTTACAGCAGTCACACGGAACCGTATAGAATTTGGCATCTCCAAAATCCTTGTGTAGTAGAATCCCTTCAGCGGGTGCTTGATGTTTCAAATTTAATCTCCGCATTAGCTCTGTGTAGAGCACTAAAAACTTTGTCATGTAAAATAAAAATCTTGTCAGGAAATCTTGTTATGATACTGAGTTTTACATCTTCCTCTGTGATACCCTGACCAAGAAACTGACTGTTTTCTTTGTCATAGGCCAATAACGCATTCTGCTCAGGAAGAGGCTGCAGGTCTACGATTCTAATGCGCCTGTCTGCTTCGGCTTTGAGTTTGTCAAAATTTTCCTGAGCTTCCATACGCAATATCATTATGCGAACAACCAATACCAACAAGTAAATGGCCACAAACCAACCAATTAATTCTGTCATGATTTCTCCAAACTATATTTGTTAGTTATTCAAATTTGATACAGATTCATCAAGTCCACAAACTGTTGCGAATTTTGATCAAACGAATCATCATGGCTTCGTCTTCTTTTTCATACTGCATTTCAATTTTATGAGTCAGATCCAGTGCCCGCTTGCCCAATTTTTTGGTTTCAGGATTCTGACTTTCAACACCAATCCAGCGCACACCTTCGCCTTTTTCTTGGCGCATGCGATCGCAGTATTCGGTCCAACCACTGGCGTCGTGTGGATCTGGGCGATTAAGGTACACTTCGGTCCACCATTTATACAAGGCCATAATTTCTGCAGCATTTTTGGCCTGAAGCGTTGGTTTGCCGTAGCCTTTGTCGTCAGGGTTAAGGCCATAGTCTTCCTTGGCAGTAATGCTCATTTGCCAGACAAGATTGTCTAGGCCTGCTTGACGACAGCGCCAGGTGCGCCAACGGAACCAGCCAGTTGCATACCAAGGAGATTCGTACTTCTTGCGAGCCTCTCCGTCCCATACTATCTGCCACCAAGCTAATTCAACTTCAACAAAGTCAACTAGTTCGTTAAAAAGACATGGAAGAAAACGGTTGCCAACATCGCGCCACTCGCCAGGCTTAATATCCCTAGGGTGAGCAGTGAGCGCATGGGTGCGAGTGACCCAGCGATTATTAACATAGTACTTGATGTCATAGAGTCTATCCACCGGCCACATGATAAAAGTTTGTAATTTGTCCAGGCCTTCTTCGGCTAGCCACCAGCGTATGGGATAAGCAGCTTTGGCGCGATCTTCCCACTCGCCCCATTCTTCGCTGGTACCGCATTTGAGCTTGGTTGTGCCACGCAGCCAATCTGCAAATTTTGAACATGTCCAATAATTACTTCTCATTTGTTTTCCTTACTTAATTGTTACAGATTGTAAGCCTTCTATTGTGATATTACCAACCCAGGTCAAATCGCTGGCTGTCAGCGGAGTGATGTTTATGGTGTCTGTGCCTGTACTGTACACATATGGCATGTTACTGCTGTTCATGTTTTGTCCAAGATCAAACACAGAATTTTCCCCAGCAAAAGAATAGTCGCCTCTGCTTTGCATGATTTGTACATCTCGTCGAAGGTCTTTGAGTTCCGATTCGGCCCAATCCAGTCTTTTTAACAACATGGCAAATGGCCCGGGTTCTTCTTTTTCTTGCCTGGCCAGGCTGCTGAGCAGTGCCAGTCTTTGAAAGGCACTTTGCACAGCAACGCTGTCACTGGTTATCACATCATCAAAGATGGCTGCCAGTTCGGCAATTTGTTGTTCGCTAAGTTTCATGTGTATTTTAGTATATACCAAGTTTTCATGCGTTCATCGTAGAAATCCAAACAAACTATCACTTTATGATGTCGTCCGTCTTGGCTCCATTGAGTATGAGTACGCACAGTGAATCCGCACTCGCGTTTCATAACCCAGCTGATCAAGATCTTTTGGCCAAAGTCTTCAAGCAGGCGTTGCTTGACCTTTTCCCACTCTTCACATGACAGTTCCAGATGTTTGATTGGTTTGTCCATATTACAACCATTTAAGTGTCATTAGTATAGCATCTTTTTCATTTTTGAACAAGAACAACATGTGGTCTGTGCTGGGGTGAGTGACATATTTTTCGCCCGGAAGTCCAAAATTTTCCACAGCCCAGGCACAGGCTTGATTCCAAAAATAAGTTGTGTCTTTGCCCTTTTCCCATTTTAGTTCAACAGGATGCCAATCTTTGCATTCTTTCAATGTAGCCTCCCAGAGTGCGTTGTTCAGAACCTCACGATCAATTTCGTCTTTTAGGATTTTGGCAAATTGATTTTCTAACCCGTCCTGCAGATTTTCTCGACCTGTGATTTGTACTAGACCTCGCCCACGATATTTCATGACCATTTTAGTGTAAACAGAGTGGCTTCACTTTCTTCCCCAAACATCAATCCGCAGCCTTTTTCTTCACCAACTGCGCTAGGATTGCTCACAATGTACACTTGATATGCTCCATATTCGCGTTTGAGCCAATCCCAAAAATCTTCGTCACACTGCTGCTGCCGGTGATGCTCCTGTAATTTTTCCCAATAGGGTTCAATGGGCACAGTAATCATTGCTTTAGCCATCTCAAACTGAACAGAGTAGCGTCTCCTTCATTTTTGAATGCAAACTTGCTATCGGCAGACTCACCTGTAAGTCTGCCAATCCAGGTGTTGTCTTGAAATACTTTAGCGCACCAGGCTCTTGCGCTATGATAATTTTTTACATCAAACAACGACGCCTCCAACACAACCACAGTCCAACCTTGCTTGACATAATAGCGCATGCGTTTTTTCACAGCTATCTATTCCATCGCAGTAAAAACAATGTTAAATCTGTTTGGTTGCGGAACCAAAACTTAGCATTGTTAGCATACCAACGCATATTAGGAGTCCACACCCCGTTATCAGCACTAGGTCCAAAAGTCTCAATCATCCAAGCCATCATGTGCGGCCACTCTTTACCAGCTTCCAATGGCGCGGCTGTGTAATACCTCTGGTCGTACACTGTGCCTTCGTTTACCTCAATACTGAAATTTGATTGTACATGCATTACAGTTCTTTCATGGTGATCATACTGGCCCAACTCTGTGCATCATTGGCAAACATGAACACAATTTCTTTCTGTGTAGTGTCCAGACGCCAGGTATAATCGCGGCCAATCACAAGCTCATGCTCTTTGAGGAATCTACTGATTCTAATTCCTCGTTCGCTTTCATTGTGTTGTTCGCCTTTCCAGGCCAATCTAACCTGTTCCATACTAGCACCATTTGAGAATAAAGGCCATTAGGTCTTTTTCGTTTTTGAAATTCCACATGTCAAAACTCATGCGCACTCCGCATTGATGTTCCATGCTCCATAACATTATAGCATCGGCTTCCTTTTCTGTCAAGGTACTGTCGGGAAAAGGAGGGCTATCAGGCTCGATGCCCAAAAGACGAATGTAGTATCGTCCTTTGTCGGTCTGGTGTTGATATCTTTGTGGTATTCTTACATCCATTTTAATATAAAAACCTCTGCGTCTCTTGCATCTTCAAAGTAAAACAAAAAACCTGCGGTAGGATTCCACTCTGGTCCACGCAACTGATATCTACCAAATCCTGCATACTCATTCACCCAATTGGTCAAGTCATGACAGTTAGGGTGTTGTTCCAACATGCGTTCCCAGGGCATGAACACCTGTGTCCAGTGTGCAGGAAACGGCAAGCTGTCATCCTTGATCATGACGATCATGCATGGTTACCCCATTCAAGTGATCCAGCTCATGCTGATAGCACACAGCGGCAAGTTCTTCTAGTTCTTCTTCATGCCAGTCACCGTGTATGTCTTGGTATCTAGCCCAGATCTTTCTTGGACGATGTGTAAGTACATATTCATCAGGAAAGCTCAAACAACCTTCCTGGCATTCAAACAGTTGATCTGTTGTGGCATCAAAAAATTCAGGATTGAAACAGGTCCTGGTCAATCCGTTAACACTCATCACAAACACTCTGCGGCTGATGCCCACCTGTGGTGCAGCCAAGCCAATTGCATCACTGTTAGTCATGAACTGGTGCATCATGGTGGCCAGGCGCATGAGTGGCCGTGCATCCTCAAAGGTGACAGGCTTGGCAACATTTTTTAGCACACGATGTGTGAGACGAAGCTTGTTTGGAATCAAGATGCCCATTTTAGTGAAAATAGAACAGCGTCTTTTTTGTGTTTGAATTTGAAATGATACAATGGTTTTTTAGAAAAAATATTGTCTGCATTCAGCGTCCAATACTTGTAACCAATGTTATTCACAGCCCATTCGCCTGCTAGGCTGGCAATTTCGGGATCAATAAGTGTAATTGTAGTCATGCTATAATTATACGCATTCTCATGGATTATGTCAACTCCAACGCAGCATGAACCAATCAGCTTGGCCGGCCTGCTTGAAAATAAAAATAGTATTGCCCAAACTGGTGTCACATTCGCCCCAGCCGCCGTCCCAGCAGTCATGGCACCATTTTATCATTATATCTCGTTGTTCGCGTGTGATACGCCCTGCGTTGATATACCATTGGTCATTTAGGTGTGTTAGTTTCATCTAGGCACAGTGCCTCTAGTGTTTTGTAATGTTCATAGGCTTGACGCAGTGCATCATATTTTTCTAACAGTTTTGGGTCAGGAACCAATATACTCAGCCGCTGTTGTATTTTTTCTAAACTTTGTGCTAGATCTTGTCCGTTAATCGTTACCTTGCCGCCAAATTCAGCATCACCACGCACTTGCAAGGATCCCTGGTTGGTTATATTTACATGATTGGAACTTGATCCACTCCATGTATACGCACTACCAGATAATAGTCCTGATCCTATAATTACATTGCTACTGGGTTTGATTGAAGTTGTCATACCCGTGACTTTAGCATAAATACAACAAAGGAGTCAACAGCTATGGCTATACAAGTAATCATTAAGGTTACCAAAACTGACAATAAGGATTGGGTATTTGCTCGCAGCGAGCCTGCTGCAATACTACATAGCATGGAGCAAGCCAAGGCTTGGTTATGCAGTGACTGGAACATGCCCAGCAATCAAGAAGCTATCTTGGTCAAGACCTTTGCCGACATGATCGAAGCTAACAAGTTTATTATAAAACAGGTTGACACTGATTTTCCAGACTACGAAGCTGTACGCGATTTATTTGTGGAATATGAAAACAAAGACGAGCAGATTACTACCAAAGAAATTTAGCAAAGCAAGCGGTTAAGTAGTAGCTGAACAAATGACACCAAGTTGGGCTAATAACCAATGGGACAAAAGTCAACCAACAACCAACAGAGGACCTAATATTTGCCGGATTCAAAGGACAAGCTCTCTATGACTTGGCCGGCTGACACTAGGACACGGAGGCTTATCAGGCCATTAAGCGTTATAGTATGCATAATCTTCTTTTGGAAGAGATGCAATCTACGGTGCTACTCTCATCTCCCTCTTGCTTTCCAAGGACACCAACCAATGCTGATGCCCTATTGCTTTCCCTGTCTTGATTTCATTGACCACGGTTTTAGGCCGGGTATTTTACTTTCTCAACAGGTTCCACAACTCTTTACAAAATACCCTCTTTCTTGAGAATATTTTCTACCTCGTCTGTGAGTTCAATCTCAGTGGTTACATTGAGATGCAGAACCTCATCATTGAGGCTTTGTTTTTGCTTTTTCAATTCGCGCATGATGCCACGAATGCTTTCAACTTGTGATGTTTGCAAAACGCCACTGCTCACAGTGTTGTCGTAACCATACATGCGATGTTCTTCGCGACGATTGCGAATCTTTTCCAGCTGACCAGCCACCACCTGCAGATCCTTAAGAGCCGCAGATTCCTGCACCAATGGATCCAACTGTGCCAGGCGTTTGTCAATGTAGGCCAAGTGACTCAGCTTGTTGCCAATACCGCACTGGAAATTGGCAATACCCATGGTTGCACGAATGCTGTACAAGGCCATGAGTAGGTCACTACGGCGCACATCAGCTGCCATTAGTGAATCATTGGCTGCCTGCAACACTGCTGTGGGTTCTTGAAACTCACTGATGTCCACAGTGGTTTTCACAGCGATGTTTTTCAACAGATCGTTGATGTTGGTTTGAATTGCATTTGCTTTGCGTAGACTGACTTTGATTGCCATGTGTTTCTCCTTGTTTAGATATCAAAACCCACTGTGGGGTCAAATAATTTTGCCTGTTGTTCGTAGCCCATGTAACCGCGTGGGTTGCATATCACACGACATTGTCCGATCATGTAGTCTGATGGATCGTGCATGTGACCGTGTGTCCAGAACTGAATGTTCTCATGATCCAGTATGAAATCGCTTAGGTCACTGGCATATCCACCGTTCATGTCTACATCATGCTTGTAGTGCTCATGCACACTCTTGTAACTAGGAGCATGATGTGTACACACCACAATCTTCTTGTCGCGGTTTTGTTCCAGCATGAGCCGGAAGTATTCTTTGGTACGCATGTGAGTTTCCATGGTATCCTGCGGAATCAGCTTGCGATAGATAGCGCCAGCCTTGTTGGTGATAGCACGATAGTCATTCATGCCATGCTTCAACACCTGAATGCACATGGGGTTACCCTTGTTGCAGTCAGTCCACAGTGTGGCACCCAAGAACAACACACCGTCAATTTCAATATGTTCATTCTCTAGCACGTTTACATTGTCAGGAACCATGGACTTGAGCTCATGCACAGTCTTGTCATAGCGTCCGTGATAGTGCTCGTGGTTGCCCATCACATAGATAACTTCGCGATACTTGGCACATTCTTCAATAAAGAAACGCTGGGCACGATCTGTCCGTTTGGGATTGTCGTGCCCATCCATGATGTTCAGTGGATCATACTTGTACTTGAGCAATGTACGGCTTTCAACCACATCACCCGACAAGATTAGCACATCGCCGCCCGGCAATACAAGGTCGCTAAACTCAAGGTGAAGGTCAGAAATTACATTAACTCGCATGTTGATTCCAATTTAGTTTAACTTGTATTATAGCAGATTTTTGGTGTTACGATCAACCACTAGCCAACCTAATTTCTCCAAATCGCGTTCTATTGTGGGAACAATAACACTTTCGGGAACATAGTTCGGATTGATCAATTGCACACCCGAGCAGTACCAGGTGTCCATGACATCATGGCGTATTTCAGCAACCATGTTGGCAGCATAGCGCCAGGAACAGTTCCACTTGATGTTCTTGAGTATGGCCCATACATCATATGGCCCAAATTCGTTGTTGCACATGGCAGCATAGAGATTTTGAGCATACACCTGATCATGGCGGATACGATCTATCATCCACCATGTTCCTTTAACATCGCGTTCTAGATTGAACACAGGGTTAAAAACTTCATATGACATAACAGTATTTACTATGCCAAAATAAAAGGCGCTGAATCAGCGCCTTGTGTCTGGTCTCTCTCGAGATTAGACTGTGATACCCAGGCTCTGTGCGCGGTAGGCCAGTGCAACCAGCTTGCGGCTAGCGTTACCATGCTTGTACTCAGTTACCATAACACCATTGCCAGCTTTGCGGGTGTTTGCATAGATAGCATAACCACGCTGGCGGATGTTGCTGATAGTAGCAGTTGGGTTTTTAACTCCAAAACGCTTGCTGATGTCGGCGGCGCTGAGCACCTCGCCCTTGCGGACCAGTGCGTTAAACACCTTGCCAGTTTTGGTATCTAGATCAAAGTTACGAATAGTTTCGGTTTTGTGCATTTTAATTTCCTCTATATAAAGTAGCTGTTTAACAGCATGACTAGAGTATAGCAAAATCCTGCAGAACAAGCAAGACCTTTGGTGATCTTGCTTGCAGTTTGTTAACCGTTATGCTTGGTCAACAAACTTCTTCAGTTCCTCGGCCTTAGCAATGATATCCGTAGTTGACGGAAAATCAGGCATGGTTGGGTACGGAAGGATTCCTCGGTTGGCATCATTCAGCTTGGAATGATATTCATCATTGAGACATACTCGTTTTTGGTGAATAGGTGTTTCAAGGATTTCCTTGGCCAAGGTCAAGAGTTCGAGACGGATCTCGTAGGGTGTTTTGCTCATATTTTTCTCCTTTGTGTGTGATGTGTGTCTAACACGAGCTGTGACTGTTGTCACAATAATACTTATAAGAAAGCCCCTTGCGGGGCTAAATTTTTATTTCTTTTTCTGTTCTTCTTTTTTCACCGGATCAGCTGGCTTTTTCTTGTCTTCTTTTTTTACTGGATCATTTGGGTTACCGGTAGTAACAGTTTCTGCTTTTTTGTGAACCTTGATCTTCTTGCACTGTTGCTTGGGTTTGCCGTCTTTACCGACCACCGGCTTACCATCTTTGCCTACTACATCTTTGCACACTTCTTTGATTTGTGCTTCTGCAAAAGCTGGTGGATAAGCAAGTGAAAGTGCGATTCCTACTGCTAGAATGATATGCTTCATGATTGAGCTCCTGGTTAGTTCAAGTATTTAGCTTTTTGGTCAACGAAACTTCGCCTGTTTCGTCTATGTTCCAGGTCAGTGTGTCGCCTGGTATCCAGCCAAGATCTGCCAGCAGTTCAGGTGGCAACGGCATCATGAGATCGCCTGTTTCTGGGTCTTCCTCAAGCTCAACTATCCAATGTGTAAGTTTAGTCATCTGTGTCTCCAAATATCAGCGCCTTCATGCGTTTTTCTACCATGTTTGGGTCGCACTTTTCCATAGCACAAATAAAACATATTTGTTCATGGTTTGGTCCGTACGGTCTGCACTCGTCGATGTTACCGCACATTTCACACATGCGCGGAATTTCTTCGCAGATTACACCTCTAGTTGTCACCGGGATTCTTTCTTAACTTGCTGCTCTTGTTTTACTTCAACTGTTTGTTCTGGCGGCCAAATTTGTTCCTTGATATAGTTAGCACCAAACCAGCCCCAGGCTGAAAAAAATCCCCACATCATTATTTCTAGTATCATAACAGTTCCAGTCCATAATCAGTACTGCCTTCGTAAAGCTGTCCAGGTCATCCATTCTCTAAAAGCATTGTAAACCAGGGCAGCTTCCTTTTCATCCTGTTCGACCAGTTTCCCACGAACATAAAAGCCCGTCTTGGTAATCTTGAGCATTTCACTGCTTTCGATATCAGTACCAGCATGAAACACAATGTTGCCAGCTTCGGGTTCATTGCCACGCAAGGCCAACACCGTGCCAGGAAAACTGGGATCGCGGCTGGCTGTTAGAGCTCGCTTCTTTTTCATTGTGGCACCCGAAAGTATTCGGTCAACAGCATGTCAATGGCATCGATGTAACGATGATATCTACCGCGGTCCTCGTCGTGCAGTTTGCCTTCTTCGATAAACTGCCGGAACATGGATCGGTGTTCGTCTAGTGTCAACGCAGTTATACGATCTGCTGTTTCGCCGTCAAGTTTGATTTCCATTGTTCAGTCCGTATGTGGCGGTAGATCGTAGTCTGCTGGGTCTGCAGGGAATCTAGGTATGTTGGGTGTCATGATTATCCTTGAATGTTAGGAATATTGATTTCTCTGTTGTACTGGGATTCTATACTATTTGCAGGATCAGGGCAAGTGTATTTGATATTGCTCTCTACCGGAAGTCCAAACGCTGCGCGAATATTTTTTTTGTCTACTTGACTGCCGCAGATTTGCGCACACTCTTCTGCTACTAGTGCTACCACAAATTCTATACGCTGTTGGCACTCTTTACTAATGTATTTGTGAACACCAGATTCCTGCATGAGATTTTTCAGTCGTTGATTCATGTGTTTACTCGTACATGTTAAAATGTTTAAGAATGGTCTTGTCTATTCTGCGCTGATACTGTTCGTCTGTGTGTACCAGTCTAAAAAGTTCAGCACATTCTCGAACCACTAGCTCTCCATAAATTTTGTTGTACTGCTCTACCCAGGCATCTACATCAAGTATGCTTTTGGGCACTGCTTGTTTGGCTTCACTGGCCAGTTGTTGCAGGCGTTGATTCATTATTGTCCTTTGTGGTGTCTGCCAACAATGCATGAAGTTTTGTAGCATAGTTCATGTGATAGTCGGCGTCTTTTATATGAAAGATAGGTTCCGAGTACTCCCTATTAGGATACTTCCATGCATTTGGTAATACTAACACAGATTGATATTTTGTAAAATCAATTTGAACATTTTGTATGGTTTGACCCACAAAAGATTCAAACCCACCCAATGATGCATAATGTCTACATCCAGTATCAGCTAAGAATTGTAAAGTTTGTGTTATGTACAAATAATTTTTTAGTGTGTCAAATGACTCAATATAAAATTTGTCAAACCATTGTTCAAATATATGATAATTGCCATTGGGCATACAGTGTTCAACTGGGCTCACATCCTTTTGTATCTGTTGTTCTAGGTCTCCAAAACAAGCAATGTCTTTGTGTTCGTGCTTGATCATGCCTTTTATATACCCAGACATTTTTCGCCAGGGCTCTACCAAAGACGAATAAAAAGTTGGTTCACTGGCCAGAAATTCTATCCTAGGACAGTTAGTAAAACTGATCAACACAACATCTGGATCAAATCGACTGCTTTGCATGACCTGGTGGTAGATACTGAAATTACTGCAACCTCCCCGGGCTAGTCGGTAGACTTCATGAGGAGCCAGTCGATCGGCCCAGTGTAGACCTGGGTACCGGTCATCAACAGTATTAAAACTATCCCCACAAATTACAATTCTCATAGATGATCGATCACTTCCACTCTTCCATGAGCAGTTGCCTACTTACTTCAGGACCAAGTGCTTGCAGTTCTTGCACTAGTTTTTTGCCTTGGTATTGTATCCATTCGTCCACAAAGGCCTGGAACTTTTCTCGACCTCGCACAGCATCTGCCACAAAACCGTCAATGGTGCCATAGCACACTCGATCACGAATCCAGGCCTGATCCACCACCATGCTCTGGCTTACATCAAAGGTCCAATGACCTGCATCCGCGGTCTTTACAGCATTGGGGCCGTAACTGGACAAACAGTTCAACACTGTGATATGATCATGACTCTTGACCTGTACCACCAGGAAGTAAGGATGGAACATTTCTTGCCAGTAATCACCTGGCTGAGGATTGTCCAGTGCCGCTTGATTAGTGCGTTGTTGCTCTTGATAATCATATGTCATTGGCATTCCTAAAGTATTGTTTGATAAGATCCGCAGATTGGTAAGGTTCGGCTGTTTCTGCAATTTCTGCACACTTGAGCACAATCAACTCGGCAAACTTTTCCACATCAAAATGCAAATGACCATCAATCAATACTCCGTTGACATAATGGCTCCAACATTGCTTTTCAAATTCTTTGATTGTTTTGTTCATTATTCAACTCCGTCATCAACACTCAATACAACTAAACAGATCAGTATAATAAACAATACTAGGCCACCTAACAGAAATAGTTTCATTGTTCAACTCCAAAATGTTCTGCCAGCCATTGCCTTGCTTGAAACCGTGCTATTACTTGATTCTCACCTGGATCTAAAACATCCATACATTCACTCACAATCAACCCGGCGAACTTTTCTAATTCTGGATACGGAGTATTCTCAAATGTACCGGCTCCATATTCACTGGCGTGTTCTTCAAGTATTTTGACCATACCAGCCTGTTCGGCAAGTTCTTTAATTCGTTCGTTCATTTAGTAAACCTTGGTATGCCAGCAGGTGAACCAGCGTACTGAAAACTTGATAGCATGGGCAACAATTTCTCCAGATCCTCTGCAGGGTGGCGTAAAATCTCAGGCATAGCCGCACCATCAATCAGCATAAAGTACAGTTTCTCTGTGCCTTCTTCTATCTGGCGATCAAAGATATGTTGCAAATCTTCTAGAGTCATTCTTCAATTTCCTCTACTGGTTGGTTGGGGATGTTGTTAGAGTCTCCGTCCTGTGCAACAACAAATCCCAAGTCCAACATGATTTTTTGTTCGTCCCAGGTACACCGAGGACGGAACACAAACAGCCGTAAAGTAAGGTTATCTTGGCTGTAGTAGATTCTATACCGCACTTGCTCTATACCCAAAGACTCAGCCAGTTCCTGCAATGTGAATGTTTCAGGCCAATCCTCAGTTACACTAGCACGAGTCTTTTCAAAGTAGAAATCCAGCACTTGTGGCACAGCAGAAGGGTTACCCCAAAATGCGTTTTGCTCACACCATGCAATCTTGCGGTCCAGCATTTTCACAGTGATTTCGTTGCTCATTGTGTACGCAAGATCCGTGTTACATTAGCCACACGGAAACTACGCCATTCCATCTTGTCCAAGCACCACACACTCAAGGTTTCTGGCTTGTAGGGTTTGGTACTGTGATGTTCCTTCAAGGGCGCTGGTGGCAGCAGGCTACTGTCAAGAGTGCAGGGCATGGTACGAACTTCTCCATTTACTTTGGTAAAGGTAACTTCACACACACCGTGGCCTAGCATGCGTCGCAATTCTCGATTGCGACTATCCACATCAAGTTCTTCTGGTTGGTCGTTGTAAACAATTTCCATGCTCATGATTTCAATTCCTTTAGTATCATTTCTTTCGCACGATTATCTAGATCCTGTTCTTCAGCGGCTCGCATGAGCGGTGTCATTTCTTTTATGAAATCCAACACAGCCTCTTTGCCCTCGTCAGTCCAACGGCAGTAGCCTGCGCCTGAACTAGTGTAATAATAGAATCTCGTGTTACGGCTGAGTTCCTGGAGTCCACCGAACACTATGTCTTTGACTGCGTTCTTGTGCATGTTAGATTTTTTCACCTTTTGCAAAACCGCGGAATCGAAGGAAGCGGGGAAACCGTAACGAGTATACTTCCTCACTATCTTGATTCCTAGTCGTTGCATCCGCGCGGATTTCGACCACCTGTCCGAGTACAGCCGTTTGATCTGACCAAATGTCCAGGCGTAGATCGTCAGTGAGACCAGATCCAACATTAGTGCGGATTTTCTTGCCGTCGTCTGTGCCTTCGCAGATAAGAGCACCCAGGCGTCCTGCATTCTTGCCTGTACCTTCTTCCAGTCCAACCACAGTGAGACTGACTTCCAGAAATGGCTTGCGCTTGAGCCAAGCAGTGGTGCGTTTGGTTTCATATGATGCATCCAGGTCCTTGATCATTATACCTTCGTAACCACCGCGAATGGCTTCAGCATTGATGTCTTTGAATCTTTGTTCACCTGCGGCAGTATCCAGATCCACAGTTTCGGAACCCAGCACTTGTATATTGGGTGTTGCGTCAGCCCGGGTGTCTTTCCAGTCTTGCAGTTTTTGCAATCGAGCTGTTTGTGCCACCTTGTACTTGCCCTGTTGAAATGCTGCCAGCGGCACAAGATCAAACAAGTGCAGTACCGCATCATTGGCATTTACATTGCTCTTGCGATGCACCTGCTTCATAAGGTCCTGGAAACTGGAGCTCATTACTTCGCCATCAAATACCATGGGCTCGGCAATGCCTGAGGCAGTTTGCTCAAACTGCGATTCAATATGCGGAAAGTTTACAAGTTCTTTACCATTGCGGCTGAAAAGATTGCAAGCACCATTAGGATACACGATAGCCACAACCCGGACTCCGTCCAGTTTGACCTGAATGATTTTCTTACCGGTGATCTTGGATTCGTGGTTAGCGCCATCATGAGCCAGCTGGCAGCTAAAAACAGGAATGGTATACTTTTCATTTTGTTTGCCTACTACACTGTTTATGGTCTTTTCACTGACACCACAGCGCAGATCCTTGATCAGAATGCGTCGGTACCACGAGTTCCACTCTGCTTGCGTGGCACGATTGGCCAGTGCAGAGATGGTGTTCTGTGCGGCATTGCCGGTTAGTTTACGCTCGGCCAATTCCTGTGCCACTGCCCAGAAAGCATCTGCATGAAGACCTTCGCCGTCTGCGTTTGCAGTAGGCACCTTCTTTACACCAAAGGTGATCATGGCATCCAGTGCCGCACGAGCACCACGAAAAAATTCGTCGTTGCCTTCAGTCACAGTGCCTTGCACAATGGCCTCTTTGGCCAAGCGGCTGTTGTCTGCTTCTAGTTCTTGAATGATTTCCCAGGGCTTACGCATTAGACTCTACCTCTTGAACATGGCGGCATGCACCGCGGAATTTGAAACCGGGACAAGTGCAAGTATACACTGAACCATCTTTTTCTACAACATATTCGGCGCCTTTGCTACCTGCCACACGCCAGGTTGGATTGACTGTGACAGGAATCACATCCTCCAGATCCGTCCATTTGTAGATGTCGTTGCGCACTTCTACAAATTTGCGACCCCTGGTGTCAATTTGAATTGGCTTGCAGAATGTCTGTGTGTCGCTGGGATTACCAAATCGAGCATACGCATACATCTTGTTCTTGCTGTCATCCATCCAATACACATGGTTGCAGTTGAACTCTGTGTCTGCCCAGTTGGTAATTTCCAAAAATGCTTTCATTACTTGACCAAGGCGTAGTTTTTGTTCCACTGACCAATACTCAGGTGAGTGTAGAACGCGGTGTGAAAGTAGTCGGTCATTGCATCCGACTCATCAAAGTAAACACGACCACCTGCACGACCCGGTGCATTGTGCATGATCTCGTTGATTTTGTTTAGTGCAACACGAGCCTCAAGACTGGTCCAGTGGTCGTTGATCCAGTACTGGTTAACCTGGGTGTAACCGTTGTGCAGGTTCTCGCTGAAGTCCACAGTGCCCTGCAGGATGCTCACATCCACGCTGAGGCTACCGGAGCCTTTGCGGACGCCGAACTTCCAGTTGGGAAAAGCCTGCTTGAGTTCGGTACGAATTGCTTTGACATCGTCTGCGGAAATGTAAGCCATTTGGAACGCTCCTTTTGTTTAACTTAGCCTATAGTATAGCAAAATGGACCATTTGGGTCAACCGTTTTAATAGTCTGCTAGTATCATGCAGCCTTTCTAAAATAACCGTAGGGCAAGCCCACGCAAAAACAAAAATAGTCGTCGTCGCCTGTAGCGCCTTCGGCATCCATCAACCAAGCAATCACACGCTCGCGGGTGGTACCAGGGTGCATGAGATTGGCAACGCGATTTTCGAACTCAACAATGGCGCGAGCCTCGGCTTCACGGCGAGCAATGTTTTCTTGCTCAATCACACGACCCAGGCTTGCAAACTCCTGGTCGAAGTCCTCGAGGGTCCAAGTGGAAGTGTCCACACCGCGGGGGCGAACGCCATAGGCATCCTTGTACATGTCCCAATACATGCATTGGGCTTGCTCAAGAGCAGACAACTCTTCCCAACTTTTGAACTGTTCCATCTTGGCTCCTTATCACTTAATATACTTCGTATTATAGACAAAATGGGCTTTTAGGTCAACCGTTTTTAAGGGGGCTAAAACCCGCATAAATGCTAGAGTTTTTTGTTGCTTTTTTACAACAAAAAGTATGCTCCTGCGCCAGCCCAACAAACCAGCCCAACAGGATGGCGCAGTGCCACAGCCCAATCTGCTTGGCTGGGCAAGCTCTGCGCCAGCACAGCAGCCAAGCACCAAATAGCAAAAAGTTTGCCCCAAAAATCTTCTATGCCTTGTACAAAAGGCCAGGCCAGCAGAGCCAGTGGAATAGCCAGCAAAGGTGCCAGAGCAGTGGGTGCGGCATTGAAGGTATTGAAGTTTTCAAAGCTCACACTGCCGTAGGTCACATGATCTGATCCATATGAAGGCACCACATTAAAATTGTATGGGCGGGCACCCAACAGCTTGCCAATGATCCAGTGCAAGGATTCATGCACAATCGTGCCCGGCAGTGCCACGAACCAAAAGGTAGAACTATGCCGTGTTGCAAAAATTGCAAGTGCTACCAAAATGATGAATAGAGTCATGTTTGGACATTTGAATTGAACATGCTTGTATTGTAGATAAAGATGGAATTTGTGTCAACCAAAAAAAATCCCCCTTGCGGAGGATTTTTGGGTGTTAATTAAAAATTAACGATTTGCGATATACATAGTGATCTCAAAACCGAAACTCATATCTTGAGCAGCTGGTGTAGTCCATGCCATGGTGATTCTCCTTGTTAAGTTGACACATACATGTCTAATGTATGTATGAAAATTATACAACATGTTGCAGTGCAATCATATCCATAAAGTCATGATTTTCGCCTACAGAATTTCTGTAGGCTACTGAGCAATGTATTTGGTCAGATCACCCAACTCTTTGTAGCCTTTGTAGGTTGGGTGAACACCATCTGCACTGATGTTCTTTTCTGGACGAGGAATAACTGTGTCTCCAAAATCCTGTGCAACCCATTTTACAGCTCGTACCTGTTCGGGCTTGAGTCGTTGACTGGGCAGCAGCCATAACACTCGATCGGCCTGAACCCGAGATCTTAGGGTGCGAAGGTTTTGTTCTGTGTTTACTCCAAGATCGTTAGCACCCAGACTAATAATGAGTGTTTTGGTTGGCTTCAACTTATCAAGATGTTGCTTGTTCCAGTTGCTGGAATTGATACCGCTTTTGGCAATGGCCTGACATTCTGGTCGTACCTGGCTTACTCCTACTGCAATACTGTCTCCAACAATCAAACATTCTAACATAACTCCTCCTGTTAATTGGCTACCACTCGTGAGACACTGGTCATTACCGCAGCAATGCGGCCAATGTCTCTCAATTGCTCCACACTGTAACCCATCTTCTTAAGCCCACTGTAATGAGATTTCACACAGAAGTGACACTTGCCCACAATGCTGGCAGCTAGACTATAAGCTTCAAAACGCTCTTTGGTAGTGCCTCCGTGAGTGGAAATGGCATTCATGCGCAGTTGGGCAGGCAAGCCTTCTAGTTGGGGGTCGTCGGTCATTTCCACATAGGGATACCACACATTGTTTTGTGCCATCAGCGCACCTGCTGTGAGTGCTGCCTGTGCTTCTGTGCGGTTGGCAATCTGACTGTCAATCCAGGTCCATAGCTTGCTGTTGCCGGTTGCAAAAGCCGCAGCCAAGGCCACAGCTTCTGCTTCTTCCACGGGCAAAGTGCTGCGTTTGATCACAGCATCTAAGTTGAGCTTGGTGTCCTTGGCATACTCAGGTATGCTGGCTTCTTTTAATGCATCAACCCAGGCAGTCATTATAGTGTTTCTCCACCAATGGGACGGCTGCATGGGCACAGTTCGCCAGTCTGCAGAGCATCCAAGATGCGCAGAGTTTCGTCTGGGTTACGGCCCACATCCAGATTGTTCACAGTCACATGCTGAATAACATTGTCTGGGTCAACAACAAAAGTAGCACGAAGTGCCGCGCCTGCTGGCTCATAAAAAATGCCTAGCTGGTCGGCCAAACTCAGCTCACCGCGAGCCACATCTGCAAAACTCCAGCTGCTGGTCTTCTTCAAATCGTCATGCGCATTGCGCCAGGCCAGCTTGCAGAATTCATTGTCAGTTGAGCCAATCAAGAGCACAGCATCGCGGTCTTCAAAATCCTGGCGCAGTTTGTCGTAAGCCACGATTTCAGTTGGGCACACAAAAGTAAAATCTTTTGGGTAGTACACAATAATTTTCCATTTGCCTTCAAAACTTTTTTCAGTAATGGTCTCGAAAGCATTGTCTGGCGTGAGAGCACCAGGTTTTACGCCGGTAACGGCAAAAGGTTGGATTTTATCTCCAATGGTTTTCATTTGATTTCTCCTAAGGTTAAAATGAATTATTTCTGTGATTTACAATTTGGGCAGATCAGTTGAAGATTGTCTTCACGGCTGTTGTAACTGTCACCGTCTAGGTAGTCAACTACCAATGGTGCCGGATGGCCGAGCCACTCTGGCCATTCAGTGATACCACATACTTCACATTTGTGACCGCGTTCTTGAATCAGGTACTTCTTGACCCAGTCCGGAACTTGGCGCCAAGCCATGGGCTCTTTGCCTTCTTTCCATTCACGCACTAGACTACGGCTACGATACTGAGCTTGGCAACTGTTGTTGCAAAACTTGTTGGTATAGCTGTGTCCTTTGATGGCATTGTTCTTGCCGCAGTTCAAACATGTAAAACAACCAAAACTTGACATTCACCCCTCACTTGGTAGAGCTATTGTAAAAGCACTATGTAAATATTTACTGCTCTATTGTGTGCAATTATATACGCTTAGAACAGGAAAGTAAATGCTTTTGGTAAAATAAAAAAGCCCTTAGGCGCCTTTGTTATGAGTCACAGTTGACTGGATAAATATGTTTGAGACTAGTTAAAGCAACTTGTTCGCCGTTAGGCCATCACGCTATGTAATGTAGGAGCCAATTGATCTAAATAGTTTCCGAATAAAATCATTTATAAGGAAACTATCATGAGAAAAACTATTCTCGCAAGTGCCATTGGCATGTTAGTACTAACTGGGTGTGCCAGTGGTCCTAGCAACTATCAAAAATACGCAGACACACAACGACAAATCGCCGAAGCTCGCGCCAAAGCTGAAATTGCAAGATATGAGGCTTTAGGAAAAATTGCCAACCAAGGCGATTCTACCACTCGAGTGGCCGCAGTGATTGCTTTACAACAAGGTGCACCACAAAGCAATCACAGTCCTGGTCTACAGCAACCGACTAGTACAGGTGACATAGCTCTTCGTTGGGCTAGCTTGCTGGTGCCTAGTCTTACTCAATTTTACAGTATTAGTAAAAATACTGATCTTGCCATAGTCAACAGCAACAACAGCAAAGACATTGCCATTAACTCCAACGAAACTATGTTGGGGTTTGGTAAACTTATTGTTGATCCTGTGATTGGAACATCAAGCGATGTTCTATTGCATCCTCAATAAAGAAAAGGCCCTATTGGGCCTTTATTTCATGCTCTGTTAGATTAGAACTTGAAACCAACGCTGACATTGGTTGCATTGTATTCGCTGTCGCCGCGCACACGATCGTAGCCTAGACCAACAAAGTAGTTCTTGGTAATGGCATACTCAGCACCCAACCGATATGTACGGGTGGTGTCAGCATTTGCGCTGTCCATGGCAGCTCTATAACGATAGCCGGCCTTGACACTGATTACAGGAGTAACTGCATACTTGACGCCTGGTTCAACTGAGTAGTAGCTGTAGTTGGTGCTAGTCTTGAACTTCTCACCAACTGCACCACGGCCATACAAGCTGAGACCTGTACCGCCAACTGCCTGGGTGGCTGTTAAGCCGGCTTCCAGTCGTGTGTCGCTGAGATCGTTATCAGTGTTGGTCTTTTGACGAAGGCTGACATCAGCCTTCAACAGTTGATTGATATCTGTGCCCATGGTAACTTTGGTAGCACGAGCATCCGCTGCACCATTTACGCCATCACGGCCGCTGTACTCAACAGAACCAAATCCGCCAGCAAAAGCGGTACCTGCGGCCAATAGAGCGGCCAATGCTAAAAGTTTCTTCATTCTATGTTTCCTCTTGAAAGTTGAAATGACAAATTGTTGTCATGCAGCATTATATATGAATGACATACACTAGGTCAATGTTTTAGTTACCAAATTGTTTTGGAAGATTTCCCATGCTCGTTCCCAACTCCAACGCCCACTGCCTTCCCAAACTTGTTTGCGATCTAGCATGAGTGCATCTTTTACAGCCTGTTTCAAATCATTGTTTAGACAACCGGTTATACCTTCGTCCACAACATCCTCTGGCCCTTGACAAGGATAGGCTGCTACAGGTGTGCCGCAGGCCATGGCCTCGATCATGACAATACCAAATGTTTCCCACTGGCTAGGAAACACAAACACTTCTGCATTGGCATAGTATCGAGCCAGGTCCACACCAGTCTTGTAGCCAGTGAAATGCACATCTGGATATTGCTTCTTGTATGTTTCCAGCATAGGGCCATCGCCTACCATGACTTTCAAATAGCCTGGATAGTCCATTTCAAAAAATGCTTCAAGATTCTTTTCTTTGCTAACACGACTCACGCACAAGAGATAGCGACTCACAGTTTCCACACGATGCACAGGATGAAATATCTCACGATCAACACCTCGAGTCCAAGACACAATCTCGCCGTCAAAACCATGATCTCGCAGTTCCTGCACCATTGTGTCTGTTGTGGTCAATACCTTGCCCGAGTGTTTGTGAAACCAACGCACTAGAGGCCAAGTAAGGGCCTCAGGGATACCAAATAGTTTTCTAAGTCCTTCTGGAAACTTAGTATGATAAGCAGTATTGTAGCGATAACCGTGTTTGTCAAGATATTGTCTAACACGCAAACCCACAGGACCTTCGGTGGCGATATGGATATAATCCGGATTGATCTCCTCAAGTATCTGGCCCACCTTCCTGGGAAAGGCAATCTTGACTTCGTTGTAGCCAGGGCAATCAACATAGCGGAACCGCCCGGGATCAAGATATACAACACGATAGTTGTCCCGAATCGCACACGCCTCAATATTTTTGTAGGTTGTAACCACACCATTGATCTGGTCCTGTAAATTGTCGGTTACTATGAGTATTGTCTTTTGCATTCTGCCACTACCTTGAATGATTCAAATTTTAACCAATAGGTCAAACTGTTTCGAGCACGCTCGCATGCCTGTTGAGTTTCAAATTCAATTTGTACTCTGCCTGGGATGTCGTTTGGGTCTTTGCTGTGTATCGCTAGTATTATCAACAACCACATTGTCGTTCTCCCGAGTCCATGTGACAATCTCCCAATTGCCATTGTGATGCTCCACAAGAGCTGTCATTGATTCCACCCAGTCACCGTCGTTCATGTAAACAATTCCATCTATCTGTTTGATCTCAGCATGATGTATGTGTCCACAGATCACACCATCAAAACCGCGCTTTTTGCAATAGGCAGCAAGATTGACCTCAAATTGAAAAATAAAGTCAACGGCTTTTTTTACGCGGTGCTTAAGAAAACCGCTAAGACTAAAATACCCATAACCAATTCTATGTAAGAACCAATTGAACTTATTATTAACTGATAAGATGAAATCATACGCTTTGTCTCCTAAAAATGACAGCCAGGGTGCCAGCCTTGTGATACCATCAAACAAATCACCATGAACCACTAGATAGTGTTTGGTATCTGCTCCGATGTGTTCGCATTGATTGACCACTTCTACCATGCCAAAACCAATACCATAAGGTATGAGTGGTCTGAGAAATTCATCGTGATTGCCGGCCACATATACCACTCGCGTACCACGCTTGGCATGACCCAATATGCGGCGAATCACATTGGTATGACTCTGTTTCCACCGCCATTTGTTTTGTTGTATCTTCCAGGCGTCAATGATGTCGCCCACGAGATACAGTGTTTCACAGGTATTGTGTTTGAGAAAATTGTTTAGTGCCTCGGCCTTGCAGTCCTTGGTGCCAAGATGAACATCTGAAATAAAAATACTGCGATAGGTTTTCTGCATAGTTTTATTTTTATTTAACACTATGCAGATTACAATTCTGTTACAAAATCAAAACTTAAAAGTCAGCCCTGACATGACACCATTGTAGCTCATGTTGCCTCTGGACTGCTCGTAGGCTACATTAAGATCTGTGGACTTGGTCAACGGCAACACATAACCCACTCGCCAGGTTCTGCTGAGATCTGTGTAGCCAGACTCCACTGCGTCACGATAACGCCAGCCCAGTCTTGCTGTGCCTGGGCCTACACGTACACGCACCCCTGGCTCCACACTGTAGTAGTTGAATTGGTTGCCTGACGCTGTTTTGCTGCCCAAGGCTGTGCGCAAATAAGGAACAAATGCTGGATCAATGGGTAATGCAAAAGTTGCCCCTGCTTCCAGCCGACTGATGGTGGCCTTGCTGGAATTGGCCACCAAGGTCTCTGCGTTGGCATCAATGGTTAAGTTTTGTACTCTGTGGCCAATGGTAAAAAGATAGCCATGCATGTTAGGTGCACCGTTGACTCCTGTGGCAAATTCTGCGTTGGCACTGGCAAAAGTCTGTGCCTGACACACTGGTGCCAAGGCGGCTAGTAATACCAAAATGTATTTTTTCATGTTTTCTCCTTGATAAAAATGATTGAACTACAACGACAATTCGTCTACTTCTTTACAGCAATGACAAAATCTCAAAAGAAAATCTGTCAGCATGTGATTTTCTGGAACCCAAAATCTCGTGCGGTTGAGATGTACTTCATAATTCAAACTGTTAGCACCTAACCAATCCAGCACTGCTCCAAAGTCTGTGTCGCGAGTGTACACACAGTATTGCTTCATCGCTTGAGCAAGTCGTTGGTAAAGTCAAGTAACAGCTTGTGGTGCTCGCCATCGTGATACTGTGACCGCATCCAGCTGTGATGTTGGTACCAGCTGTCCTCGCTTTCGGGGTGGCATCCAATCAACCCTATACGATTCTGATATATGGCCATGGCATCACCATTGGCATAGGTTGCCACGGTTTGAAATCTTCTACGGTCGCCTACCAGGGCACATCCGTCATAGAAAAACATCTTGGTAGGTTGACCTTGCCACTTAACAGGGCAGGCCTTGGTGTGTGGTCGGCGAGTGTCTGTGCGTGGCCGCTTGATATATTGCACAGCATCTACACCTTGCAATATGTTGAAGTAATCTTTGCCAGCCCAGTATGCGCCCATGCAGATACCCAAGTACCTGCCTCCATTGTCCACAAAACGGCGTATCCTACGACCATGAAATCTCAGTAGATGACGATAATCTTCGGCATCACCTATACCGCCTGGAAAAGCCACAATGTCCACATCGTCAAAGAAATTGCGTTCAATTTCGTGCTTGGTAAAAATTTTGAACCTGTAGTAATCGGCAAAGATGTTCAGCATGGAATTTCCGCACTGTACGGAAGCTCTAGGCTGATGTAGGAACAAGGCGATTGTGGGCTTCATGCTGGTATTTATAAAGCCGTGCGTTTCCTGGCCTTAACTATCATTCCAACCCAGGTTCCGCAGAATGCGCCCACCAGTGCAGGAGCCAAAAGCCAGTGATTTGAAGTGTAATTGATCACAGCAACACTGGCACCAAAATAACAGGCCACGCTCCAAACGCTGGCCATGAACACGCGATTGTCAGCCACACATCTTAGATAGTATGTGTAGACCAGGTCTAGCATGAACACAGCAAAAAATGTAAAAATGTAATCCACAGAAGTCTTAGAAAAGAATGGGGCCGAAGCCCCATTGGTTGTTTGCTTAACAAGGTAAGTCCTACCCCGCTGGTTTCGCTGTTTAGGCGAAAGCTGCCTCAGTGCGAGCAGACTTGGAACCGCCGAAACGGAAACCTTTGCCTACTGTTACTTTAACACCAGATTGTGTATTTGCTTTTGCATTTACTTTTTTGCGTCTTCGGCCGAGTTTCCCCAACCCTACGGTTTCTGCCTTACCGTGCTGTCCACTTATCTACTCTTTGCCCTGTCGAAACCAATGTCAGGCCCATCAAAAACACACTACTTGTCGCCTACTTGTTCCGCTTCGTCTAGAACTTATCGGACCCTTCGCTGACTGCCCTACAATAGGTGAGCAATGTGTTTATGGTGGACCTGGCGGGAGTCGAACCCGCGTCCAGAACACTTTTCCTTCTGCTTCATACAGCAATAACTTAAATTCTAACTAACACCCACTTGGCTGTAAATGACTTACCTTCGGCCTTGTGTTTCGCAATCTTGCGGAACTCTTTTTTTTGAAGTTCTGCAATCTTTTTGGCATCGTGGTCGAAGCAAGCCTTGTACAGTTCCATTACTAATTTGTTCTGTTTCATGGTGTGCCCCTCCTTGACAATTATTTATTGCAGTTTACAGCATACCCTTGTGCAAATGCAACCACTGGATCTACCTTTTTTAACATCACCGCACCTGATGCAGTTTTGCACACTTGTAACATATCACCTTCTTTGAATCGAATCTTTTCCAGCGGAAGTTCATCATCTAAGATGATGTATTGCCCATACTCAATGTCTATTGTGTAGTCAATATGTTTCATGCAAGTATTTACACACTTGTTGATTTTGGTCAAAAGAAAGCCCGCATGTAAGCGGGCTTTCAGTTGCGTATGTAAACGCTTAGGCAGTAGCTTTGGCCTTGGCAGTAGCAGGGGCCTTGGCAGGAGCCTTGACCTTGACACCAGCAACTTTGACAGTTGTGGCACCGTTGTACTTCTCGTCGGCTGCATCAATAGCAGCCTTGAAGTCTGGACGCTGGTACAGCGCAGTAGACTTGAGGAAGGTGACCAGCTCAGGCTTGTCCATGGCTTTAGGAAGCTCCAGAAGCTCAATGTCAGTGTGACCAGTTTTGGCCAGCACTTTGACACGAGTCATGTCGTTGGCAAAGCGAACCTTGTAAGAACCTTTGAGCTTGGAAACACCTGCGATAGTAAAAGTTTTGTCAGACATTAGGATAACTCCTGTTTAGTTTAGTTATATGGTACACCGTGTACCATACCGTTATTGTAGTTGAAAACGAAATCGCTGTCAACCACATTTTGGACTTTTTTGTCCAAAATCATTTGAGTTGCGCGGCTTCCTGCTTGACCACGCCCACACCCTTATCGATCCATTTGGCCACACCGCTGGCACCCACTGTGGCCAGTACAATACCAAAGATCACACCAATTAGGAAATTCATATTACACCTCCTGCTTGTATTCGTTACGGAGCACTTCCAAGCACTGTTCTCGGGTACGCTTGGTGACCACAACCTTGCCATCCATAAAGCCCACAAACAGATTGCGATGCTCTACGAATTTTACCTCGCCGTCGGCACCTGTGTGACGCTGACGAACTGGTGCTTTGGTAGGCACTGCCTTTTTGGCAGGCACTGTCTTGGTTACAGTTTTAGCAACCGGCGCAGGCACCCGAAGTGGAGTGTGTGCAATGCCATGCTTCTTGTCGTACTTGGCAATGGTAGCCTCGTCCTTGCCCCAAGTGTCAATCAGGCGTTTGAGTTGAGAAGAACCCAGCTGGTTCCAGTGTATGATAGGATCGGTCCAATTAACCATTGCAAGCTCCTTTTGTTTAACTTAGCCTATAGTATAGCAAAATGGGAAATTATGGTCAACCGTTTTTAGAAATCTGCTGTCATGTCTTTGGCATGGTTGTAGGTCACAAAAACCTTGCCCGGTGGAACACCAGTGTCGTTGGTGCCATCGTCATAGTAGCTCACACGGTAGCAGAACTGTCCACCGTTGGTGATGCCCAAAAAACGAGCAGACTCAAAGTTGCGATTTAAGTAACCACTGTCTTTGAGAATAGTGGACAAGTGGTCAGGCCCCAACGTAGTGAGTGTAGCGAGCTCTTCTGCTGTGATCATGTTAGTCTCCTGAATCAATTTGATAGCGGTCGCCGCAGTGTTTGCAAGTGTATTCGGTCAGGCAACGGCCCGCAGTCTCACCAGAGTAAGAATGAGTGCAAGGTTCGCCTGCGTTGTTCAGACGCACCTGTCCTGTGGCACGACCAAACATGTACTGGCCGCCGCAGTTGTTGCAACCAAAAGTGTCTGTGGTCTTGTCGTAGCCAGCAATCACGCTTTTGTATTTGTTGTCGCCAGCTGGCACACGGGTGGATCCGTTGCAAACTGGACAAGTGTTGTTGCTCATTGTTGCCTTTCTTTTACTCTATGCCATTATTATAGCAAAATGGAAAATTACGGTCAACCGTTTTTAGGCCACAAAAAACCCCAGCAAATGCTAGGGTTTTTATGTTGTTTTTTTGCAACATTGCAATTTTTGCAACTTTAAGCGGATTTATAACAGCATGAGCCAGCCTATTAGCAGTCCAAGGTCAAACGCGGCCACACAAATTCCTGCAAGGCTCAGCACATAGTATAGATCATTTTCTACAATCTTGTACAGCATGTTCATGCATGTATTTAAGATTTTTCAAACAACCACAGGTCCTCAAAGTTACCATCGCGCATTTTGTTGGCCTGACGACCAGTACTGATTGCACTCCACTGCACCTTGTAGTGTTTTACAAACCCAAGATGTTTCTCAGCAACGGCTCGCATGTCTCCGCTGATGTTTACTTCTTGTTTGGCCTTGTTGCGATAGTTACTGATCACAAACGCAAATCTGCCGCCTGGGCGCAGCACCTGTTTGCAGATCTTCACTGTGGCTTCCCAATAGTTTGTTAACCAAGTGTCATAGTCTGGATAGTTGGCAAAACTTTGATCTGTACTGGGATAGATTTCAAGATCAAAGTAAGGCGGACTGAACAACACAGCATCCACTTTGTTTTGATACAATGCCACCATGTCTGTGGCACGACCAAGGTCTTCGCTGGGGCAGCAGTAGAGCTTGACCTTGCGCTCTGGCGTTTCAAACACACTGTTGTTTCTATACCGTGTCCATTCCTCATGCAGTTTTTTGCCATTGGATACCACTTCTGGAATAACATCTGTGGCCACCAGGTGCGTGAACTTGCTGCCATAAAAGCCCAACTGATACGCATTCCACCCCATGCAAGGTGCAAACAAGGTGTCGCCTTCAAAAAGGTCATCAATGATGCTACGATAGGTCACAGGATTGAATATACTGGCACGGTTACAACCTACCATGAAGTCAACCCAGAACTGTGAATAGTTGCTGTTTTCTATGCGACAAATATGATCAAAAAACGCAGGCGCGGCGAGACTGTTGCGAATCTTGAAGTCTTCAAACATGGACTTCATCAGTCCCAAAGTATACTCAAAGTCATTGGCATATAACTTTCGAGTATTGTAAAACTTGTCAAAGTTTATGTTCTTGCACACACGGCCATATTTGGCATTGGTCCGGCCTGCAAAGGTGTCGCCTACCAGCACAGATTCCGTGGGTATGTTGAAATAGAAGTCAAGATCTTCAGTGAGCGAGGCTGTTTTGTCAAACCATTGACCCAATGCCACTTCTGGCTCCAGTACCAACATTTGATATAATTTGCGCTTGTAGGTATCCAGTCTTTGCAGCCGATTATCTTTCTTGGCCCACTTGGCCAAAAAACCATCTAGATAATCACGAATGACAAAGTTGCCGGATGTGTCGCTACCATTTAGCACAGCCAGCTGTTTTGAAAAATCCTCAAAACTGATTGTTTTGTTGAGATTGAATTGTTGTAGAAATTGTTCTTTGGTATACACTAGATTTGTCATGGTCACGTATTTATACAGGACCATTAGTCCTTGATCACTTCGCACCCATTTATGATAGTTGTTGTGATGCCAACAAGATTACCATGCATAACCTTTTCAGGCATGGTGATTACATCGCGTTTCATTTTGCTCTGATCTTTTTTACCGCGCTCTAACCATTTATTCTTTTCATTGTTTAGATGATCTTGAATCAGTTTGGTATTAGCAGGATTACTAACATCATAGATGCGAACCAGGTCAAGATTGGCTTTGTCTCTGCTGGCAAGAATGTACCTGCTATATTCAAGATCGCCCATGGCATGAAATTGAAAATCTGCCATAGGATACTCTTTACTGCGCTTCTTTTTTTGAATGCGGCTGCATTTCTGCTCAATCAATACACCTTGCGATTTAGCATCTTCGCCATTGCGTGAAAAATTGATATTGTAGTCTGCATCGTATTGTTGAACAACCTCGTACACACTGAGTGCGCTCAGTGTGTCATTGTCTAAAATATCAATATTGTGCTTCTTGTAAGCTTCTTCACGCAAGGCAAAGATCTGGCGCCGATATTCGTCTAAATCTACCAAAGCTTCTTTATCTAAATACAGCGCCATGTTTTCTCCTAATTAGAAAGCATAGTAATTGTACTTGGTTTCTCGCTCGCGTGTCAACACCAGTTGATCCCCGGCGCCATTGACGAATACAAATTTGCCTTCGTTAGGTTCGACCTTTTTCAGATCCTGTTGCAAGAATCGCATGGCGTACCACTCGCCGTCGTCATTGTCTGGTTCAGGATCAAATCCATAGTTCCAATGACGCTCAGTAAGTGGATTGCCTTTCCAGCGATCACTACCATCCAACTGACGCTCAGTCAATGGTTGAGCATGGCCTACAGGCATCACAGTGACTTTGTACAGGCTACCATCGTCGAACTCAGGTTTGGCGTTCAGCATCTGCATGGCTTCCTGCGCAGTCTCGCCATAACGATTCATTTCTTCAACCAAGGCTTTGAGCATGTCAAAGTTGAACTCACTGAACAGGCTACCCACGGTTACCACGCTGTCAATGTTCTTCAGGCTGGCATCTTTGAGATTGTCATAGCAGTACTCGCGAATGAACTCACCAGATAGACCTTTGAAGTCTAGCATGTAAAAGATACGACCCGGACGATTACGCATGTGCTGGTTGATACGCCATTTGTCGTTGCAAGTGATCAAGAACAACTTCTTGCTGGGGAACACACCGTCCAGCAAGGTAAGCATTTCTTCCTGTTCGTCGGAATCATACACCTTTTCAAACTCATCAAACAACACCATGCAAGGCTGGCTGATATCTTGCAACAGGCTGTTGAAAGCTTCGCCACGCCAGGGTTGATTGATAAGAATGGTAGGAATGCCCTCATCTGCACACTTGAGCGCAAGACTCTTGGCCAACAGAGTTTTGCCACTGCCCTTTTCGCCTGTGAGCATTACTCCAGTGGAGGCGGTGCGATCAATAAAAGTATTAAAAATACGATCACGATTACGATCATTGTCGCCATACTTTTTACCTTTGATTTCAAACGAATCCACAGTTTCAAGAAAGAAGTTGCCAAATTGGTCCTGTTTCACAATGTAGTTGCCAACAGGCAGGCGTTCTTGAATGTCCAAAGAATCTTTATCGGCTACCTTGAAGGTGTTGCCGCTTTTAATAAAATAGCTCATTTTGTACTTCCAAAAAGTGGGGCTCAGCCCCAGGTTTGATTACTTGTTGTCAGTCTGTGCGGCCAATGCGGCCTTGACTGCGGCTTCTACTGCAACACGGATCAAGTCAGCTGTTGCAGTGTCAGTAGCGGCTTCCACTTGCACAGGTGCAATGAACGCTTCGTCTGGGTGTACACCCAATTCACCAATTACTTCATAACGGCATGCACGGCCCTTGGTTGCATTGTAGTCAGCTGGGATGCTAACAACATCGCGTGGGTTGATCTTCAAGATCACAGTGCGGCTGTCATGCCTACCAAAGTGGTCCAAGTACTCCTTGGAGCAAAAGTGCAGGCCTGCGGAACAGGTGCGATTCTGATCGTCATCTACCTCATTGCGTTCCATTTCTACCACAGTGCCAGGAGCATTGCTCATGGTGCCTGAGTAGATGTCCAAAAAGTCGGCTCGCACTTTCTTGTAAGCCAAGAAGTGACCGTCTGGAGTGAGTGGCAGATTGCCTTTTTCCAAGAAGCCATACAGTTCTTCAACTGCTCGCTTGCTGGGGTTCTGCATCAGGTTCTCCATGAACATGATTAGCGGTTCAACTGGGAAACCATCTTGATACATTTCGATCAAGCGGTTGGTAAGTACACCTGACATTTCGCGTTCCTTGTAGAACACCTTGCTGCCTTGCACAGCCACATGGCCTGCACCATAGCTGAGAATCTCTCGGGCAGGATCCACAACCTGCTTCACAGCATCCCAGTCATTGTCCTTGATAGCTTGTTTCAGCTTTTCGTAGCCAATGTGAGTGGATGTAACGGTATGGGGCTGGTTGTCAATGATAACAACAATGTTCTTGCCCTGGATCAGATATGGAAATGCCATTTTATGCCTCTTTGTCAATCAAGTTAATGTACTGTGCCACCGCCACCGCATTGATGTCGTAGTCACGCAAACTGCTCAAGAGTGGATAGCGATTACGGATAGCAGTCAATTCACCTGTAATGCTTTGGACAACCGAATCTACATCAACTGGTGTTGCGTAGTCACGGCACAAACGTTCCAAACTGTGACGCTCAACTTTCACATCATCAATGCCTTTGAACTGAGCCAAAAACTTTGAGTATGGGCTGTTGCTGTCTACCAGTTTTGCAATGTCGTTATTGTAACGGAAAACCTTGTTGAGGTCAATCTGTTTCATTGCACATTTCTGCACAATGGTTGCATCCAATTTTGCCAAAACTGCACGGATATGATCCTGTACATTGATCCAATTAGATTGGGTCTTGATGTGCTCAATGTCTGTTTTACGAACGCCGTAAATGGTGATGCCATGCAGGCCCGAGATGCCTGATTCAGTAACCATGTCGCTGAAGTTGCGCAGATTATGGATAGCAGGACCTTCAGTTTCCACTGTGAAACCTTTGAGTGGCAGATAGTAGTAGGTTTCTGTATCTTCAAAGTCAGCGGTTGTGCCTGCATTCTTCCATACCAGCTCACGCTCTTTGTGATAACCACCGTAGCCTCGTCGTTGCAGGCTCATGATCGAAACATTGGCACCCATGCCAGCACCGGTGGTCTTGCGATCTTTTTCAATCAAGTCACTGGCCAACATGCGCTGTTCCACAGGAGGTTCACGCAGTTCTGCGAAGAAACCCAGCGTGTCCATCACATGGCCTTTGGTAGCAGGGCTCATCACATACACTGTGGTACTGTAGCCAGTGCCAGGCAGCTTGACACCTTTGCTCTCTGCGGCACGCCAGTGATACTTGGCACGGCTCATGGCACCTACCCGTGTGTTGTTGGTAATAAACACTGACTGAGGATTGATGTTGAATTCCCACACTTGCTCATAGTTGGTGTGAAGCTGGTCGTACACACGACCAGGCTTGACTTCTGAACAGGTGGCAGCACTGCGACCCTTGTTAAAAGCCAAGATTTCAATATTGTAACGAGCAGCCAGGTCCTTGACATTGATCTTGAAAGGCACTGAGTGCATGTAGTTGTAACCACTTTGCGGGTCAATCAAATCAAAACCAGTGTCTTGCACATACTTGACCGCGGCTTGATTCCACAGGGTCTCACCTGCACCTGATCGCTTTTGCAGGAACTGCACTTTTTCCCAATCGTTGGTGATAGCATCTGCTTCCAGTGCCAGGTGAACAGCCAATTGGGCATTGAGTGCTTCTAGCTTGGTGCGGATAGCGTTGATGGTTTGTGGAATATAGCTCAGGCCTTCACGACTGGCCTGGAAATCCAGTTCGCCAATGTCAAAGTGCATTTCCAACCCACAGCCCAAGAGCTTGTGCAATTCGCCTAGTGCAGTTTCTGGATTGGGCAAGTCAATTGGGTAGGCAATATTGCCCATCACAGCACGGCTGCCACGACCTGAAGTGTAGTGTACACCTGGAATGATGTTCCGGTCTTTGTACTCAACATCACGGAAGCGGAACTCACCGTCGCCACCAGATACCACAGGACGAAGTTGGAAATGGGTGTACACATAACGAGCTTCTTCTTCAAACTTGTAAAAGTCGCTACGGCTGTCAACTGCAAACTTGACCTCAACCCCATTGGGGTCTGTGCTGTCTTCACTGTGCATGAGCACAATGCTGGGCACGCCTTCGCCGTTGATAAAAGCAGAGTACACATTGCGAGTGCCGTCTTTGATAGCAGTCACAGTGAAATTGTCTGTGTAGGAGAAGGGCGACTTGGAGCCCAAGCCCAGGGCACCAATGAACGCATTGGACTCTGTCTTGGTAGACTCAAAGTAGGTGGTGTAGATGCTTTGCACTTGCTCGTGGGTGAGACCAGTACCATAGTCACGGATTGAGAAAGTTGGATCAATGGTGTTGGGCAGATGCACATCAAACGGTGTATCTTGTTGGCCTGCGGCTGTGTGGCTGTCCACAGCATTACAACTCAGCTCACGGACGATGGCGCGAATCTTGTTGGCATACAAACCTGAGGAAAGGATGTTGAAGGCCTTGGCACTGTTGCGAATACGGAACTCGCCAATTTCGCCTACATTAGACAGAACAGCTTCGTGGGCTGGTGCAGTATTGATAATCAACTCAAACTCCTTTTTACTTAATATGCTATTATTGTAGCAAAATGGGCCAAAACGGTCAACCGTTTTTTTGTGTGGTAAAAATGCTACAGATATCCGCGATCAAAATTTCCGTGTACAGCATACCACCGGAAAAAGATGGGCTCGTACTCTGTCCAACTGCATACCGCCCACTCTTCTTCGCGTTCGACTTGCCAGGGCTTGAGGGTGTTACTCAGCAGGGCCCAGAACAATTTTTTGTTGTGCTTGGTAACCTGTGCCTTGGCCGAACTTTCCTTAGCATACATGCCAATCAACTGACCTGACTCTTTTTTATAAACTACAAATCGCATTTACCAACTCGAATTATAGAATACTTTGAGCCCGCAGAACAATTCTGCTCTTGCATTACGGATAAATTCCAGGTCTTGATTCTTATAGTAATCATCAGATTGATCGCCAAAAAAGAACCCTGTGGTAGACGGAAGTTGGCTATTCTTCACAACATATTCGAGCTCATCTAGATCTTCCCAGGTCAGCTCTAGCTCTACGCCGTTGAATGTAGGATCATCAGATGGGCCTACTTTGCCTTTGCGTACCCAAAGCTGGCGCATCCAGCCTTGGAGGTTGGGATGCTTGCGCCAGTAGGCAAGCTCTCGTGGTTTCTCCACGCTACGACTGTTGTAGTCCTTGGTCACAGGATCTATTTCCGCTGATTCCCAAAATTCAGCTTGTTGATTGGCCCGGGCGGCCACATACGCATATTGATCTAATCCCATATCAACTCCTTAAACAAATGCTCTAAACAAACCAGTAGCACCAATTGACAGTGCTACCACATTTACCAACAGTTGCGGGCGGTTACTCACTCGCAGACTCCAAATCAAAAACAATATGGTACCAATAAAGAAAGCCACAATATTGTAGGGATACACCGTAGGGCCCACAGCATTGAGACTGTGGCCAGCAATGATAAACACTGCACCTATCCACTGTAGTATTTCGTTGGTCTTAATCAAAAGGCACATCCTTCATTTTCTTTTTACCTGTCCAATGATCCATTGTAACACAAACGCCTCTAAACTGCACACCCAATGGATCATCAGATCTTTTAGGCAATTCTTTGAGAGCTTGTTTACAGGCCGCCTTGGTGGGCATGGTTACCGAAATCTTGTCCATGAAATCACCACCAGGGCTTAATAGTTCAATTATCAGTACCCATTCTTTCATAGTGCTTCCTCAAACATGCAGTGGGTTACGACGGCGCAGGTGTGCATTAGCGGCTTCTCGGCTGTCAAAGCGACCGCTGATAGGTGTCTGGTGTGCGCCACGCACAATGTACCAACCACCTAGTACTGCATTATACACGACTTTCATTATGCGGCTTCCAACATGTTAGCAGGCACTTTCCACAAGCCACTGGTGATGCGACCAGTGTTGGATTCGCGAACGGTGACATACTTGATAGCAACCTTTTCCACAGTGCCCACAATGGTCACACCGCGTTTGGTGCTGGTAAACTTAACAGTGTCACCTTTACGGAACTCGCGAATCTTTACAGAACGAAGTTGTGCGCGAGCATACTGCACGGCGCTCTGGATTGAATCCAGTTGTTCATTGGTAAAGTTACCAAACATAATAGCAGAGTTGATTTGCTTGATGTCCATGTGTGCTCCTTTTGTTTAACTTAGCCTATAGTATAGCAAAATGGGAAATTATGGTCAACTGTTTTTATTCAGAAAACTCGTACATGAACTGGGCCATGCTGGGGTCCATTTTAACCAGATCTTGTGCGGCGCCAGTGAGAGCGCGATAGCGAGCCTGTACTTGACTGCGGGGTAGTTCACCATCACAGCTCAAATTTTCAGGGCTGAGCTTGCAGTCAATCATTTCTGCCACACGCTTGCGGCCCGCGGCTGTGGCAACTTCGTATGCTACAAACTTACCGTTGAACATGCTGGCCCATTGATTTTCCTGGGCGATCAGTGCGTTGAGTGCTTTCATTACTGGCTCCTTTTGTTTAACTTAGCCTCTAGTATAGCAAAATGGGCCAAAACGGTCAACCGTTTGGATAGTTGCAAAAAAGCAACAAAAAACCCTAGTAAATGCTAGGGTTTTTGTTAGTATTTTAGTATTACATTTTGGCCCTGAGCTTGTAGCGTTGTATTTTGCCTGTTTGGGTGCGCGGCAGCTGATCTATAATTGCCATTTCTTTCACGTGCTGGTGCACCAGTTCATGACTCACTGTTTGGTCTGGCGTTGGCACAATATATGCCTTGAGTCTAGCATGTCCATTGTCCTGCACTTGCCCTACCACCACGGTTTCCTGCACACCTGGTATATTCAACAAGGCCTGCTCGATCGCTGACAGGTCAACATAGTTACCATTAACTTTGATTACATCGCTAGCACGACCCAGGAAATATAAATTGCCAGCTTGATCTTGTTCCACAATGTCGCCTGTGGGCATCCACTCGCCAAATTGTTTTGCACTCCAATGCTTGTCATGCCAATAATACAGTCCGGCAGTGGGCGCTTGAATGTACAGGTGTCCGTCTCGTATGTCAATTTCATACCCGGGGATCACCCGACCAATTGAATGTACTGGTGCATCGCCACTGTTGTAGGCCAAAGCTCCGGCAATTTCTGTGCTGCCATAAAGATTATGAATGTCAATGCCAGTGATTGTTTTCCAGCGATCATAAATGGTTGCTGACAATTTATCTGCTCCAGAAATGCATTTGCGCAAACAGTGTCCTTGCAGATTTTGTTCGCTCAGCTTGCCATACAACACCGGAATCATGATTAAAAATGTCACTTGCTTTGATACCACAAGATTGGCTATGGTAGTTGGCACAAAAATACCAGGGTGCAAAATCACAGTGGCGCCAGCAAACAGCGTGGCCCAGAGATTGAACATGCCAAAACTGTAAAACAGCTTGGCAGCATTGAAAGTTCTGTCTTTACTAGTGTACCCCAGATGCGGACCTGTCACTGTGCCAATGATATAAGGTGTGGCCTGTCTATGAACCACGGCTTTGGGATGCCCGGTAGTGCCTGAAGTGTACATGAATATACAGGCTGCATCTCTATGTGACTTGTAACCTGCCACAGGTGCATGTTCGTATGATATCAATGACTTGTTCATTGAATAATCTAGGCCTAGTTCTAGGTCATTTTCTTTTACTACCATAACAGCACCTGAGTGCTGTATACAGTAACACAAGGAGTCCTTGTTGGCTCGTGGATCCAACGGCACCGCTACCATGCCGCCGTAGATCACAGCTAGCATCAGCGCAACAGTTTCGGCTGAATCTTTCATTACAATGGCTACTCGTTGTTCAGGCTGAATGCCCAGGGCCTGTAGCCATGCAGCCAGTTGACCCACACGCTGTTCTAGTTCAGCATAGGTCCAGATTTGTTCTGCATCTTCAATGGCTATGGCTGCAGGATTAGATGTTTTGAAAAGTTCAACAACAAAATTAAATTGATCAGGTATGGTTTGCATACCTGTATTTAATTAGTGGAACATCAGGAAACTATTAATCACATCCAAACGATTGGCAGCTCGATCACCGTGCCCTGCTGGGAATATGACCACATTCCATTTGGGTTTGGGCCCTTCTGGAACAGTCAACATCTGATCATAGGTAATGATAGTGTCTGCATCCAGTTTGTGCATGGAAGCAAGTTTTTGTTTGAATTCTTCCCAGGCTTCGGGGCTGGCAACCTGTGTACGACCTTTTTCGTCTTTCACATACTTGCCCTTGGCATCGGTTACAAACAAAGTACGGAACATGTCCTTGGGCACAGTGATTGCATCCTTGACCACGTTGCCAGCCTGCTTGTGTACTGCCACCTTCTTGACTTCACGACTTTGAGAGCCCGAACTGAAATTCACAATAAAGTTGGCAGGCTTGTTGCCCACTGCCACATCGCCCATTTTGGTATAGGCATAGAACTTTACATCAGGATTGTTGTTGGCCACACTGTAGGCCAAGTCTAGGTATTCTTTTGAAAAGAAATCACCAGCATCATGCCAACGCACTACCAGTCTAATACTGTGCTTGTCTGTTTTGCCTTTGAGTGTTTTGACTTCACGATCCACCATGGCCATATAACCTTCTGGGTCGTTTACCAAAAAGTTTAGAGCTTGTGCAGCACTCATTGAGCTGGCTGGAAACATCACATAACCGCCTTTTCTAGCATAACAAAACAGTTGGCATTCACCTGCACCCGGGCAGGTTGTTATCTCAACAAAGTCGCCATTGCTTTCATCTACTACAATACCTGACAGTGCTGGCAAAGTGAGGTCGTATACAATTTCGCCTTCTGTACGACTCTTTTCCATCTTGGCATTGGTGCCCAGGATCTTGGAAGGGCGTTTCATGATCTGTTGAGCCAGGTCGTCTAGATCCCATTTGTCGTCTGGATTATCGCTTTGTGTGATAGCTTTGATATTGCTACCATGAACAATTGGAGCAAACCTGTCGCGTTTGGTTTTGGTGCCAGTTTTGATACGATCAGCATAGCCTTGTAATTCGTCACGACTCATACGACGCTGCGGAGCATCTAGTTTAAGAGTTTCTTCAACATCTTGATCTTCGATGTTCAAAGCCTGCACCTGGAAACCGCCCAGCGTTCTTGTTTCGTTTACTAATTCATTGTATCTCATTTTTGTCTTCCTGACTTCATGTTTGCACACCAATGGTACATCTTGCCTTTTTCACCACCGTGCTTTTTAGCCTTGGCTCTGAGACTGGTCACACTGCCATCACAGCTGGCACCTGAGCGTTTTACACGACCAGGACGACTCTTGCCTTTGACCTTGCCGTCGGCAAAGTTTTCAGTGATAATTTCATTTATTTTCATTATTGTACATAGTCCATGAGATTCACATTCTGACTGTTTTCAAGGTATTCGCGAATGTCATATTTAATATCAGTATTTCCGTATAGCGGATACTCTTTCCAGATCTGAACACCTTCTAAAAAACTGCGATTGAATGCAGCAATTACTTCTTGTACATATTTTTCTGAGGTTGGCATTAATGTACGACGACTGCCTGATTGTCTGCGACGCAGCCACAGTTCTAGATCCTGTGCAATCACCTTGCCATTGGGACGATCACTAAACAGGTCGTCATCGTCTGTGTCTTCGCCCAGTGCTCGTACCTCAGCATAGGCCTGCTGTATGAGCTTGGTTAACAAACTGCCCAGGTTGTATTCCATGGATTGAGCACAGTCGTACTGTATTTCTTCAATTTTACTGATATCATCCTCATCATACACTTCCATGAGCATTTCTTCTACATAAGCCCATAGTTCGCTTTCTGCACGAACTTCTGGAATAAAGTCCATGAGTATGTCGCCCAACCGATCTTCGTCCTGGATTATCTCAGGCTCAGCAGCTAGAGTGTTCATGATACCAGGTAGTACCTGCACAGCTTCACGAGTGATCATCTGGTCAGCTAGTTCGTACACCTCTTCATTGCCACGAAATACTCTGTTAGCAGCAGCAAGGTCGCTGGAGATAGCACGAATAGTTATACCAGCATTGCTGCCCAGACCCTGAATGATGTCTTGAATCATTTCTGGTATGTTGGCATTAAAGGTAGCGCGGCGAATGTCACGGCCCACACGCTCGCTGTTGCCAAACATGTCGTTATCGTCATTTTCTAATAGTTCGTTGTATCTCATTTCAGCTTCTTCACATACTGGTCCTGGCCAATAGCGTCTTGTGCATCGTGGCTGTCTTCTTCTGGCCAACAGTAGATATACTGTCCTGCAAAGTCTTTTACCAGCATCCAGCGAATGCCTGCGGCAGTGAACATGTGTGTTTGTGCTTTATATCCTGGCATGACATTTTCAAAGTCAATGTCGCCTGGGCCTAGATCTCGTCCGTAGTCTTTAAGGAAGCCAGCCACTGCATTTACTTCTGCTGAACTGTTGGGTCCTTGCCCGCCTAGATTGGCCACCACATGTATGCGCTTGGTAGGTGTCATGGTTAGACTGCCAAACAGGCTCTTGCCCAGCTGGCGAATTTGATCTGCCATATTGCCCGGCAGGTTGGCCACTTGATGGAAGTCAGGATTCTGTACACCTGCTGCTTGCAGTGCTTGTCCTGCCACAGCTGGCAAGTTGGCTGTGTTCACTTCCACGCTAGGCAACTGCTCAGGTGGTTCCTCATCTGGATATGCTTCTAAATCACGATCAACTTCAATGTTGCGCAGTTTACCCAGCATGTCTGCCATGTCGTCACTGCCAATGCCTGCGGTCCGGCTCAAGGTATCTTTTTGCTTGGCCTTTTTAATATTAACCTTGGGTTCATCCCCCAAGCCTGCTTTCTTTTTAAGATCGTCCAATGGATCTGTTCGTGCCAGTGGATGATCTTGATCCTGTTGAAAAGGAATATCAAACTTGATATCAGGCTTGGTCTTGGTTGTGGTCTTGCGTGGACGCTCTGGAGGCTCTTCAAGTTCTGCTTCTCCTAATTTTTCCCACGAGTCATTTGTGCTGGTATCGCCCGATGGATCTGTGTTCCATGCATCACATACTTCTTCATATGCGCCAAATAGATCACCCATTTCATCATCATCAACACCATATTCGGCTTGCATTTGGTCATCATACTCGTCAAACCTTGAAGTAACTTGCAGTGCCTGTTTCAAAGTTAGCTTATGGCTCAAAGCAAATTCAGCTATGGCACGAAAATTATATCTATTAGGATCCACACGGCTCCACAGGTATAGTGCCTGTGCTGTTTTTGGTGGTGTTTGAGCAGTGCCAAACAGCTCATCATCTGACTCTGCATCTGCTTCTGTTACACTTTCAGAAGGATTGGCTCCAGTAATACTCACAGACGCCTTTTTACCCTTGTTACGCAACGATCTTGCAATATTCTCTGCTTGTTGTTTGTCAGCAAATACTTTCCAGGTACGGCCATCTATAACCACTGCATAGTTATTTTGTTCTTCTTGGCCATAACCTTCATCGTCTTCGCGTTCACGACGTCCGCCTAGACTAGGTGCAGTTGGACTTGCAAAACCATGACTGTACCCGCGGTTGCCTTCTAAATGTAATTTCTTCATGTTTCTTGCAACTTCGCCCGGGCGCACATCCTTGGTCAAGCTCATGCTGTAGCGAGGATCATTCTTTTGTTTTTTGCTGGCAACTACACCAACCCCTGCGGCATCTTCGGACATGCTTCTGGAAGGCCCGTATACAAATGCTTTTGGATTAAGTCCGTACTTGTCTGCAACAGCGGCAATAAATGATTCCACTTTGCTATTTGGAATCTGTGCGCCAACTTTCTTTTGAATTGGCATGTTGTTTTTGCCTTTGCCTTTGATATAGATATCAACTAACTGGTCTTTGGTAATGATAGCACCTTCGCCCATGCCTTGTTCACCAATGTATGCATACACATCACTGGCAATTTTTTCCAGCTCAGACAGTGCTCTACTGACCTTTTGCACAGGCTCCTTGTAGGCAAAATCTTTGATAGGATCATCGCTCATCTGATCATCATACTTGTCAAACAGTTTTGCAAACATCTTGGCATTGGAAAAAATAGCATCAATACCAAGGTCGTCTGCTTCTTCGGTTATGCTGTTATATGCTGCTTGTAGACGCTGATGCAGTTTGTCACGCATGCTTTTGTCACCAAACAGGTCAGCATCTGTATCAGTGCTTTCATTCTTGTTACGGCCTGCGCAATGCGCTCGTTGGCTGAAGCCCTTGGGGCTGGCACAGTTGATACTTTTCTTGTATTTCTGGCTCCACTCGTCGTTTAGGAAATCTTTGCTTTTCATTTCAGTCCACCTGTAAAATCTCGTACTGCGTTTTGGAACCAGTCTTCGCTTTCTATATCATCGTCGTTCTTGAATCGTTCCCATGCATCTGTGAGTTCATGGAACTGCCCATTATCCAACATCCAGCCAAAATCGTTCAAGCCTTCCATGCCAGCAAATTCACGAATAATGATGTCAACCACAAACGCCTGTCTAAATGGCTTTTTGGTGATGCGTACCACTTGATCAAACTGAGCATCTGTGTCACCTGCTTCTTGGTATTGTTTGTATTCTGTTCGTATGTCAGGCACGCTCCAGCTCTGTTCCAGTTGGTTCAATATCTGTTTACCAACCTGATAGATCATGCCTTTCGCGCCTGCAGGCTGTGCACCAAACAGTTCGTCGTCATGGTCTTCAACAGCTTCATTGATAATATGTTCTGGTTTGACCTGATGTGGACTGATGTTCTTTTCCAAAGGCCAATCCACATTCTTGAACTTTACTTGTACTACCAAGCGACCACTGGGTGTGAGTCTAACCACCTTCCCCTTGTAGTATTTGCCGTTGTCCCACTTGACCATGAGTCGGGTACCAGGCTGTATGTTCAATGCATCACGCTGTGCTGTGCGACGAATGGTTTTACCTCGGAGTTCATGCCGGCGGTCTAGCTTAGGACTGGTGGAGAACAGGTCGTCATCATCTGCGCTTTCTGGAATTTGTTTCACATAGTCGCGAAAGTCCATGTCAAATTCTATGTCTATGACATCATCCACTGCACCTTTCCAGCTTCTATCTAGGCTGCGATAAACTTTCACTCCCATGGCCATGCTTTGATTAAAAGCGTCTGCTATGTACCGGTAGTTACTGGCTTGTTTGGCAAACTCAGCAGCATTTTCTAAATCGCCAAGGCCACGCTCTTCATCTGATACACGCTGGTCTTCTTCACTCTGTGCCAACAGAGCATTGGCAATGCGATGATGCAGACCGCGACCAAACAGGTCATCGTCATCATCCTGGCTCTCAATGATCTCGTTATAGCGCATGGCGGTCCTCGTTGGATTCGTCGCTTTCATACAGTTGATCATGAACCAATTCATTTAGTTCGCCGCTGTCATGATACATGTCATTGAGTTGGTCTAACTGTTCGTCAGTTAGTGGTTTGCCGTCCTGAGTTTCTGCATACACAATATGTGCATCCACAAAGTCAGGATAGTCTCTGCTATCAATGCCGTCTATTTCAATGCTGCGGCGGTTAATGTTTTCATGCCAGCGACGCCCAAACAGTTCGTCGTCATCTGTTTCTCTTAATCGGCTGCTACGATCCAAGTGTAGTATCAGATCATGTTCGCCACCACTGATACCAACCACACGAAAATTTTTGTGGTCTTCAATATAGTGATTTATTATATCAACATCTTGCTCGGGATCATCACCATAAGAAAATCCAAGTGCTTGTAACTGATCTTCGTCATACTCATTGAATACATCACCAAATCTTATCCTAGGTGCTGCAAACAAGTCATCGTCATCATTGCTTTCGTCAATCGGGTTATCAGTTATTGGAAAATGCGCTACAGGCACTCCACTGTCGTTGTTCCCACGCTGTTTGTACACCGTGATGAAATCGTCATCACCCCAGCCATCTTCTAGATATATCGGAACTTGTTTTTTGGCATGTGCTATTGCTTCGCGTATGTCACTGAACATGCCAAGTATTTCGTCGTCGGGTGCCGAGACTACAAATACCTTTTGTTCACCATCACCAAACAGTTCATCGTCTGACTCAGCGCTTTCATTCATGCCATGTTCGTCAAACAGTTGCTCTAGACTGATGTCTGTTTCTTCTTCTAGCTCTGCGGCAATACGCTCCCACCACCAGTCTTCACTGTTGTCCTGCCACATGATCAGTCCGGCCTGCATGCCCTGTCTAATAAAAGCATCTGCTACCTGTTTCAGTGTCTTGGCTTCTTCGCGAATGTCTTCTAGGTCGCTGTCGTATTCTTCGCCGTCACTTGGATCCAGGCCCGATATCTCTGCAGGATTGTTGCGCATGGTGTTGGCAAAACCCATGAGCCACTGTCCTATGCGACGGTGTACAGGATCACCAAACAGTTCGTCATCGTCACTTTCGTCTAGTATGTTTGAAAATGGTGGCGGCACACGCACACTGAGCCACTCGGAACTGGTAAACTTGCATTCAAAGCCTTGACTTTCTAGCTCTGCTTTGATCTCATGTGCCACAGGTGGAGCCTGTGGCAGCTCATCATCTGGTCCTCTGTCATAGTTGCCAAACCAGAATGTGGCTGTGCCTCGTGCTGCTTTGGTAGGCTGTGCGCTCACCCGAACCTTAACTCCAAACTGATTCTTGGCTATGTCCCGTACACGATGCACTGTGCGCTGGTACGGATTTTGTATCTGTTTGATTGATTGTTTTATGTTAGTAGACAGCTCACCTGGCTTACTAAACAAGTCATCGTCTGTGTTTTCAATCAGTTCACTGTAGCGCATGACCCTGCTCCTGTAGTTTGGCTGTGTACTGTTTGGCCACCTGTTTCATCATGAAACGAAACAGTGGATCACGCACAGTGAGTTCAATGATGTGTGCCATTGCATCCTTGTGAATCTTCTGTCCTGATTGTACCAGAGCGTCTTTTAGTTTGGTAACCACAGTGCTTTGCTCTGCCACAGCTCGCAGAGCATCGTTGGTGCTCAACATACTTTCAATACGATCTTCATCACGAGCCAGTTCTGGTGTACCACTCAGCTGTTTCCAGAAATTGCCCATGGCCTTCACACACTGTGCCAGATAGTCACGCATGTCACCGGACAGTTCTTGTTTAACGGAATCAGGCAGTCGCACGCCGTAGCTGTCAAGACCTTTGAAACCAAATGCAATAATACGATCAGCATACTGATCAATCAACTGGGTGGTGGCCTTCTGCACTTCAGGTGTGGCTTCAATCACAATGTTTTTGTATTCGTCGGACAACAGTGCAGGAATCATGAACTGCTCTGCAGGCTTCTGCAGGATCTTGGTCAACACAGGAAAACGTGCCACCAATTTCTTCATACCGTTGTCACCAATCTGACGATCCTGTTCATTCATGAACTGCTTGGTTTCAAAGTGAAACTGATACTTTTCGCCCGGATAAGCCTGCTGGCGTGGAATGATCACATACAGTGGACGATCGCCACGAGTGTAGTAATCATACATGTTGTTGTTCTTGCCTGCGGTACACCAGCGTGTGCCTTGACCGTAGTAGCAGGCAGCTTCCACATCATTGGGTACAGTAACAATCAGCTGATTGTCACGATACAGCTCTGTGGCATTTTTCTTTTCTTCTGGTTTGGATTCTGCTTCTTCGTCTGGATACTCGTCTACCACATCATAAAAAGACTCTAGATCTTTATATCGATTGAAGTCATTGCGTGGAGGTTGAATCTTTTTGCGACGTTTGAGTTTGTCAAACTTGGCAAGATAGTCTGCCAAGGTACTGGCAACATCTTCTAACTTGCTTTGCCCCATGGCATACAGTTTGGCAATGCTCTGACTGTATTCTTTATTGCGGGTGGGATCACCGCGTTCAATCCAGGTCAACAGATAGTCCAGTACCTGTTCAGGATTTTTTTTCACAGTGTCTTTGATATTACCACCTGGTAACGCATTGTTATACTGTTGCACAAACCATGCATCTCTTACGGCCACTGCCAAGAGTTTTTCGCCATAGGCTGCTGCGGTCTTGCCGCGATCATATTCTAATAAAAATTCTAAACTTTTCATTGTATAATCTCAGTGTGTTGTCTTACATACAATTTGATCAACATACCAGCTGCCATGTCTGCTTGACTTTCAATATCAGCTAGGTCTTGGGTAGCGTATGTGTTGCCATCTTCGCGTTGCTTGTGATGTGCCAGTTCGTGAGCCACAGTACGCATGATATCAATCATGTTTCTATTTCCTGTGTACACCCACAGCTTGCCAGTGTCAGGTCTATAATAACCAGTACGATTCTGATCAGGCGCTTCTTTTTCCTGCTGAAATTCAATCCCTGGCAACGAGTCGGTGATGTGTAACTTTTTCTTGACCCAGCTGATAAAATGTCCCATTCTGTCAGGATCAAAAGATTCTTTGAGATCTTGATCCTGTGTGGCCACTGGTAAACTTCTATCTACACTTTTCAACTGTTGGGGTTGGTGTTCTATTTCTTTACGGATGATGGCCATTGCTCTTTGCAGTCCCTTGAGTACAATTTCAAGACTGTCTTCATCTGCTTGATATTTTATACCCACACCGCCGGCTGCTTCCCAGGCAGTGATGTTGCTGCCCCGGTCATCTATTAGAACATTGGGTGTGCCATCGGGCTGAATGGCATGTTTGGCCTTGTTAGGCGTTATGATCACTTGTGCAGGCTGTGTGCTTAGATTTTCTTTCAACCAAACTTTTTTATGGTGTGCGCTGTTGGCATGATCGCCTCGCAAGGGGCTGGAGCAAATGTTGTAGTGCCCAAAAATTTTAATTACCATGTTTACCAAGGCATCTGCTGTGGGAAACTTTGGCAAACGAGCAAAGAAATCCGTACCAATCATTTTGTTCAGTGTAGGATCAGTTTTGGCTGCAGGAATGTTTCTGTAGTTATAACGACCACTGCCGTCTTTGGGATTACCAGCAAGTTTGGCATACTCTTCAAAAAAGTCGCAGAGAACTCCGTCCATGTCCAAGAACACTTCGCTTTTGCCTTTGAGAAATTCTTTACTCTGCATGTATAACTTTCAATATCACGGTGTTAAGATGGTTTTCTAGTTCTGTAAACAATTTGTGTTTTAGAGTGCTGCAAAAAAGTTCTGCATGAGCGGCTGCTCTTCGTTGAGCTATTCGCTTGTAACTGCTGGAGTCTACCCATTGTTTTATTTCATCAGCTAATGCTAAATTTCTAGCTTCATAGTTTTCCATCACTTCTAGTGATAATTTATTGACTATGTCTAATACCAATTTGTGCCAGTGCAAGGGCAGTTCGTCTAACAATGCATCCAACAGAATAACATGATTACCTTTTTTTAACTGTAGTCCAGACAGCATACATTTAGCATGATAATGTTCGCGAATGAATCTAAAAAGAGTATCGTTGTCTATCCAACTGTTAGCAGACTCTACAAATTTTTGTACTACCATGGCATGCTTGATCTCTAGAATGTCTAGATCAAAATGCAAACTCAGTATCGGAATATTTTTCCGCACATCGTTTAGTTCAGGCATCTGGAGCCAAAATTCTAGATCTGGATGTTGTTGTCTAAACTGCAAAGGCGATACTGGGTTGTTGTTTTTGTTATTAATACAACTGCCATGCAACAGAGCTATTTTTGCATTTATATCAAAATAGCGTTGGTGGTCACTTACTGAATATATTGGTGCCATGCTCTGAACAAATTTTGACAAAAACTGTTGATGCTTGTAACACTTCTCAATCGGAATATCCTGTGATTCAAAAGTACCAACAGTGCTGCTATCGTTCAACACATGAACTGCAATACCATTCTGATTCAAAATTTGAGTGCGAACAAAGTCAACCATGCCGTTGCTCCAGACTCATTTCGCGTGTTTTGATATCAGTTATACGCTGTTTGAGATCACCAAGATCTCCTTCGGCCCGCAAAATCTTGAAAACCAAGTTTTCAGGACTGAATTCTCCGCCCCGGGCCAGACCAGCCTTGCGCATGTCGCGTATGCTCTGCCATAGACTGTTTATGGTCATAGCGTCATCATCTTTGAGAGCTTGTGCTATTCTACCTTTGTAGGTTTTGTACTTTTGTTCTACGCTGGCATCATCCACCGTGGCCTTGGTCTGCTTGGGTTTTTGAATCCAGCGATCGTTGAGCAAACTGAATATGCCCATGCTATGATGTGGCTGTTCAACATCCTGTACATAAAGTTCCACATCATACCCGTGAATCTTAAAGTCAAATTGGTCGTTGTACTGGTATTTTTTTGCGTCGAACAGTTCGCGAAGTTCTGGGTCATGTGCATCTGGTATTACCACAACCAAATGTAGATCAATATCGCTGTTGGGAGTGTAGGTGTAGGCTGCGTTTGATCCACTTACTGTAATGTCCACTAGATCAAAATTTTCAACACCAATAAACTGCTGAAAATCTCTAGCAATCTTCAGCAGTTTGTTGCGCACATCAGGCAGCATTTGCCCGTCGCGCCATAGGGCAGGATTCAGTGATTCATGAAATATCACTGCCTGCGATAGCTTGTCAAATTCTTGTAAACGCATTGTTGCACCCTGATCGTGTATTTATTGCAGGATGCAATAGCTGTTAATTTGAAAATTAGCGGTTTTCTAGCACCCGATCTGCTAGTCCATATGCAACTGCTTCGGTTGCGTTCATGAAAAAATCTCGTTCCATGTCAGCAGCGATTTCGTCAAATGTGCGCTCTGCACTGTTGTGCTGTACATACACATCTGTTAGAGTATGCTTCATTTTGAGTATTTCTCTAACCTGAATTTCCATGTCTGTGGCTTGCCCGCCAGCACCGCCCGAAGGCTGATGAATCATGTGTCTTGCATGAGGAAGTATGAGTCGTTTGCCCGCGGCGCCTGCTTGTGCTAATAAACTACCCATAGAACAGGCCTGCCCCATCACAATAGTACTCACACTTGGTTTGATAAATTGCATGGTATCATAGATGGCCATACCTGCTGTGACCACACCACCTGGGCTATTGATATAGAACAAGATGTCTGTGTCTGGATCTTCGCTTTCAAGATACAGTAGCTGAGCCACAATCAAACTGGCACTGTGTTCATTTACATCAGTGTCCAACATCACAATACGATCTTTGAGCAAACGACTGTACAAATCATAACTGCGTTCGCCTGCTGAAGTGCGTTCAAGCACCATGGGTACCAAATGTGGCATCGAAATCTCCTAGTTGAATTATAGTGAATTATAGTGAACTATAGTTAATTATAGCAGTGATCTAGGTTTTGCGCAAGTCTTGATGGCGGAACCAGCGTTTTTGTCCATGAGACTGTTTGAGAGTCAGTTGCCAGTCTTCAAACACATCTCGCCAGAGAAAAAAACTTGGGCCATGAGCACCGCTGTTGAGATGCATTTCTCGTCCAAATCGTTCTTTATGATCCCAACGATATATGTCCCACTGCCATTGGTGTACCATTTCATGCGCCAGTGTGTTGCAAAACCATTGGGGACAAAACCACTTGTCATAAAGTTCTATGGTACACCAAGTTCCGTTTTTGTTCCAGCCGCCTTTGCGTTGTCGTGTGTCTTGCCAACTGCAACGACCCCAGGCCTTTTGCAAAGTGCCAAGTGTAATGTTAGGTTGGGTCAGGGCGTTGTCAAAAATGTAACGATTAATAGCCCTATATAATGAATCCACTTCTTGTGGCTCAGGGCGATAGGGTAATTTTTTTTGAACACTGATGCCAGGCAATCCTGCGTTCATATATTGGGTTATTAAATGTGGACGCCCCATAGAAAAAGCCCTCCGCTGACAGTATTTACTACTGCACTGGGAGGGCTTTCTATATTGCTTAAATTACTGCTTGTCCAACTCGCGGAAAGCTTCTGTAGCGCGGCCTGCGGTGCCCTGGCGGATTTTTTCATCCACCTTTTCACGGCGTAACACATTGGCTTCACCCATGGGCAGAGCTACTAGCACATAACTACGAAAACGAGTGCCTTCGCTCACACGCTTGACCTCTACTACTTCTGAGCCAGTTACATCAACCTTGCGACACATGGCACGAATAGCCATTTCACTGTTTTCTGCAGAGGTCTCGCCCACATCCTGACGGAACACACGACTCTGCTTGTCTACTTCGCCACCTGCTGCTATACAGATTTTACCAAATGCAATTACCTTGGCTTTTTCATCTGCCATGGCAAAGTCTGGGCTAGTGGCTGTGCCTGCGGCGTAAACTGCACTCTTGCTTTCAGGCAGTTTTTCCATCCACTTGGGAGCTTTGTCAATGGCTCGTTCGGCATACTTTTCTTGCCGTTCGCGCTCGGCATCGGCTCTGCGTTGATAAGGGTCGCTGCTGGTACTAGAGCAACCAACCAGTGTCAGCACCATTGCGCCAATTGCTAGTTTGAGTTTCATAGTGTTTCCTTATTTAGATTTAATCCAATCACCTGCTTTGCGCAGATCTTCACCTGCACCACCAACTGCACCACCAACTGTGCCACAGCCTGTTAGAATAAAAGCCACTGTCAAAATTACAAGTTTTTTCATTTACGACCCCTTGGGTATAGTTTACACAATCATAGTTTAACAAAAATGAAATTATTTGTCAATCGAATGTATCCATTTTTCTGCAACATACCATTGTTCACGATTGATCCTGCAGATCACACCTTCGCTTTGGACCAAGCCACCTTGGCCCATGGGTACCGTTTCAGTGAACCATCTGCACTCTGTGCCTTTGTGTTGAAAACTTTGGCGTTTGGCCAAGTCCCAATGTGGTGCAACCTGACTTTCTTTCACAGTTTCGTGTTTTTTAACCGGACGCCATTTGGGAATTTCTTGATCAGTGCATATTAATTCTTGATGCATGCTGGCGGTACTGCCAGCTGCTTCTTGTAGAATTTGGCTGTTGCCATAGTCCTGAGCTTGGACGCACAGTTGTTCTACATTTGCAGACCCTGCGTTGAGCGCGGTGCCCTGGGCAGTGTGCCACTGGCCAGCAATCATAACACGAAATGTTACTGTGCAAGAAATTTGGCCATTGAGGCGTTTCACTTCTCGCTGTACATCAGCAGTGCGCTCAATGCGTTCGCGAAATTGGTTCAGTGTAACACTCTTGTAGTAACATTCAGCAGATACCGATGCACTACACAAAGCCAACACACCAGCGATTATTTTTTTGTTTGGCACCATGTCTCTAAGTAATTGATTTTTCTTCGCGCCACAGCCTGGTTCCAGCCCTGTGCATGGCTGCGCCGCTCAGCGTAGGTTCCGTCGGCCATGCTGTAAATGGCACCGCCGGTACTGTTGACTATTTGGTAATTTGTGATACGCCATGCAGGATTGGGGATTTGCCGTTTCAACAATGCAATTTGCTCGTCCTTGTTGTTGCAATCAACAACAAAATTCTCAAGGTCCTGCAAAGGCATCAACGCCACTCTAGTGCCTGGTGCGCTGGCGCAACCGCTTAGTATCAGCGCCGTCGCGATGACACTGGCTGTACACAGGTGCTTTTTATAGTCCATATTAGATTCTTTGCATTAGCAACATATCTGCGTTCGTAATCAGAGCGTTCTGGATTGTATACACCTGCAGCCAGTTGATGTTCTAACCAACGCACCTGGATGGCTGCATTGGTACAATCTGGACGCATGGTGCTTAAATCATCTCGCTCCACCAAAGGAGGTGGTACAGTGGCACAACCACTCAGTGCCACACACCCCAGTATCAACCAGCGCGGTACCACAACATCACTCCGCGCAGAGCTGATTCGGCCTGCTCACGTTTCACACCAGTTTCCTGGACCACAAAACGCACTGCCCGATCAAAAGACATTTGACGACCAAAGATAGCCGTGTTAGCGGCCTGCTCAATTTGACTCATGATTCTCCATTTAACAAGTTAGAGGTTTTCTCGTGCTTGGGCCGACGAGAGTAAGCCTTTTTGTTTTCTACTCTTTTTGGCTTGAAAGGCGTGCCAACAGCAAACAGTACCATGTGGGCACGAGTACGCGGGCGAGGCATTTCAAAACAAATTGGAGTAGTCTTTTTCATGATGTTTGTAGTTTAACGAAATGAGTATTTACTGTCAACCTTATTTGAATTTGGCACTGAGCAAGCCGCCCAAGAGCACAGCCGCGGCCCAGGTATTAAGAGTGTAAGGAATTAACAGTGCCGGAAACAGAGTATTCAAACTCCATACAATCAGCAAAGGACCTGCAGCCAACACCAGCAATATACCAATCACAATACCAATTTTGAATAGCATGTTTACCTCTTTGAAATAATCTAGCTCATAGTGTAGCAAAACTAGCATTAAGTGTCAACCTAAAAAAAAGCTCCATAATATGGAGCTTTTAGTGTTGCAAAATTAACAACTGTTGCAAGATTAGTAACAATCACGAAACTGTCTATAAGTCCATTGTTTGTACAAAATTTCCAAATCTGCTTCGCTTTGTGGATTACGACTAGCTATCCAACTTTCAAACTCACTAGGGGTGCGAAACATCTCTTGAACTCTTTCCCAAAGGCCCTTGACAGTGATCACTTGCTCTTGGCTGGTGTAAAGACCTTGGCAAAAGATTCAGCAGTTTCTGAAAAGTACTTGCTGTAGTCGTATTTGGCAGTTTCTTGTGCCGCTTTTACCATTTCTTTACCCATAGTTGTGAATGCATCTGTGCTAACTTTTACTGCGGTCTTGGCAGATTGAGCCTGTGCTTCGACCAAGTCTGACAGGGTCTTGGCAATTGCTTCGTTTTGAATAAACTTGATTGCTTGCTTTTGTGCAGTAGTAACTGTGTCGATAACAGTGTCTGTAGTGTTGAACATGTTTTTCTCCTTTAGACGAAATGTTCCAATTTACTTGATGACCCAGAATTGGCGTCATGTTTCTATTGTACATTTATTTATGCGGCAGTGCAACATATAAACACAGATTTTTTCTCCGAAGCCTAGTGAGTGATCACTAAATAATTAACTATCCATAAAACTTACTTCGAAGGAGATCAAAAATGGAAATTCTGTTACTACTTGTAGCGGTTGTGGTAGTGGGTACTATCTGGTACATTAGCACCCAATCTACTAAATCTAAGCCTGCCCAACCAGCGGCACCTTACAAGGTCGAAGCGCCTGCTGCTCAGGAGTCCACACCAGTGGCTGAGCCCGCAAAGGAGGTGATTACTGAGACTGCTTCCAAACCTGGCAAGGCCAAAAAGGCCCCTGCCAAGAAGCCTGCAGCCAAAAAAGCTGTCAAGCCCAAGCAGGCGGTCAAAAAGCCCGTGCCGGCCAAAAAGCCAACAAAACCCAAGAAATAAAAAAGCCCCGAAAGGGGCTTTTTTAATGACTTTCTAAATTACACCTAGTTTTTTAGCATGGGTATAAACTTGCTCACTGGCAAGATTTTTACCTTTGGCTTCACACATGATATCGCCCCACTCTAGATGCGATACTGCCCATTCGTTCACACGCTCATTCCAATAAAAGTCGCTGTGTGCTCTGAGCTTTTGCTTTTTATAACCTCCATCAAGGAGTCCAGCAAGATCGGGAGAAGTTCTGGAGCAATGATCCACAAGAATATCTTCGCGACTAATACTGTAATGCAAAGCAGGACGAGTACCACGCCAAGAGTCAATAACCCTGCAAACACGATCATCCGTTGCCAGGATGTAGTCGCCATTCGAGTTGATCCAATGATGGTGAAGGTCAAGAACAAGAGCCACATGTTCACCAACAGCAAGAGTACAGTCCAATCCATTTGTCATCTCATCATTCTCAATGGTTATAAGATTCCGTGCTTCTGGAGTCAAGCGACCCAGTGTTTGCAGAAACTTTGCTGGCCCACCTTTACCAGACAAATGCACATTGATCTTGAAGCCATGATCATGCCATGACGCACCGTAGCCCATCCACCGTGCCATGTCAACGTGATATTCAAATTCTAAAATACTGCGTTCTACAATTTCGGCCGACTCACTAGCCAACACACAGAACTGTCCAGGATGGAAGCTGAGTCGTACATCTAGTCGTCTAGCAGTTTCGCCAATGGGTGCAAAGATCTTTTCACAATGCGCCTGCACCTCAGCTCGTTGCCACCAGGTGATCCAGTCTTTTTCAGTGTAGCCTTGTAGCATTTCTGACCCCAGTCGCACCATTCTGCGTTCTGCAGGCAGTGTGGCCACACGCTCAATCAGTCGCACAGCCGCGGCAGCGTTGTGGTTCATGATGTCCCACTGTCGTTGTTCGGCCTCTTCAGGATGCTCACGCAACCAGCGCATGGTGGTACTACGACCGTTGAGTTCACGGTCCACAGCATTGACTTTCATTCCGCCACATTCTGACGGGTCGTTCAACCATTTACAAGCAAAGCCAATTCGTTTTGTTATTGCCATGGGTCTTTATCTTCAAAAGTTTCAAGGATTTTGGTAAGCAGGAACATAACTATACCGGCTATGCAACCGGCAAAAAGCACTAGCAACATGAAGTCAGTAAAGTTGTCCATATGTGGAGTATACGCGAAAAAAGATTATTTGTCAACTCAGTGTGCCAAAACGGCTCCACGCTCCATTGCCCAAACTGATCCAGCCAGCTGGTTGCCCGGGGCCCGGAGCACTGTTGAACAGTACAGATCCTTTGGTTGCACCATGTGCAGGAGTACCTGCACTGAACCCAATTTGTTGTTGCCCTATGTACAACTCATTGATGCTCACGGTACCATCTTTGTTTAGAACCAAATTGTCTTTACGGTTAGCACTGAGTACCACAGTTTGGTCCCTTGGCGTTCCCACCCATGCCACATCGCGTTCACGCTTACCAAACCCAATTTCTACTTCTTGATCCCAAACACTGAGTGCATGTCCAGGTTCTAGCGTGTTTATGCCCACTCGTTTGTCGCCAACATACAGTGTTTGGCTCAACAATGCTTCGCCTGTGGTTTGTAAATCGCGTACTAATCCTAATCGTGTGATATTGGTGTCTGTCACACTATAACTAAGTTTTGATCCATCGATCACAGGATTGCCATTGAGTGTTAATTTGTTGAGATCAATACCATGTTCTTGTATGCGTTCAAACAAGGTGCTGCTGAAACCGTCGAACAGTTCTGTGTTTAGACTCTGTTTTGTGGCAGCCACGGTGTTTTCTATAATTCGTTGAGCAAATGTGCCAGTCATCGGAACATCGCCTTTGATATGCAGGTCACCTTCAATTACTGTTTGACCTTTGACTTCAAGTCCCAGACTGATAATCTTGTTTTCAATCACTACTCCTGCATCCAACAAGGTCATCTGAACCTGTGTGCTCTTGTCCTCAATACCGTTACTGTTAAAGTTTTGTATTGTGCCACCGCGTATGTTGTTACCACTTACAATTAGGGTTCTGGAGTTGATTGCATCACCAGGGATGCTGGCGTTGGGAAAAGCAAAGGTAGCTAACTTTTTACTAATTTCTGTGAGCACAATTTCACGCACAGTATGATTAACATCTATTTCATTGTACAGTTTGTGTTTGACATGCTCTGTGGCCAGGCGTTTGGTTTCTGCTTCAAAGCTGTTGACCACTTGATCTGCAACAGCATCCAATCTTTCTTGAACTCTGGTGTGATCCACTTCCATGCCGGCAATTAAACCGTCCAGCTTGGTACTGGCCAGCCAGTTCAATTTCTTTTCGTAATCAATGTTATCTAACCGCTGCGTTAATGCTGCGGTTACTAAATTGTCCACACGAGCATTCAGCCGTGTTTCAATTTGTTTAACTAGATTTTCAACTATACTGTCTACTTGATTGGTTATGTCCATTTATAAATCTCATTGATATCACATGCTCATAATTTTTCTTGATCAGGCTCTTGTACATGATGTTCTTGTGTATTAAGAATTCACTTGCACCTGCATCAATGCTGAATTTTGCGCATTGTTTGAAAAACATTTGTCTACAATCAAATCCTGCAAAGGCTCGTAAATTTGTACCAGTGATTTCGTACACGCTGCGTTGCCAAGCGTTTCTATCTTGTACATCGTAGTCATGATATTCCAAATACAAACTGTCTGTTTGTTCGCTCTTGACCACGCTGGGTATACTAAATTCACGATCCTTGAAACTTTGATTTTTGTAGTCTCTTAAAGTAGTTATCACCAATTGGGAACTGAGAGCGCAAATCTTGTTTAGATTTGCCAACTGTTCTTCGTCGGTTTTTGCAAAAGTTAAAAACTCATCCATGGCTATTACTGCATCAAATCTGTCGTGATCAGCTGACATATGATGCCACTCCATGTATTTGATGTCGCTACGATGAGCTTGCAAATAGGTCATTATAGAAGGAGTTACTTGTGTCACAGTTATCTGCTGTTTGCTGTCCATGGCCAAAATTGCAGGATTAAACCCAATAAACAACAGTTTTTTTGGAGCAGCACGATAGTGAGAAATCACATGATCAATGATTTCTTTCTTGCGTCTGATTGTTTCATCTTGCTTACTGCTGTTGCAAAAGGCATCAAAGCCAATTGCTGAATAGTTGATAAATTGCATTGTTTTTTTTGTCCCTGACAACTTTACAGTATATTTAGTGCCACCCAAAGTTTTTGGGCTAGCCCATAAATACCTTATAACAATATCAATAAGGAGCTGTAATGGGCGACATCTTCAAAATCATTGGCGATCTAGGATTTCCTATAGCAGTAGCACTAGCCGGCGGTTACTTTGTGTATCTTACAATTAAACTTTTATTGCAGGGTGTGCTAGGCAGTATTAAAGGCATGGCAGGCATTATCACAGCCTTGGACAATCGTGTAAAAACCATGAATCACGATGTTATCCGTATCGACACTATTGTATCAAATGCACTAGGGCTTAAACCTGACACTGATCGTATTGCCAGAGCAGATGGCAAGAATGACGCAAGGAGAGACTGATGGGTAAGTATCAAAAATGGTGGGACAGTCTGAATCCACAAATGCAGGCCTATCTAAATGCACAACCAGTTTGGCATGATCGCGACTTATATAAAGCTGTGTTTTACGGTGCAGTGATTGGATTTTTATTGGGATTGCTATTTTGATCTTTGAGGCATTCATGGTATTTTATTTGTTAGAATGCATGGTATTGATCATGTGGTATCTATTGTACTGCAAAACTAAACCTGAAATTAAAAAGCGCATGTATGATCCCTGGGGATTCTGGAAAGGATATAATTGATGGATGTTGTTGAATTAATTAACAAGTATGGATTTCCCATTGTCATGGCTGTGGGCATGGGTTACATTATCAAATATGTGTGGGAGTGGAGCACCAAAGAAGTCAAGCCAGTGATTTCTGAAGCAAACACAGTGCTCATAGCCTTGATTGATCGCATACGCATGTTGGACAATGATTTGATACGGTTGAATCAAAAAGTAAATACAGTACTGCATCTGCGAGGCAAGATGATTGAAAGCGATCGCGTGATGGAAACTGTAAAGGTCGAGCGCGAGGCAGCCAAACAGTTTGACCAAGCTGTGAGATTAGACGACGGAATTCACAGCAAACCCAAGAGTAAATCTAAAACAGAAACGTCTGACTCGTCAGATGATAAAGAAGCCAGAACAGGAAATCCTTGATTGCATGACAATCGTGTACATACACGGTGCATCTGCCACCAGTGAAAGTTTTACTCGCATACGAGAACATCTACCCAAAAGAGACCTGTGCATAGATTATCACAGCAGCGATGGGTTTGACACCAATCTCAAAAAAATGATTGAATTGTTGGACAATGTTGAAAAAGTGTTTTTTGTTGCCCACAGCTTGGGCGGCATCTATGCTATACATCTTGCAGATAAATTCCCCAACAAAGTTTTAGGCGCAGTTACTCTTAGCACACCCTACGGAGGCAGTAGAGAAGCAGACTATGCTAGATACTTTTTGCCTTTTTCACAGCTGATGCGTGACATAGGAACTATGAGCCGTCCAATGAGTGTTGTAAAAGATCTACGATATCCCAAGAATAAGTGGACCAATGTGGTTACCACTCAAGGTGCAAGTCCTTGGATCAAACAAGACAATGACGGTGTTGTTACCATTGAAAGCATGCGAGCAGTTACCGACATGGAACTGATAGAAGTTCCTCTAAATCATTATGAAGTGGTGATCAGCGATAAAACTATAAACATTATCAAGGATCGCCTGGCAAGAACACCCTTAGGACCGTAACTTAGTTACGAGGGTGGCCGGCTGCTGGCCTCAGAAAACGATTCGCTACCGTGGACTGTAAAGTGAGCATTACTGTTCTAGCTCTTTCAATTCACTTATAAACTCTGCTTCTGGAATGCGTGTGCGAGTATTTTTACTGCCCAGCACCACCACAATTCTATCGCCCAAATCAGTGTCCATGAGCATGACAATGCATCCGCCACTGGTAGTTATCCAACCAGTCTTGCTTACTATCACTCGCTGAGTTCTACCAACCAAGGGATTGGTTTGAGGAAATAAAAAATACTTTTTCTTTAGTTTGATTTGTACTTTGGTCTTTTGACTGGCTTCAATCACTGCACCATAAGTTCTGGCCGCACGAACAAGCATGACAAGTTCTCTAGCAGTACTGACATTTCTAGCATCTAGGCCTGTGGGCTCATATACCACACTGTTGACCATGCCCAGTGTTTTCATCTTGATGTTCATTTCATCAACACAGGCTCTAAGCCCGCCGGGGTAGTGTTCGCACAAGGTCTGTGCAGCACGGTTGTCACTCTTGACCATGGCCAGTTCAATCAAGGTGCGACGACTCAGAGTTTTTATCTTTCTGGGAATATGACTTTTAGGGGCTCGAGCCAGGGTAAGCTGTTCCTCCATGCTTTGACCTGCGTCTAACACAGTCATTACTGTGAGTAGTTTTGTGATACTGGCTATGCTGCGAACTTGATCCGTGTTATCGCTGCGGATTATGTTTCCTTGTGGATCTGACACAAGCCAGCTTTGTGCGGTAAGGTGTCCTTTTGCGACAGTTGACCCATGACCACAAATGGCGAAAAGTACCAATCCAATAATAATTTTATTGAACAATCAAAAATCCAATCCAAGTAATTATTTAGAAGTGGCACGATATACGCCATCCCAATCCTTGGGCAGTTTGGCCCGTTTCATTTCTTCACAGCGCAGGATCCAAAGTTCATAGTAGTGATCCATTTGTCCGTCAAACTCGCCTGTGAGTTCTTGGCACAGTTTGATAGCTGCATCAAACTTTTGCTGTCTATACAGCACAATCATTTCATCATGAGTTTCTTTGGCCATGATGTACTCGGGCATGCCACCTGCATTGGTAGTCAACGGAGTGTATATATTTAACCCAATTGCTTTGCCTTTCACCGCAATGCAATCTAGTTCCAGGCACAAGAAATCATCCTTGACCATTTGATAGGTGTCCGGGCCAATGATTATGAGCACCCCATAGCCTTTGGTTTGTCCTTCCAGTCGAGCAGCTACAGACACCGGATCGCCCAGCACATCGTATCCCATCTTACCTTCAGATCCAATATTGCCTACCAAGATCTTACCGGTGTTGACACCGGCGCCCATGCCCACTGGTGGTTTGCCGATGCTGGCCAGGTGGTTGTTAAACTGTTCTACCGCTTGGATCATTTCCATAGTAGTCTTGACTGCACGATAGGCATGACGGTCGTCGTTAACTGGTGCACCGTGTATGTGCAAACTGGCGTCGCCGATGAACTTGATCAAACAGCCATCATTGGCAAACACAGGTCGGCTGATCGCAGTCATGTATTCATTCATGATGGCAGTGAAGCCTTCGACATCTGCACCATACTTTTCTCCCAGTCCAGTAAAGTTGCGCATGTCTGTCATGATCACTGACAGCACTTTTTCTTCACCGCCCAACTTGATCAGCTCGGGATTCTTTTGCAGTCGTTCAACAATCACGGGACTCACATATGACCCAAATTGTTTCTTGATCTGTTGCTTCTGTAAGAACTCACTCACAAACTTAACGCCGTAAGTATGCAAAGCCACGAGCACAATACCAGCCGTGATTGCTGTCGCGTCTGCCAAGACGAGCCAGTTACTGAAAATATACTGAGTAACAGGAGCCACGGCAACGACCCCAAAAACAGTTGCACCCAAACCAACATAAGTCCACCTTGATAAAGAAATAATAATTAGTCCCAATAACAGCAATGTCAGAATCTCAGCGCCATCTGCATAGTCCGGACGCTGAATGGTAACATTGTTAAACATGGTTCCAATCACAGCAGCCTGCGCATCGTTGGGATACACCGCTCCTATGCTGGTGGGCACAGGATTTGAAATACCAGCTGCGGTAGGACCCACAAGGACTAGTGCGCCTTTAAGGTCTGCAGGCAGTTGTGTAATACTATAAGCGTGTGACTTTTGTGACCAGTCAATCCATATGCGACCAAGATTGTCCGTGGCAATTGGACCAAATTTGGGTATGCGCATTTTTTCAACGCCATACTCATTTAACTTTATTTGAAAGGTGGTGTCACCTGCTGCTACTCGCAACACTTCCATACCCAAACTTGGGTACAGAATGTCATTGACGCCAAATATCAAAGGCAGTCTTCGATTGACGCCATCTATTTCTGGCAGCGTGTGAGTACCACCTATGCCTGCCGCAGCATTTTCTATAGCAGGAATGTTAGCAATAATACCTGGATAGTTTACAATGTTTTCGATCCACTCTGGCCCAAGCACTGCACTGCCAGGATTGCGAGGTTTGTTTTTTGTTTGATCACCTGGTACATTGGCAATGACCACAGGATATTTTTGCATTACCGCAGCTAGAGCAGCATCCCCGCCTAGCCTGTCTGTGTCCGGCATGAGCACATTCAGCACCACCAATCCTGCACCACGATTGTAAAGATCTTCTATCATGCGAGCATAGGTGTCTCGCTTGAATGGCCACTGTCCGTACTTGTCTAAAGCAGTTTCGTCAATGTTGGCCGTAACAATGTTGTTTTGTGTAGGAGCTTTGTCAGCTATTAGAGTATCAAAGTAGCGTAGTCTTATACTTTCTACAAAGACAGGATCAGCAATTCTTATACTTATAATAAGTGCCAATGTTAAAAGTGCGGTCCACGGATTTGACAGCACAGCTTTGATTTTGTTTTTCATTTAATTATTTAAGGTTCTAGGTATTTGCCTATGGACCAGCATTGTATTTACAATTACACAGATTCACCTAGTAACAAAGTAGAACCATCACCAACACCCACAATGCAAGCAATGCCTTCTGTGTTCATTTGCAGCATGGTCCAGGTGCCCAGTTTTTCATTTACAAACAAAGTATACCTGGTGTGGTCCACTGGATTTTTAGCTGACCAAATTGGTTTTTCGTTATAGTTAGACAAGGAAAAAAGCAAACTTTCAATGCTGTCGCACAGTACCGGTTTACGAGCTTCAAATGGTTGGGCATTGACATTGGATAGTATTGACGCAAATGCTACGCATGACATAATTAATTTTTTCATTTGTTGCCTCCGGTGGTGCAATATTTATGTAAAAAAGCCCTCCGAAGAGGGCTTGAAACACAGCACTTGAGTATAGTTGTTTTAGTTAAATACCCATCTGATGCTTGCCTGTGCTGTGGAGTGTGACACACCATTTTGATACTGCTGTCCCACAGTAATACCTCCCACAATGTTTTGTCTTGGAGCAAAGTTGATTCCTGCTCTAACAGTGCTTAGGCTAGTATCTGTGTGACTGGCTTCTAGCATGAAATTCACAGCGTCTTTGATCACAGTGTCATAGCGCAAGCCCAGTTCACTCACTGTGCGAGTACGATTAACACTGTCATATGACATGGCTGTGATAGCATCACCAGACTCTATCAGTGCATTGCGCTTGTTCTGTTCCACACGAATACCACCAAACGGCCTAAAGCCGCGCCAGTCTGGCGTATACAATCTGTTGCTGATCCAAGCATCTGCACCTGTGGTTTTACCAGAGTTTGAATAACCTAGGTCTGGCAACAGATGATAGTTGGTAAAACTGTTCTGAGCATAACCTACATCAGTTTTGAACAACCAATTGTTATGGTTGTACAGGCTGTAGATACCCACATGGTCTTTGGTAAGTGATCCACCTGCATCTTGCCCTGACAGTGTGCCGCGCACATGATTGTATTGTAGACCCACTACCCAGTTGCCCTTGATCTGTTTTTCGTGCCCAACACCAAGGCGACGGTTGGTTAACGAGTAGGTGTCGTTGGTGTTGGTTGTGCCACCTTCTGTAACTAGATACCACCAGCCTTTTTCCTGACTACCAGCATTACGAGTTCTGCTGGTCAATCCTTCACCATTGCTGGTATGACGACTTAACACATCGCTGTCCAAGTTCATGTTCATACGATTGTTAGCTGCCTCCAACTGACTGTATTGATCAATTCTAGTGTAATAGTTTTGATTGCTTGAAGTTGTTACAACTTCGTTGGTAGTAGTTACATTGGTTGTGACATCGTTACGCACAGTCACAGTTGTCACTGGAGTTCCGTCGGCGGTAGTAGTAGTACCATCACTCCAGGTTGTTACTGTTCTAGGAGTGGTAACTGTGGTCACTGTTACAGGTGTTGTTTGAGTTGTAGTAGTGGTCACAGGTGTTGTGCTTACCACTGTGGTTGTACGCACCACTGCCAACTGTTTGTTATCAGCTGTGGCGTCACCGCGGTTATTGGCATGAGTAACTACCTCTACAGTGTTGCCACGCACAATAGTAGCACTTGTTACTGTGGTGCCTGGGGTTTCTGTTGTCACAACCTGCGAAGTACCAGGTGCGGTGCTGACCACAGTGGGGGTAGTATTCAAGCTAGATGTCGCTCCGGATGTGCCAGGATTGGCCACTGTACCATCGCCTGTGTCTGTGCTGGTTGTTGTGCTGGCGCTGTTGTAGTAATAGCTGACTTCAGATACTTGCACACTGTTACAATTTTCAGTTCCCAACCAACCACCACCGTAGGCCGCCATACAGTTTGTCATGTTAGGATATAAATCCAGAGCCTTGGTGCTGTCAAAGGTGATAAAGTAATACACATACGCATTGGTATTGGTAAAAGTGATATCGCTAGATGCAGTGAAGCGACTGTCACTGAGAGTTATGGCTTGATTGTCAACAATAGTAGTCCAAGTCTTGCCATCATTGGAGCCAAACAAACTGAATTTGCTAGGATCTCTTGGAGCATAGTCGTTGGCAGTGGTTATAGTTAACTTTTCCAGCACACGACCTTGATCCAGCTTGATTGTAAAACCAGCACTGGCACGATCAAAGTTCAGGTATTTTGTGCCTGAGTTGCCATCAATCACATTGGTAGCACCTTCTCCCGACGGACTGTTATTGCTAGTTGGAGTCACTTGTACCACATTAGCACTGGTAATTGCTGTGTATGTTGGCGTGGTGCTGCCGCTACCGGCTGTTTGCCCTGCTGCCAATGGGGTGGTGCTGGCCCAGGTGTAACTGCTTATATCACCGGCACTAACACTGGTGTCCATATTGGTAAAACTGGCACTGGCACCGTAATTGTAGCCCTCTGCTGTGGAAATTACATTTCCAAGCCATCCACTACCAAGATAAAAGATAGCTCCACTTCCCAGTGCTGTTATCTGTCCTGTAGAGTGGATTATTCTATTCAGTGTGTTGTCACTGTTGTACAATCCCATACCATGAGTGCCATCACCATTGTCAATGAATTTGAAATATTGACCAGCGGTGGCTGTGACAGTTTGGAAATTGGAATCATACGGTGCAATAAAATTTGAAGCGTTTAAGGTAGTTCCGCTCCAGTTGTATTGCACATCAAAGATTTGATTAATACTAAACGCACCATCTGTTACTGCGGCATTGGTGTTTGAAACCATGCCCATGGCCAAGGCCATAGCGGCCACGAAGGCCATTACTTTTTTTATTATCATTTTTTTCTCCAACTTTATTATTGTTATTGGTGTTGGTGCTAGTATTTAGGCCAAAATGGACAAACCAAAAAATACTGAGTTATTGCTGTGTTATAGTGAGTGAGCTGGTACTGCCTTTGTTGACATTTTGTATAATGGTCTGACCGTCTTGGTTCAAAGTAAATGTAGCATTTTTATTGGTATCAAAAGTAGCAGTGGCCGTGTGTACACCTGCTTTGTACAGTGTGACCTTGCTGGAATCTTCATTGAAATAATACAACAGTCCCAGTGACTTGTTGGCGGCATAGCCAGGCAACACTGGTATATCTAGTTCGTTGCTCAACAACGAAGCATTTTGTCTGTCTAGTTCATTCAATTCATTGTAGGCCAATAAATCTGCGTCTAAGTCATTTCTATCCAAGGCTGTTTTTTCATCTAGCGCATTGACATCTAATTTTGAAAATTTCAGTAGGTCAATATCTAATTCATTGAAATCCAACAGTCCTTTTTCTTTTCTGGCTATGCCTGCTTGCTCTGCGTCTGTTATTTCTTTTGGCTTGCTGATGATCAACATGTTGCTGATATTGGCTTGATCCAATCTTACCACCGTGGGCTCGGTAGGCGGTTGATAGGCACTGTTGACCATGGTGGCCTGATAAGGAACATCCAATAACACAACTCCTGCTAGATTTCTGACTTCTATCACACCTGTAACACAACCGCCTTTGGGATCACAACTGGGCAGCAGCATCACAAGGCTGCGCCCTAGTTCATCCACTGTCATGGAAAAATCAGTACCTCGTACGGCAATGGTAGCAGTGGGTGTTTTGATAGCTACCTGCTGGGGATTGTTTTTGGCTATCTGTCCCGAGGCATATCGTGCCGTACCCAAGGCCATGTTGATGGCCAACTTGCCTGATCCTTTCTTTGGATCATATACAAAATCATCTATGATCATTTTTGAATGTTCAGTGAGCTTGACTGTGGTTTTGTCTTCAAAGGTAAGTTCGGCCCGAGACTTGGCTGTGGAAATGGCGTCGTTCATTTCAACACCAGTATTCACAGCCGAGGGAATACTTTTCTTGTTCCTCAGAATCTCTGTAGGACCAGTTTGTTCTGTTACTTTGCCAACTGCGGCAGCAGCTTCAATCGGACTGAGTAACAGTAACGTTGTTATTAGAACCGTTGCTGGTAATAACTGCATTTTTATTTGACACTCCACTCTGTACCAGTGTAACCGCATTTGGTGCACCGTTTGCTCCACTGCCCGATACCGTAATTTCTCCTGAATGCAACCCCACACCAGATGCAGTGTGTGTTACATTGTTGTAGTTGCCGGTTATGGCTATGGTGCTTCTTGTTGTTCCTCCGCTGAGTGTTTGTACAGTGTTGTTATTATTACCAACTATTTCAGATCTAATGGTGTTTGCATTGCAGTTGGAAGCCAATGCTGTACCGCAGCCTACAGTTTGATTATTGCCACTACCATCAGCAGATATAACCACAGTGGCTCCAGTGCCATTGGTTTCATTGTTTACCACTACAGAAACAGTGTTACTGGCGCCTATTTGCGTGATAGTCACGCTGTTAAGATCGCCTTTGATCAGTGCAGGATCATCTGTGTTGCCTGATCCGTCAACATTTCCATTCACAAGATTACCAGCTCCTGTTTGCGTGATTGATACTGTGGAATTATCTCCTATTTGCTCAATGTAGACATCATTGGCCCAACTGTTGGATAGCATCAGCCCTGACGCTGATAGCATGACCAACAAACTTTTCCACAATCTACTTTTATTTTTTATTTTAGTTTTCATTTTAGCTCCAGATGCTTGTGCATCCATGTGTTACTTTCCCTTACTGCTCTGCTCCTTTGAAGGCGGTGCTCTCATCATTTTTGCTTCTTGCATGACTTTATCTCTCGCTGGGCTGCTCCGTTGCGGGGGCTGCGCTGGCATCTGACTGGGATGGCGCGACGGTTTGTGATTGAACCAACTCATCTTTGTTCTCCTTAATTTGCGTTGTGCCACTGGCTGCAAGTTTTTTATATCTCCACAAGCCTTTCTTTTCGCCTGCTATGACCATGTCATGTACTGCTTGTTCTATGGCAACTCGCACAGCATAGGTAGTCGGTTCATTAAGAGCAGATCCATTTTCAAGCTCAAGGGCCTTGGTACCTGCGTCTACAAAACGCAACACACCCACATTGTGCTGAGTGCTATAGATAGTTTTGCTAACAGCATTGCTTATTAGAACTTCACCACTGTTAACACTGATCAATCTGAGACTGATAACGATTTCATCCACACGGTATTGTTGGCTTCCACCAATGCCTAAAAATCTAGCACCGTTGCCGCCACTTCTTATGTTGCTGTCATACCCTATAATGCCACCTTCAATCAGCACTCCTGCCACAGTCATTGGTTTCAATGGCCTAGCATCTTTTCCTTCATATACTTCTCGTTGATTGCGTATCAGCTGGCGCTCTTTGATCAGATTATCAAGCCCCACACGCTCTACCACTTTGAACCAGTTGTTGGCGTCTTGCAGTGATTTTATTAAAAACACTTCTGCGCCCTGAGTGACTGCTTTTGAAAACACAGCCAATCTGTCATTGGGTTTCATCTGCCCTGTTTTGTCCGCAAATCCATACACAGCTATGGTTATAGGTGGCCCATCCAAGTCAGGTAATTTTGTTACTAGATTTTCTTTTGGCAGTAGTGCAACAGGCTCTTCTTTGTTCAGGTCCATGTTTACATGAGCACATCCCGAGAGAGCTGTCGCAAGGATTGTGTATAGCAAGATGTGTTTCATTAAAATGCAAAGCTCGCTATTGGGACAATTATTTCTGTTCTGCCACCTGTAGCTTCAATTATGGTCAAAGTTACATCGGTGCCAGTTTTAACCCAACTGATATTTGTACCTTGAAAGTCCATGCTACCGCTGTTGCCGCCACCTTCAGCAAACATTTGATCAGCCAGCTGTTTGGATAATTGGGCGTAGATACGGGCTTCTACATTTACAAGAAATTTTGCAAGATTTGTTTGTTTTGCGGCTGCTTCTGCTTTGGCCAATGCTGCGGCTGCTTCTGCTTTGATTTCTTTGGCTTTGTTTTCTTCCATCTGGAAGATGGAAAGTACATGTTGGCTGTAGCCGTTGCCCGGTATAAACGCAGGGCTTTGAAATTGATGCACCAGCTCGGTTGGACGAGCAACCGCTGATACAGTGACTAGCGCCACCACCAGCAGTAACCTTTTCATCTTCCCAGCTCCTTTTGATAATTCCGCAGGGCTTGTTGATGATTTTAATTGATAGAAACGCCCTTGTTATGTAAGTATTTACAACATCAAGAGCATCAATTCACTGGTGCTATTTTGGTAAATTGGGCAGTATAAGTTTGGTTGACCCAGTGCTGATTATACGGTGCAGGATTTCACTGTAAAAACTGTCTAATTCGCCACTAAATTTTCCAATCAAACTTTTACTTAATTCTGTGGCCCTTGCACAATCGTTATTTTTTACAGCCTGTATCAACTGCTCGTGTAGTGCTACATTAGATTCAAGTGATGCCATTTCCATTACAATTTGCTCCACTGGCAACACACAAAAGGCAGGAACAAGGCCGTCAGGATGCGGCATACTGTCTAGCTCTAGCAAGGTATATCTTTTGCGTAATTCGTCGGCAACTGCTTGTGTAAGAACAATATGCATGTTACCACCGTTGACTTTGTTCTCTAAACGCTTCTAGTCTAGCTGCTTTATTACTTTCTGTTGCGGAACTCTGATTGCCGGTGTTTGCTAGCATGGCTGTTTGTACCACAGTTTGTTCAATGCTGTGTACTGTGTTCTTTAGTTCTTCTACATCGTCAAGTATAAACTTGATTCTGGTATCCATGGCTTTGACAATACTAATCAGTTCGTCAACTTTGCTATCAGTTTCTTTTTCGTACATTAGGCATGGGCCCTTTCTTTAGGGTTAACAACTTTTGCTTTTTTATATATTTCTTGAACACCAATAGCTTGATAATAACAATCCATAAGAGCATTGTGTGCTGCTCTGCGCGATTTATCTCTTGGGTCGCCGTGTACACCAAACAATGTACGACTGTCACGAATTTGCCAGAATTGCCATGGTGTGGGCTTGCCCAGCTGGCGATACAAGTTTTCTAAAATAACAATATCAAACGCAGGCCCTTGACACCAAATACTGTCAACTCCTACTAGAAATCTGTTCAGACTGGAGGACAATGTTTCTAGACTCACTCTGTTTGATTCGCCCATGGCTTCTTCAAAAACTTCAGATTCTTGTTTTCCCCACCAGTCAACAGTTTCTTGTTGTACATGACGGCCCAGGCTCAGTTGTTCGTCGACATCAATGCGCAGATATAAACCTGCTTCTGCATCAACATCCTCCTCCCAGGGATTGAATTTCACAGCGCCAATGGTTAAGATCACGCTTTCTGGGCGTGTGCTCAGAGTTTCTAAATCAAGCATCACATCCATTAGCCGTCTACCTCAAGTTTGATTTGCAAGGGAAATCCGTTGTTTCTTGCCAGCAGTGTGGTTTCTATACCTTTTTGCTCGGCCAATTCAAAAGGATACACTGCTACAACACCACTGCCTTCTTCATGGATTTGAACAGTTTTGGCTTCGGCAGCTTCGGGTCCGTATTTGAATATATTTTTCAAGCATTCAACAATAAATTCCATGGTAGTAATTTCATCATTGACAAAAATTACTTTGAATAGTTTTGGCTCTTGAACATTCAACTTTGGATCATGTTTCAAAGCATTTTCTTGTCTGGGCTTGATAGCAGTGTCGGTTGGCATCATTTTCTTTCCAAAAGTAAAAGGCTACGAGTTGCCTCGTAGCCTACATTATATTACTTAGAGAAAGTAATTGCAACCTTCTTGGGTTTTTGTGTTTCCGGAACTTTGTGTTCCAGAGTCACAGTGAGAATGCCATTGGCCACACCAGCACCTATCACTTCCACACTTTCATTTAGTGGAAACACTCGTTCAAAGTTACGAGTGGCCAGGCCGCGATGTAGATATTGCCAGGTTTCTTCACTGTCGCGCTTGCGTTCACCCCGAATGGTCAGCACACTCTGTCCATAAGTATTTGTCACAGTTTCAATGTCTAATTCATTTTCCAAAAAGCCAGCCACTGCCATTTCGATAATGTATCTATTATCACCTGTGCGAATGATATTGTGCGGTGGGTAGTTTTCTTGTTTGCTCACTTGGAAAGAGCGTTGAATCTCTTCAAACAGTTGGTCAAAACCAACAAAACTGCGATGTAGGGTGGGTAGATCTAGAGTTACATAAGTGGTCATTTTATTTTCTCCTTTAAGCAAAATATGACTTGTAAGACCCCGTAGGCATCTTACATTTTATTTATACTACATAAAACTGCATAAGTCAAGTATTTTGATACTAATAACTTTTTGGAGGCAAAGCATCGCTGGCTAATTTTTTGAGCCAGCGTCTACGAGCTGCACTTTTGGCTTTTTTCCTGGCCGTAGTAGGTTTTTCATAAAATTCACGCTCGCGCAGTTCTTGCAGTAACCCGCTTTCGGTAACTTTCTTTTTGAATTTGCGCAGTGCTTTTTCCACTTGGTCGTTGACCACTTCTACTCGTAAACCAGACAATTGGTTAGACTTAAATCTCATAATTCTCCTATTGAGCAACAGTATTAATTATCATCGATTCATCAATGATTAAATCTTTAATGCCTTCTTTTTTCAGCTGAGTCATATTGAACAGCAAAGGCATCATGGTTGTTTCTAAAACAGCTTTGAGTCCTCGAGCACCTATACCCATGGCATGAGCCTGTTGAGCAATAGCAAGTACTGCACTGTCATCAAACTGTAATTCAATTCCGTCTGTTTGAAAAAAGAACTGCATCTGTGCCAGTAGACTATTTTTTGGTTCTAATAACACTCGCATTAGATCTTCTAAATTCAAACTATGCAATGGTACCGTGACTGGAAACCTTCCAACAAATTCTGGAATCATGCCATAGCGCATGAAATCTTCAGCTGTGGCGCTGTCTGTGTGATTGGTTGTTTGCAAGTTAGTAAACCCAATGCTGCTGCCGCGTAATCGTTTGGCAATAATACCATCAAGCCCGTCAAAGGCTCCGCCGGCCACAAACAATATATTACTTGTATCAATTTCAACTGTTTCCAAAGCTGGATGCTTTTTATTTCCATTCATTGCAACACGACATTTTGTTCCTTCAACCATTTTAAGCAATGCCTGTTGTACACCTTCGCCCGACACATCTCTATGAAGACTAGCACTTTCACTCTTACGGCCAATTTTATCAATTTCATCAATAAACACAATGCCCTGCTCGCAGCGTTCTACATCATTGTCTGCTTCAGATAGCAAACGGCCAACCAAGGTTTCCACATCCTCGCCAACATAGCCGGCTTGTGTGAGGCTGGTAGCATCTGCAATTACAAATGGCACATTCAAATATCGTGCAATTGTTTTGGCCAACAGAGTTTTGCCAGACCCAGTAGGACCATAAAATAACAGGTTACTTTTTTCAATTTCAATTTTAGGTTTGAAAAACACTCGTTTGTAGTGATTGACCACAGTAACGCACATGGCTATTTTGGCGGCGTCCTGCCCCACAATGTAGGTATCTAGAAATCGTTTGATTTTTACAGGATCAAGAGCTCGGCTGATTTTTTTATCAGACTTGATATTTTCAATGCGTTCTTTGTCAAGAATGTTGGCACACAGTTCAATGCATTCATTGCAAATTGCAGCTTCATTGGCCACAATCAGTTTGTCAACTTCACTGCGAGCCTTGCCGCAAAAATCGCAGCTCATGTGCTGCACTTGATTTTCAGCCATAATTTTTGATAAAGAAGTCCATGGGTGACTCTATCTTTTGCTTGTTTGCCAAGAAAGACTTGTTTCCGTAGTAGTACACATTTGGTGCTTTGAGCAACTGTTTCTTTATGTGATCCACTGCGCTGTTTGCTGTGTTTAGAATAATTGTGTCAACACTGTTAATGGCCTGTACTAGCCAGATTTCATCCAACATGATGTCACTGTAGATGTAAACATTGAGATTCAAGGGTGCAGTTTTGCACCACAGAGCAAGGGTATCAATGTCATTCCAGTCTGCATCAATGATAAGCACTGACGGAAAGTCATCATCAACAAAGTCTGGTGGAGTTACAAAATTACTATAATGTTGTGTCATTGCGTTTGAGATGTTGTTCAATTTCATCTTTTTCAGTTTGACTTAGATCATCCACATCAGTTTCACCTTTGCGAATGCTGTCAATCAAATGTTCGATATACGCTTGGTTGTAGGCCAATCTGTCATTGCCAGTTTTATCAATTTCAATCCACTTGCTGTTGTTCCATTTGAACAGTCTGCTTGGCAAATAATCTACTCGTAGAAAAATGTCACCTTTTTGCGGACTGGCAGGAAATTCAATTCCAAAATCTGCGTTCTCGTTGTGATCTGTGACTGGTGCTGTGTACTTGCTAAAATAGCGTTGTTCGTAACCTAGTTTTGGATCATAGTTTGTTTCTTCGCCTGCTATGATTTGTTCTGGAGCAGGTGGCTCTGGGTCGGGCATTTGAACAACTATTTCTTCAGCCACTTCTTCCACCAGTACTGGAGGAGGCAGAGGAATCTGTGTCAATGCTGCATTTAATTTTTCGTTGCGTTCTTGTGCCAGTGCCACTGCTGCCTGCAAATCAGATTGCAAACTTTCAATGTATTGTTTTAACTGTGCCACTTCGGTGTCACTGTTGGTAAGCTGTATGCGCAGTTTGGCCGCTGTGTTATTGGCAGTGATTAGATCTTGTGCAAGTTGTGTTTTATCAGCAGTCAAGTCTTGATTGGTTGCTGTGGTAGCGTTTATGGCAATCTGCAGGTCGCTCTTGACCTGTTCGGCCTGTGCCAATTGAGCTTCAAGTTCTGCTCGGCGCTGTTCAGTTTCAGTGACTCTGGCCTCTACTTGCAAAAACTCTTGAGCAAGATTATCTAAAAATTCCTGTTGCTCGCGCACTTTGACTGCCAACTGTTCTTCAGATTCTGACACTGTTTTGGCTTGTTCTACCATGGCATCGACATCTATTGCAGAATCAATCTCAGCCAGTTTTTCATTGGCTTCTTGAGTCAGGCGTTCAGCTTCTTCTGCGTCCAGGGCCTTGGCAATCATCCGGCCGCGCCAGAAAAAGCGTTCAACTTCTTCAAGTTCTTTCTTCTCGCGTTCTTCCTCTGAAAGAGGATGTTCTTGTTCGGTTATTTCTGCTGGCTCTGGTGCCTGTACAGGACTTTTTTCTTTTGGTTCAAACACCGTGCGTTCAATTGGGCCTGGCCGGTCTTCTTCATCATGTATCCAACCGCCGCGACCTTGCCTAGCCCATTCCAGTTGTTTGTTGCCTGCGAGAATGAGTGTGAGAGCCAACGGATCAAACACAATAACAATCAAGATGATCACCCAGCGCACTGCGGCTTCCAGCATGTTCTGGCTGGCAGCATCTCCGTAGATCAGGGCCGCAATGTATTTGATAGGCCCAACTTCTGCCTCCACTTTTCGGAATTCAGCTCGCAGTGGCGCGGCCTCTTGGCTAAGGGCAGTAATAGTTTTCTGTTCGGCCTGGATCTCAGACTGAAGTCTGACTCGTTCTTTCTGCTGTGAGCGACGGATTTGCACAGCCTTATCGGCACCTTTTTCATCACTGCTTCGGCCCATGACCTGGTCCACAGCTTCATCCATCTGTTTAAGAGCTTTACGATTGGCCTCAATATTGTCTTTGGAGATTTGAATTTTTTCATCATATATGGCAACCCGAGCCATGGCGTCACCTGACACTAGACTTTGGTCACCGTGTGCTTTGGAGAGGAATCCAAAGATGCCCATGCTTGTGAGTAGCATGAGGAATATGATAGCAGGAATGAGATACAGCTTGAATGCCATGCCGACCCGCTGCCAGTTGTTGTGCAACCAAACAGTTGCTACAATTTTACCTGCTTCTAGTGCACCGCCCATGATCATGACGGGAACAACTGCGGCTGCAAAAATGGCTGTGAGACCTACCACTGAATAGTAGGCAGCAATGGCTGAGATTAGTACAGCCACTATGAGAATTAGGTATCCAAAGATCATATGATATTTACCAAGGGTTTGGCACTATATTACACGATTTATCAGGCTAGTGCAACTCAAACGGTAAATTATCAAAACTCAATGGTGCGTATTTTTGTTGTGATTTGCCAATCAATGGTACTGGTGACTGCTGCGCCCGTGGGTGCTTCTAGTCGTAGCACCAGATCCTGGCTGCCGGCTGTGACATTAGCTTGAAGAAAAACCTTGCTGGCATTCACGGCGCCGGCTGGCCAATTGGTCGCATCTGAATTGTACGCAGTTTCCTGCAACACCTGATCCAACACAGTCCAATTGCCGGTGCTTGATGCATAGCTGATGGTGGCAATCCATCTCTTGCGTAGGCGTTTGACCACTGGTGGATTTACCGCAGGATCTGTTACATAGACTCCTTGCACATGAAATTCCACATCTGATTGCTGATTGTTGGTGTAGGCCAGTGGAAAACCTCCCAGGGCTGAGTGATACGCAGTGAGACTGATGTTGGCTCTGTCACCGCCTGCAAAGCCGGCGTAAGTTTGAGTAAATTTATGGGCCACAACCACTTCCCTGAAGGAGTCTAACTCTCCACCATATTCAGTCCACTGGGAAGTGATTGCTGGGCTGATTGTGTAGGTTCCGGTACTGCTGTCATTCATCACAGGGTCAAAAGATCGTCCAAGGCCTGTGGAAGAAATCCTTCCGGCCACGGACTGGTTATACCCGACGGTGGCTCCAAATGTACCTTGCGAATTGCTTCTAAGATTCAAAACCAGGGTGGTACTGCCGGATCTTGCTGTGTAATGAGTCATTTCAGTCTGCCCCACAACACCTGATCCAATTACCGAAATTCTTGCACGAGTACCTGCTGATCCGCCGCTGGCATCTTCTCCTGCAAAGTCTATGTTGCCATAAATCTCGCCACTGGTCACTGTGGTGTCAGGCGAACGCACGAATTGTATGGTAGTTGTGTCCGTGCCAGTCATGATCAAATTGCCACTGGCATTGATGTTGCCTACAGAAATATTGCCTTCGCCTACAAAAACATTACTGGCTATCACACCTCCATTGGCCAAGATATTGCCAGTGATATAATCAATATTTGATTGTATGGCTTGCACATTGCTGTAGGTGGCACTGATGTTGGCATTGGCTGCACTGACATTGTTTTGTAAACTTATGATGTTGGCATTGGCCAAAGAGATGCTGATATTAGCGGCAGCTATGTTACTTTGTAAACTTGCAATGTTTAGGTTAGCTGCGGTTGTATTGGCATTGATGCTGGTGATAGTGGGATCAACAGGTAAGTAAGCAGCCACAACAACATTGCCATAACTGCCCGCCACAATAATAGCAGATGTTAAGCCTGCGTCTACATAGGTTTTCATGCTGCTGTTTGCTGAAACAATGGCTGCATTGGCTGCATTGACATTGCCGATCATGTCGGTGGCAAAAGTGGCCAGGTTAAGTGCAGAGTTTCCAATGGCCAGTTGTCCATACACCGTGGTACTACCTATTACTCTCAAATTGCCTGCTACGCTGTAATCTTGTTGTGCCATTTTTGCAATCTGATTAGTTCACTGTCACAGCAACATAACATCCTGCTGCCAAGGCTGTGAAACAAGTGTAGTCGAGGTGGAATGCAATATTCATAATGTTGTCCTGTTTGGGTATTTACTAAATTTTTTCGCCAATAAAAATGTGACTTTGTCTTTGTGATACCCAAGTATTGCTGTTAGTTGATCCGTAACCTGTGTTGATTGCTGAGCGTATACCCGCATCCAGTCCCGATGCATCATATACTACCAACACCGCAATGCGGTCACTGGCCACTGCACCCAACGCACTTGCTAGTGCGGCGCGGGCTCCTGGTGCTCCACCTGTATCCCATGTATCATACTGGGTAGGACCAGAAACGACATCACCGTATGAATCTAGCACTACCAAAGTATGTCCACGCAGGGCTGTATTTGCCACTGTAATATCGTTGACCACAATTCTGGCATTTTGATAACTGGGAACATCGTAGGTTGATGACTCGGCATAGATCTTGTTACCACTCACATACTGTGTGGTTGATATTGCTACATTTGTGCCAAATGCTTCGTAGAATGTAAATGTGGATACTGTTTCAATCCACGGGCGTCCAACTACAAGTCCGCCTGCATTGGGATTGTTAATTATGGCATTGCTGTTAAACTGTGTGGGTAACAATGTCAAATCATAAGTTGCTCTAGGGTCGCCTACAGCGGCTCTGTTGGCAGCGGCCAGATCCAATTTGGCCTTTTGCCTAAGCTCTTTTGTTGCCAGTGTCGATATGCCGTTTGCAGCCATTATTTTATTCCCTGATAAGAGTATTTATGGTGTTGACTGTTTGAACTGTTTATGTTATATTCAGGCATGAACATCCAAACTTTGCCCACTCTGCTGGAATCAGCTGAAATCACCTGCCCAAGTTCGGGCAATCAACGAGCCTACGCTGATCTAATAGAAGAAAGTGCTTGTGCCATTGCGCAGAATCAATTTGCCGAACAGTATCGCAAGTCGCGTTCGGTCAAAAGCACCGAGGATTTTGCCTTGATTGAAAACGGGCGCACCATCTACATTGATGTAAAAACTCGTCAGCTGGGCACGGATCTAAACATGCCCAACATGATCAGTGTGGACAAGTTAAACAAACTGTTGGATGATGTTGACACAGAATTGTACTACTGGATGATTGACTATGAAGTGCGTGAGGATGGCTCTGCACAGGTCACGCATACCGAAATGCGAGCTGTATGGGACTTGCCCTGGTCGGCCCTGGCTATTCAAAACCTTGGGCTAGGGCAGTTGCAAATTGCCAATTGGTCTGCAATGAATCAACCCGGCTTGCCCAGGGCCGCATGGCATGCACAACTCAAACAGGAAATGCGGGCATTTTACACCCGTCAAGCTCAAAAGTTCCTGGATTTGGCCAGCAAAATCTAGCACAAAAACTGTTGCAAAAAAGTAACACTTTTGTACTACTTTTAGCCCTGCAAAATCAACAGGTTAGTGGGCACTAACTTAGCATTTTTGCAACAATTCAAACGGTTGACCGTTTTGGCCCGTTTTGCTATAATAATGACATGAACTTACAAAAGCCCACTCGCAAAAGACGCCAGGACACCAACCATGCTGTTTACTGTATTACCAATACAGTGACAGGTGCTCAGTACATTGGCATCACAGTATGCGGTGGCAATGTACGCAAGGCACTCAAAGTGCGCATCCAAAAACATGTTCGCCGCGCTGTTACAGAAAACAAAGATTGGGAATTGTGCAAGAGCATCCGTGAATACGGTACACTTGCACACACCTATGGACTTGTTGAAATTGTGCGTGGCCGCAAGCCAGCTCATGCTCGTGAGCGCGAACTGATCCGTACTTACAACCCTCAACTCAACTCACACTAAGGAGGCAATATGATCACAATTGATCCACGAGCCATAGCAGAAAAGTTTATCCGCCACGGTGGTGCGTTTGATCGTGGCAGTGCAGACAGCTACTACCATCGTCCGGCCCGTCCGCATTACTTTGCAGGTGATACCTATGCAAGTGATCCTATCACTGCCGAGCCCGGCTCGCCTGAATACGAAGCCTACATGGCAGGCTATGAGTACAACGAAGCACACGGTGACAAAAAAGACTGGGGTTAACATGTCCTACACTGTTTTCAAACACAATCAAGAATACGGCCCCCGCAAGGGGCTGGAAGGTCCGTTTCATTTTGCCAATGGACGAGTGTTGTACTACGATGTCCGAGCAGGCGAGTACTGGGATCCCCGCACCGACTTTTATGTTGAGCGCGAGGAAGTGGACATGCTACACTGCATGACTGTTGAACTACTAAGGGCTTGATATGAACATTGAGATTCAAGGACTCACACCCAAACAAATGGCGCTGGCAGACATCATGTGGGCTATCAGTAGCCGCGAAGGCGTGGAGAGCTTTATTAGCACACTGCCCCGATCGGATCAGCGTGACTGCCGTACCATAATTGAACTCATGCAATTGGCGTTCGCAGATGAGATCACGGATACCACAGAAGCACAAGAACTGCTATCACAGTTTTAACTGCACAACACAAAACAACAAGCCCGCTTCGGCGGGCTTTTTTGTGACTAGTGTATGGTGCCGTCTGTATCAAAGTCCAGCATGTTGATGTCTTTGATTCCTAATACCTTGAGAATCTTCTTTACCACTGGTGGGGGATTGAGATTGAATTCGTTGGGCGTGAACATGTGTTTGAGTTCGCCGTCGGGCCCAATAATAAACCCGTAGTCGTTTTCGTCAGCAAGGTCTTCCAGTGCCTCAAGTTCTTCTACTTCTACTTCTTGGTCTTTTTGAATTTTGTTGGTCATGGTAGTCAGCCTCCAGCCGACACAAGTATTTACTAATCTGCTGCCTTAATTTTAACACAACAGATTGATCTGTGTCAAAAGCACTAGAGTACACACGCCACATCACTATGTTTTCAAGCTCAGGAGAATCAATGCTAAAGGTGCCATGCATGGCACTTAGTTCAGCAGCAATACTAAATCCATATGCTTCTATTTCTTCCCTAGTGCCTAGATATTCTTGCTCTTCTTTTTTGTGCGAACAATGTTCATGACTCGCATATTCACGAATAGCACGATATTTTCTGCGCTTGGCCTGTTCTCGATGAACAAACTCATGACCCACACACTCAGCAACATCAAAACAAAGCCTACGCCACTGAGTCTGATCCAACACCAAGTGCTGTTGGTCTGGGTGATACAGTAGGTTCACCTCCACGCAAAGACCACGAGCTTGATCCTCATCTGGGTCGTAATTGCCACTCACGCACACTTGTCCTGTTTCCACAAAACCGTGTCGTTGTGTGGTAACTTTTACCAATGGATTTTTTATCGACTGTCTAAAAACTGCTGTGAGTTGGCCAGGTGTGATTGACCCTTGATGTCTGGGTACTCTAGCTAGAGCATACATCAAGGGTACAAACATATTATTTGAAGATCATTAACGCCATGAGCACTGCTTGAATTGCAAACCCTAAACCAATGGTAATAATGTTCAGGCCATCTTTGAGAATGGTGGCTCTAGCAAACAGCAACAGCAAACCACCCCACATGAACAACACCATGTCCACGGGTGGCATGCGATCGCTCAGGCCTGCGGCTGTGGCAATCAAGGTGGGAATAGTTGCTAGGTGGATCAGTATGGCTGCAAACCAACCCAGTGTGTCTGCGCTTAATCGAGCAAAGTTTTCGCTGAACCAGCGTTGGATCCAGCTACGGAATCCGTCGTAGTCAATGTGACCTTGTTCATCTTTGATTTTGAAGTTCATTTTTGTCCTCGGTTGATTATCTTGCTTTGTTATCTGAATAAAAGATGTGACGTCCAATGGTGGCTATCTTTTCTTTACCCCATCTTGGACTCACATAGTCTGCATGATAGTACACAGCATCCTTGAGTCCGTCCAAACGGAATCCTTCCAACAGTACCTTTTTGGCCACTGCCATGCTTTCCTGATACGCGGCAGGATTCACTGGTTTGCGAACTCCTGCGTTTTCACAGTACCAGCTGAACTGACAAATTACTTTGTCATAGATCACACTTTTCTGGAAAATTACTCCGCAAACATCATCTGGCCATTTACCAGACTCCATGCGGTTGAGCGTGACCTGAGCCACTGCTACTTTACCTTCGAAGGGCTCATACCCTGCTTCGTAGTAAATGTTTTGTGCCAAGCATTTGAGTTCACGTTCGCGATCAGCAACTGTTACAAAAGTTGTTGGGTTGCTTGCAATCTGAGCTCGCAGATAATCCATCTTGGCCACGGTGACTTTGGAAGCTACCATAAATGCAAGCACAAGGCCTGTCACTATAAATGCAAAACGGATCAATGCTCCTGTAAACACTCGAGGTGTTCCTTGGGCGAGATTTTTCATATATTTCTCCTTTCAATTCACGGATTGATAAATCCGTAGTTCTATTTACGGACTCAATTGTAGACTAATAATACACTATAAATCGGAAAGTGTCAAGGCTAACTACAAAGATCGAAAATAAACTACGCTGTTAACACCGTTCTAATGGGTTTTTATACCATTAACGGCTTATACAACTGTGCGTCTTGAGCGACTTGCTTCATAGTATCCGGCCTGCAATTCAAAAAAGTGGCGCTGATATCCATAGTATGCATTGATAAAAATTAGATCCCTCGTTTGTTCTTCCGTGAGTCTATTGTTTACTGCATAGTTAGTGATTATGGTTTGTTGCTCAGTAGTGAGCCCAAAACCAAATTTTGCGCGGCGTTTTGCCGCTTCGTCTTCAATGTCAACCTTGGGCATTTTAATTCCCAAAGTTTGAAGTGTTTGAGTGTTTCTTGCTTCTGCTTGCATGGCCAAAATAGCTTGCCCTCCTCGAGTGTTTGGATTGGCCATAGTAGCAATAAGATTGTTAAATCCTGTGGCATCTGCCACAGCTTCAATGATATTGGTCACTAGTGATATCACAGCCTTTACACCGTTAGTGAAACTCCAAAAGCCTTCTTTGTTATCCTTTAAGGCCGTGAGCAATCCTGTGTTCATTCCAGCAGCGGCCGAAGATCCGCCGTCTGCTCCATTTGTTGCCGCAGTGCCAGCAATGGCTGTACCAATTGCCGTCGCAACTTGAGCAATGGTTTGAATAATAGAATAAACTGCGTAGCCCATGGCCACTGCGTTGGTAATTTCACTTACCAATTGCAGAGCACTTTCTAAAATGCCTTCTTCTGCATCTGCGCTGGCCTGTTGCACCACAGGGTCTGGTGAATTTTTCACTGCTTCCAGTGCAGCAATTAAATTTGCTTCCGCAATGGCGTTCAATGGGTCACCTGGATCATCATGCAGTTCGTAAAACTCCAATGCTACCAATAGAGCTTGCCCTTCAGCGGTGCTTTCGAGTCTGTCATTGGCTTCGCTAATTTTCTGATAAGCTTCGGTATGTGCAGCACCGCCGGCCGTGCCAATCAAATCAGTAAGAGTGGCTTCGCCAAACAATCCACTGCCAGAGCTTAGATATGGTTTAAGAGCTGCCATATCACTTTCAAAGCTGGGGTTGTTGATTAATCCAATATCAGGTAAATCCAGTTGATCTAGAGTTTCAGCAATCAACTCCCAGGTCACGCGATTGGTGATTCCAAGGCTGGCAATTTGTCGACCAAAGTTTTCTAAATCACCGTAGGGTATGTTATCTAGTGCGCTCTGTGTCATCAATACATCTGGCCTACACAGATCAGCTGCGGTTTGACAGTTGCCAGGCTGCGCCAGTATTACACCCGTGCGTTCAATAATTACTTTTAACTCGTTGCCGGTAATGAGCTTGAGTGCTTCTTTTATGGCCACTGGACTGCTGTTGAACACTTCCTCATCGTTGTCAATGAATATGAACTCTTTTAACAAAGCTTCTCGCAAGCCTACATCTTCTGCAATACCCTGTTCACGCAAACTGTATATCAGTCCGCTTGGAGTTCCAATCCATTCTGGCAAATTTGGATCCCAGAGTGTGCCAAGATTTCTCATGGCTGCGGTAACTGTGCGCAACCCTGCGCGAATTTGTGCACCGCTGATGGAAATGCCAGATGCTGTGAGTCGTCTGCCCGCAATAGTATTGCCAGCAGCTGGGCCAAGTTGTGCAGTTACTCCGCCTGTGATCAAATCTGTAAATGTTTGGCAAGCTGTGAGCAATTGACTCACACTGCGCAGTGCACCAAACACCTCGGCTATGCCGCTACTGGTAAAACTGGCCTGTTCATAACTTCGTGCTCTCAGAGCTTGCTCAAGAAATCGTATGGGACTTTGCACCAAATCATTGGCTCTCTGTACTGCACTGCCCACAATGTCACTGGGATTTATGCCGGCTGCTTGAGCTGCTGACGAAATCACACCTAGCCCCACTGTGAGAGCAAACCCGCCTGCATTGTTTTTAATAGCGTTGGTTAGAACAACACTGGTGCTGGCTGCATTAACTATAGCTGTGAGTTTGCCACACACTCTGGTTACACTTTGCAAACCACTGGCAACTGAACTGAAATCAGTTGGAGGGATAATTGCCAGTGGGTCAGTCAACAAAGCCAATAAACCCGTTGGCATCATGGGTGTGATATCGGGTCTATCTTTTCCTTCGGGATAAGGGGCCTTGCCCCGCGGTTGTTTACCAAAAGCTAAAAAACTCATTGCTGTGTCCTATGTAACTATACTTATCTGCCTGAACTCAGGTCAGATTAAAGCCCGGTTACAATGCTGCCAGCAGTAACAGTTTTGATACCTGTGGTAACCTCTATGTAATGGTCGCGTATTTCTTTGGCTGTGCTGGAGTGCAGTAGCACATGGCTTTTACTAACAGTTACTTTGAAATCCGGCTGTGAAGTAAACAGGCTTGAAATTAGCATGATACCTTTTTGACTAGGAACCACAGTGCATGGGCGTTCTAGTCTATATTCTGCGCTGCCATCTTCAATTACTTTGGCCACAATTTCGTCGCCATTGATTAATTTCAACGAAGCAATATCACCTTCACTGTACTTGTTGTTTTCGATTAACATTTTTATCCTTTGAGAGCTGCAAACCAAGAGTCGTCTTGACGACTCAATCCTTGATAACCACCTTCAATCAAGAGTTTACCGTCTTGATATATTTGTGGCACTGTTCTGTGTCCTTCGCCAACAATAAACTGTTTGGCTGTGTCATCTTCGTCTATTTTTACTTCTTGATAATCAAGTCCTTTTAACTTTAGCAAGTTTTTGGCCTGCACACAAAAAGGACAATTGTTTTTTGAATACACTGTGATCATTTTATAAGCTGAATCCTTTGAATGTATCGTTAGTGACATCTTGTTTTGTGCCACCAATCACATAAGTAGTTATCTCTGTTTCCTGGGGGGCAACTTGAACTTCTGCTCCAGCAATCCATTTTTGTGTCCACGGCAGTGGATTACTGCCAGTCTTGATATGGCACTTGAGACCCACGCTGTTCATGCGCTTGCAGGTCAGCCAATCAATATAATCGCAGAGTAGTTGCTCATTGAGACCAATCATGCTGCCATCTTTGAACAAATACTTTGCCCAGTCTTTTTCTTGAGCAGCGGCTTGCAAAAACATGTCTTCGCATTCCTGCAAAGTTTCTTCCTTGATCTTGGCAAAGTCATGATCATCCTGCGGTAGTATTTTCAACAGAGTTTGTGTTGCACCCAGATGCACATTCTCATCGCGACAGATGAGTTTGATAATCTTGGCATTGCCTTCCATCTTCTTGAGTTCTGCAAATGCCCAGGAGCAGGCAAAACTCACATAAAATCTTATGCCTTCTAAGGCGTTTACAGAATTTATTGCCAACCATAACTTTTTCTTAAGATCATAAAGATCAATCTTGATTTCTTTACCGTTCACAGTATGAGTACCGGCTCCCAGTAGGTTGTAGTAGCTGCCGTACTCTATCACATCATCATAGTATTTGCTGATGTCTTTGGCACAATCCATGATAGGTTGTATTTCCATGAGCTCATCAAAAATAATACTTGGGTCGCTGTAGACATTTCGTATGATGTGAGTATAACTGCGACTATGTACTGTTTCGTTAAAGGTCCAAGTGGCAATCCAAGTTTCTAATTCTGGTAAGCTGCACAACGGTCCAAATGCTGCACTGGGCGCACGACCTTGCACACTGTCTAGCAGAATCTGTCGTTTGAGATTGCTGGTAAAAATATGTTGTTCAAATGGAGTTAGTTCTTTGAAATCCTTGCTGTCATGTCCCACATCAATTTCTTCAGGGCGCCAAAAAAAGCCAAGTTGTTTATCTGTTAGTTTATCAAATTGTCTATACTTGAGAGTATCAAATCGTTGGATGGTAACACCACCGTTGGGATCTAAAAAAGCCAAACTGTCCACATGGGACTTCTTATTAATATTAAAAATTGACACGGTGTTTTCCTTAAATTACACAGCTTTCGCAGTCTTCTTGTTCAATGGGAGCTAGTTGTTCTTCTTTTGCTGAAAGTTTATCTACATCAATTTCGCCTTGGCCATCGTAGGTATTAAAATAGTATAGTTGTTTACCGCCGTACTTGTAAAACTGTACCACATGGCGCAGCATGTCGCTCATGGGAATTTTTTCATCATCGTAGAATTGTGGATTGTAACTGGTGTTGACACTGATGCCTTGATCAATGTATTTTTGTAACACTGCGCAAATGTTCATGTAACCTTCGGGGCTACGCTGATTCCACAGCAGTTCGTACTTGTTTTTTAATCTACGGTACTCTGGCACCACTTGTTTGAGAACGCCATCTTTGCTTTGTTTCACGCTAACATAACTGCGTGGCGGCTCAATGCCATTTGTGGCATTGCTGATTTGTGCGCTGGTTTCGGCTGGCATCAATGCCATTAGTGTGGCATTACGAATACCAGTGGCAAGAATCTGCTCTCGCAGACTCTGCCACGGCATGCGCTCTTGGTGTGCTACCAGTTCATCTACTTCTTTCTTGCGTGTGTCAATTGGCAACACACCGTCAGCATATTTTAGATCTTGCCAACGAGTGCATGGACCTTGTTCGGCTGCTAGATCAGCTGATGCCTTGATTAAATAATAACTCCATGCTTCTGCATATTCATCCACCAGAGGTAGTGCCTGGGGGTTTGAATAGCTGGAGTCATTCTTGGCCAGCCAATAGGCAAAGTTAATAATACCAATGCCTAGCGGACGAAATTCTTGGGTTGCCAGTTCTGCTGCTAGTACAGGATACTGCTGATAACTTAACAATGCATCTAAACCACGAACTGCTAACCGACACATCTTTTCGAAGTCATGTGGGCTTTTTACATTGCCCCAATTGATCGCTGATAGAGTACATAAAGCGATCCTACCATCTTCATCGTTGACATCGTTCAACGGTACAGTTGGCAAATCGATTTCACAACAAAGGTTACTCATCTTGATAGGAGCACGGTCTGGCTTGAATGGACTATGCGTGTTAGCATGATCCACATTTTGTAGATACACACGACCAGTGTCCTTGCGTTCCTGCATGAATTTACTAAACAACTCCGCTGCTTTGATTTTTTTCTTTCTAATCTTAGTATTGCGTTCAGCGGTTTCGTACAGTTCTTTGAAATGATCAGCATCCGTAAAAAATGCATCGTACATCTCTGGAACATCTTTTGGCGAAAACAATGTGATGTCTCCGCCTTGCAACAATCGCTCATACATCACACGATTGAACTGCACTCCGTAATCCATATGGCGCACACGATTGTCTTCGGTGCCTTTGTTGTTTTTCAGCACCAGCATGTCTTCAATTTCTAAATGCCATATGGGATAATACAAGGTGGCTGCGCCATTGCGCACGCCGCCCTGACTGCAACTGCGAGTGGCTGCCTGGAACAATTTGAAGAAAGGAATCACACCAGTGTGATATGCATCTCCATTACGAATAGGGCTTCCCAGCGCACGAATACGACCTGCACCAATTCCAATGCCGGCTTTTTGGCTCACATACTTTACCACGGCGCTGGTTGTGGCATTGATGCTGTCTAGGCTATCGCCTGACTCAATGAGCACACAACTGGAAAACTGTTTCTGCGGGGTGCGTACACCTGCCATCACAGGCGTAGGCAAACTGATGTCATGATTGGAAATAGCATCGTAATAATCTCTAACCCAGCGCAGTCGTGTTTCTCGAGAATATGTTTGAAACAGTGTGGCAGCAATCAGCAGATATGCCACCTGCGGTGTTTCAAAAATTTCCTTGGTCACACGATTCTGTACTAGATATTTGCCACGCCATTGTTCCATGGCAGCATAGGTAAAGTTTTCATCGCGCTTGTGATCCATGTAGCTGTTCAAAGTGTTCCACTCGTCTGCGGAATAAGCGGCGAGAAGACCTTTATCATAAAATCCCGCCTCCACATTTTTCTTCACCAAATCCAGCAGGGGCCATGGTTCATAGTCTCCGTAGACTTGTTTACGCAAATGGTACACTATCAGCCTGCCAGCCACATATTGATAGTTTGGTGTGTCTTCAGTGATAAGATCAGCTGCTGCTTTGATAAGCGTTTCTTGAATCTCTGATGTTTTAATTCCGTTGAAAAACTGAATATGACTCTTAATTTCTACTTCACTGGCACTAACACCTGTTATGCCTTCTGTGGCCCAGAAAACCACCTGGTGTAGTTTTTCTAGATCCAATGGCATCTTGGCGCCGTTTCTTTTTGTAACTTGTATTTGTTGACTCATTGATTCCTCTGACTTCAATAACGATCCAGCCCTAAATCAGCACTGGAATATTTGATAATTTGTACTAAGCTCTCTGGTATTGATTTTTTATTTACAACCTCGCTGGATTCTAAATTAAGAACATATTTCCCATTGTTAATCCAAACTAAATTAAACTGGTGAAGTGTTCCGTGCTGACGATACACACGCACTTCTAAATCACAATTTTTATGATCACTTAGATGTAGAGTGTACACTATTGCTAGAGCTTTTGCAAGATCGCAGTAGTAATTCTCGGCAATTAAAGTCCACGGATCTGGCCAAGTATCTGGCCTGTCGTACTCAAGGTAAAAAGGAGTAAAGGGTGCTCTACTCCAGAATCTGGCCACATGTTCCAGCGCAGATTCAATGGACATTGAATCTATTTCTTTACGAAATCTTTTCCAATAGTCCAACCGTTCAGCTGGAGATAGTTTCCACATGAACTTACTTATGTTTAGACAAACTTGGTTATTGAATATGTCAAGGTGCCAGAGCCGCTGCCGTCACTGGTGTATGCCAAGTTTGCCTGCGTGGCACTGATACTCATGACCTTGAAAGTTACTCCAGTAGGGCCCGGATACGAAAAATTACCCGCATCAGGATACTCAACATATTCGTCCATGTATTGCACATTGGTTCCTGCATGCACAATGTCAATTTTGCCATGTCTATATGCACTGGCGCTGGGTCTCTGCAACCAATAGTGTACTGTGGCAGCACCATTGGTTCCGTCAAATACAATACCTGTGTTTGCATTAGTTTGACTTGCACTAATGGTCAGCACTCGTCCAGGTGCTTGATTGACCTTGCCGAGACTTATACCGGTGTTGGCATCAAAACTCATGCTCACACTAGCTGCTGGTGTGCTTACCCGTGGTTGTACTGCATGATCTTTTTCGTCGCGAACAAAAACATCGCCTATGCTGTGATTGCCACTGCCACCAAATGTCACCACTGGGTATGCGGCAGATCCTATGCCTGCATAGGCTGTGCCAACATCATCATAAAAGTTCATGCTGCTGATTACAGAAGTGTAAATGTTTGTATTAGCTGCTTGAACATTAATGGCTGATCTAGCAATGTCGTCAAAGGTACTGTTTATTACTTTGATATTTTTTGTTTCAACCACCGTGGCTGTGGTGTCAATTACCACTGCCTGACTTAACTGTTTGAAACCGCAGCCAATGAATCTAATGTCTGTTCCATTAAGCACTGCACCTTGAGTGCAGTTGTTGAAATCACATTCAACAAAACTTACATTTCGTATAAAGCCAGAATTGCTCAATGGTCTTGCATAAACAGCATTCTGTAATGCAACATTGGCACTGTTGGGGCTGCTTTGACTGCCTTTGAACACCACTCGTATAAATTCAACTCGCTCAGTGGTATCTAGTCTTACAATATCTTGATTGACAAGATGTTCAAGAGTCATGTTTTCAATGTAAATATCTCGGGCCACTGTTGCACTACCAGTGCCGTAGTTTGCATCAATTTTGTTTTCGCTGTCTTTAAGTTGAACCAATGGATAAAGATTTGAACTCTGTCTAATTATGGTTCTTCCTTTGCCCTCGCCTTGCAAGATAGCAAAGCTGGGCAATTTTAGGCTGGCGGTAATTAGATACACACCAGCCGGGAAATGAATAATTCTACGCAGTCTTGGTGTAGTCAGTGAGAAGTTACCAAAATACACTTCGTCAATGGCTCGTTGTATAGCTGCGGTATCATTGGTGTTACCGTCGCCCACAACACCGAAGTCGCGTACATTTACATAATCATCAACTTTTTGCTGTAGCGTACGAGTGATCGGTTGATCTGTGGTAGGACCAGTTCGACTGGTGTAACCAGACTGACTGCCTCTAAATGTATAGGCATCACTGATGTTCAACAGATCTGAATACTGTGTGAGAATTTCTGTCACACCAGTCTCTGGTGCACCTTCAGCAATGGTTCCATTGCCAATGTACAGCTGGCGTGTGTCAACAGCCCATCCTAACTCTGCGCTGGCCAGCTGTGGTAAATCCTGTTGCAGCCCTTTACGGTGCTGAATTCTTGATATCTGAATAACGGCCATTTGCTAAAAACCCCTGTATGGAGTATTTAGCTCATCAGGTAGTATAGCTCAACTCGCTTGAGCCACTCTTCCTTCCAGTGTGCAAATTCAGTGCTTTCGATGGTAAATTCCTGGTATTCTGGGGTACTGTAGGTGCCATCTTCTAGCAGTTTTGGCTGTGCGCACATCAATATCACGCCATCCTGTATGTTGGTACCGTGTGTTTCATTGTGTGCTTCTGCATAGGCTGCAAGCTGTAAAAAATAATCTCCAACCCATTCGCGTTTTTTAGGCCGGTTGGTCTGCTTGAAATCCATAATTGCAGGACGACCCTTCCACACACCCACACAGTCTGTGGTACCCGCATATAACCCACTATAATAAACAGGCACTTCTGACCCCCAGAATTCATCCACATGACACAGGCCTTTGAGGATAACTTCTGCTGCCATGAACCAACTGGGGTGTGCATAAGGATTGGTAGGCAAGGGTTTCATGTCATCCTGCAGGATAAATGATTCCAAATAAGCATGCATACGAGTACCGCGATTGGCTGCTTCTGTGGTAATGGCTTGAGCACGTTCCACCCCCACACGGTTACGCCATTCCTGAAGTTTCTGCTTGGCTTCCTCTGGCTTGGTGCGATCTAGAATAGTAGTAACACTGGGTACTTTGCTGCCATCAGGCAAGCAATAGTGTCTCTTGCCATCCACAGTTGTTCTGTTGATTGGCGTGTAGTCATATCGTTGAATTATCATTTATATTCGAAAACTTTCCCCGCATCCGCATTCGCCTTTGGAATTTGGATTGCGAAACTCGAACCCTTCATTGAGTCCTTGTCTTACATAGTCTACTTCTAGTCCACTGATGTACACATGGTCTTGACCATTTACCCATACCGTGGCACCATTGCTTTCATACTGGAACCAGTCACGAGTAACAGGCGCAGTGTCCATGTATTCTAACACATAAGCCAGGCCCGAGCAACCAGTGGTTTTTACACCAATGCGTATGCCCACTCCATGTCCTCGGCGTTCAATATGTGCAATAACTTTTTTAGCAGCTTGTTCAGTCAGTGTTATCATGTGTGCCAGATCTCATCAAAACCTTCTTGTTCAGTGGGTTCTTCCCAGTCGCCCAGCATTTTTTCCAGCACTGAGTCAGGAATCTCTTTACCTGGTCTGCTGTCAAGGCGGCGTCGTAATTCCATTGGCTCCGGGGTAGGAAAAACTACAGCCACCATCTTGTAGTCAGGCAGCATGCGAAACTTTCTAGCACGGCTGGCTGTGGTAGTAGAAGTTTGATCCCAGATGATATCTTTTTCTTGTTCTCTAGCATCAATCACCTGAGCAGCCATGATGTTCACAGCCTTGGGCATGTACTCGTCAAATATTTCAGTATAAGTTTTTCCCTGGCGGTCAGCTTCAATTTGCACCCAAACATCTGTTGACGCATAGGTACAATCTTTTGCCCAGTCTTGATTAGACACCCAGGTGCTTTTGCCCGAGCCAGGTACGCCTACTAGGATATATGCTGTTGGCATCAATGTTTGCTCTTGTAGTCAATTATGGCTGCTTGAATCGCGTCTTCAGCAAGAATTGAGCAATGTATTTTAACTGGGGGGAGTGCAAGATGTTCGGCGATCTCAGAATTCTTAATAGATCCTGCTTCTGCCAGCGTCTTACCTTTGACCCACTCCGTAACGAGTGATGAACTTGCAATGGCTGAGCCGCAGCCATAAGTCTTGAATTTTGCGTCCGTGATAATGCCATCTTGCACCTTGATTTGTAGTTTCATTACATCACCACATGCAGGTGCTCCCACCATGCCTGTGCCTACTGTGTCGTCAATTTCTAATTTTCCTACGTTACGGGGGTTTTCGTAGTGATCTATAACTTTGTCTGAATATGCCATTTTATTGTGTGTTAGATGTATCGTAGGTCTTGGCAAAGATATCTGCTTTGACAGCACCATAATCACCAGGTCCATGTTTGACAATGTAGTCATTGCCTGTGGTGTAGTTTAGATTGCCCCAGCTGGTATGTAGTACACCGTCATGGTCAGCAAGTTTTGCTACCTTGAGTATTTTCTTAGGTGTGCATTCACCGTCACCGAGATCGTCTTTGTATTCACGGAACTTTTCTGGTGTGATAGGATACTGTTCGCCTTTGGGGCCTGTCATGATATAATGACCCGTATCGTAGCTAACAGGACCTTCTAGTGTTTCCACTGTGCCAGGGGCTTGTGCTATTTGGTATTTTTCAACAGCAGGCTTTTTGAATGTTTCAAATGATCCTTTTTCAAACCAAGCATCATTGATTGCTGTTTCGGCTTCAACTATCATATTACTGTACTTTCGAAAAAATATTGAGTCCATGTAAAAAACCCTACTGTTATTGTAAGGTATTTATTTGGCTATGTCAAGGATTTTAACTTCTATTAGAAGCAGCTCGTTTGGCCATTGCGTCAACAACTTTGGTAGGATCTTTGGCGTTGCCACTGTTCCCGGTGTCTTGCTCGCTCTCTGGGCTGGTACCGGGCTCATCTCCAAAGGGCTTGAAGCTGATGTTTTTTTCGTCTAGATTGGTAATGAGATTTTTGAATGCTGGCTTGCTCATCATGTTTTGCAGCAATTGGTAATTTAACACACGGCTGCCTGCCATGTTGTTTACCATGTTAATAAACCCCGCGGTGCTGTGCGGGGTTGTTAACTTTTTGTTATGGTCTCGGTTACGCAAAAACTCCAGCGTGGTCAATATCTGCGCAGTGAGTTGATCCGAGTCCTCACTCAAGAACTCGTGTATGCGCATGATTATCTCTTGCCGCGACCAAGTGTTTCGCCGCCGCCGGCAGCAGCATCGGTTGCAGCAAATTCATCTGGTGCTTCAATATCGCTGGCCATGTCTGGTGCAGGAGGAGCTTCCATGCCAGGCATACCTGGAGTTCCCATGTCACCACCTGGCATGCCCATTGGGGCAGCTACCTGTTCACCAGCCAGTGTTCTAGCAGCACCGTCAGATGCTTCGCGAGCACCTTGCAGTGCTGTTACCAACTCTTGCAGGATAGGAGTCACTGTGCCTTTGAAAGCATCAGCTTGTGGTTGACCAATTTGGTCACGAATGGTGTCCAGCAGTGCAGGTAACTGTTCGTTTTGCATTTTGCTGATGTCTTCTAGCATGTCCTGGAAGCTGTCTACGATGTCCTTGGCAGCCAGAATTGCACCGCTTTTGGCAATTTCGCTTTCTGTGAGTGGACGATTTTCGTCAATCCAACGATTGAGTCCTTCGCGCACCATGAGCATTTCCATGTACTTTGGATTCTTTTCTGCTGTGTGAACGCCAAAATTATACTTTAGACGGTTTAGGTTTTCTGTCAAACTGACGCTGAGCTCTCGAGCTTTGCGTAAATTCAGCTTGCTGTAATCAATGCGAAAACCAAAGCGATTTTCGTTGATTCTGTTAATCTTAAGAGATGAAGGTTTAGTTGCGAGTTCTTGCAGTTTCATGGTTTTTAGTTTCCCATACTTTAGAGTATTTAGCACTGTAGATTGTTTTTTGCATATTAGTTTTTAGATTTTCCAACCTTGGACGACTAATACTTAGCCTAGCTAAAAATAGGTCTTGTTTGAAAGCGTCATGACTACGCACTGCCTGTGCTAGTCCGTGTGTGTAATCTGTTACTTCTTGCAACATTTTTGTGAGAGCTACATCCATATGCACAAATTCTTGCGCTTTATGATACATGTTGCGGCTTTCGTACAAGCAAAACAACACAGCAGCAGGGGCTACAGAAAATGTGTGCAGCGTGATACCGTACTGATTTTTTACAATCCAGACACCGTGCTGTTTCTTGAGTACAAATTTACCAACACGATACAGATGTTTACCAACATCTACACATACGAATTCACGGCTGTCTACTAGAGCTTGTAGTTCTTTTTGGGTCCAACGGTCCAACATTCTTGCGGCTACTTCTGTTATTACTTCAGCAGTTGCAGTCATAGTGACTTGTTTAGACAAACGTTGATTGTTCTGGGATTTTTTTGTAATAGGTAACTTGCCCATTTTGATTTTTCCTGTACAGCACATCCTTGACCACTAGGTTATTGGCCAGCACAATCTCGCGTTCGTTGAGATCCTGCCTGGACACGCTGCTGTTATCGTAGAATTTAGAAAGGAGGTCAGCTTCCTCATTTGTTACGGGCATGGACACGCCCTGTACGACCTCAATAATTTTCATTTGTTTATAAAATGCACTAGCACGGTTATAAGCCCAGTTATTAAAACACTGATCACAGCGGTGCCAATGGCTATCAATTGTTTGCTCTGGCGATCACCTGCGCCAGCCAAGGTTTGCTTGATATCAATGATATGAGTTTCAAGCTGTTCGACCTTTCTTTCCACGGTCTCTAGTTTGGTTTCCAACTTTTCATACCTTTCCGCACACAGCTCGACGTGGGCTTCAAGGTTGGTTTTTTCAATATTTGTCGACACCGACTTGCTCCGTATGGTTAACGATGCTGTTGTTGAGCCTTGATATGAGCCTTAATAAATTGCCTGTAATTGCCAAAACATCAGGTTATGTATTTACACCAAATGACGCAGTCTTAAAATATATGTTTTTAATGGCGCCGTGAGTGTAAAACACAGGCAACATGAAACGAGCAGTTTCGCTGAGATAGGTAATCACTGGAACTTGATCAAAATCTAAGTGCAGTAGATGTGCAGGATCAACAGCATCACCGAACACACCTGCGTGATCCACGGTGAAAGCAAAGCTCCATACACGGTGTGTGCCAGAGTAAAACTCTCCAAATTCATATGCGTTTAATTCTACTTCGTCAACTCGCCAACTGGTTTCCAGAGGCTGAGTGCGGATACCTATGCACTGTAACACTGTTTCCCAGTTGCGCTGTTGATTGCGCGGCAGATCATGTTCAACTTCCGTGTGTACCACTCCTGTTGGAGTGATATCAACAAGAGTATAACCAATGAATGTTTTGTCGGGCGAGTACATGATGCAAATATTTAGTCACAAAAAAAGCACCTTGCGGTGCTTTTCTTGTCACGGTGAATGTGATTATGGACGACGATAAGCAAAGTGTGTGTCAACAACTTCTGCGTTGGTTGCTGTAACTGCGCCTACGCTACCAATGTTACCAAGGGTACGAATAACAGTTTGCAATGCCGCATTGCTGGTCCAACCTGAACGCTCTACTAGAACTGTCATGCTAGCACCTAAAGCGCCGGCTGCTGTGCCAGTATTAGCTGGGTTCACTTGATATGCAAGAACAGAAGCATTGCTTGAAATTGTTTTCAACAATGTATCAACTGCGCCTGGTACGCCTGAACCGTTTGGTCCACCTAGCTCTGCTGCCAAGTTACCTACGATTTCAATATTGTAAACATTCAAAGGACCAGCAACACCTGTGCTGATAATTTTACTGTTTGCATTTCTTGTGGTGTCTCCACCAACGTTTTGCACGTTTTGTGCATCACCATTTACTCTATTAAATACAGCCATTTTATTTCTCCTAATTTTAATGAGCGCAGTGCGCTACATGCAAATATTTATGATCTTGTTATAAATCTAGTTCGTTTGGTAACAGATCCACAATGTCCAATAACAGCGCATGACGCTGTAATTCTCTGCGTAGATTACTCGCTGCCATACGCTTTTCAAAACGATTGCTACGAGTCCAGTCCATTACCACTCTTCGTATGCCGGTAAGTGTGGAATCACTTATGCTCAAAGCATATTCTAGATTTAGAAAAAACTGCCGATCCAGGCTGGGTGCAGAAATGCCCATGCGCAGTCTTTGCATATAACTATGTATCTGTAGCGACGGGGCATGCACATCAAAGTTTACCTCTATACGCTCTGCATAGTCATTTTGATTGCTCAACACAGTTACCAAATTTGCCACATCTGTGGCTCCATTGCGCATCTTGTCAAAGTCATTGAACTGTAAGGTTCTGTAAGCATACATTTGACTGCGTTGGTCATTAAACTGCCTTATGAACTCCAAGGACAACATGGCCACATACAGCACTCGGCCCAGTTCGTGGGCTTTTTGTCCACGCAAGCCTGCTAGTCCGCGAAACATGCGGCTTTCTTTTAGTTCGTCTAAGAATTCAAAACTAGACATTTTTTGCAAAGTTAGCTCTACTGAAACCCAGTCGATCAATCAACTTGAACTTGTCAGCACCACCGCCTACCACATAGCCCTCGTGCCCTATATCGTCGCCAGTGTATGCTTGTACATCGCCACTGGCTTGTTGTGCATCAATTTGTTTTTTAACTGACAACTTGAGGTTGTACAAGGCTACCCATATGGCAAACATGCCTGCTAGGCCTTGTGCTCCTTCTTTGTAGAGATATCCAGGTTGCTCTTCTGTGCCAAGCAATTTGGTACTGGCTGCTCCGCTGAGATTTTGGCCAAGGTATGCGTAGAATCCTTCCAGCATGTTATCAAAGTTGCCTGCGGAGATCTTGCTGGTAATATACTTGCTGGCCAGTCCAATGATACCTTTGGCTTTGAGTCCTGCAAGACTGCTCATGAAGTTGGTCACAGCATCTGAGTATTGATCAATGATTTTTTGCACAGGTGCTGTGTCAGCTGCGGCTATTTTGACCTTGGGCACAGGCATTTCACCTGTGACAAACCAAATTGGATTACCGTCAGCTGGTAATCCGCCTAGCCCTTGCAACGGCTGGTCAGCTTCACCCACGCCAGGTATAAAACTGTGTACAGCAATACCTGCGATGCTGCTTTTGATTTTCTGTCCCACTGGACTATCTGCTTTCACACGATATGTGACTGTGTTGGGACGAAAAACATACATACCCTGTTGTGGTTGTAGCCGACCTGCATACAGCAAATCTCCAAAGTAAAAGCCACGGAAATTGCCTGGTATGATAGATTCCAGTGCTGGCCACAGGGTGTCAATCTTGGCATGCAGGTCTCCGCGGTCAGCACCGCGATTCATGTCATATTGTTTGAATGCTTCTGGACTGGTAACACGGCCGCTGCCGTCCTTTTTTTCAAACATGTGCTTGTCTGTGACCATGAGCTCGCCGTCCACATTGCGTCCAAACACCAGGGCTGGAAATCCGTCCCACTTGATAGTGGTAAGTTCTTTGCCTGTGCTCATACTAGACAGAGCATTCATACTGCGGCTGGCACCTTCTATGCCATCAGTCCACACAGCATCTTCAGGATGTACAATGCCTTCCTTGATAAACACCGGTTCTGACGGTTTGTTAAATATTTCTGTAATCTTCATTTGAAGTAGCCTTGAACTGTTTCCAGTCCTTGTAAAATTTTTTGTTTGTCGCTTTCAGCACGAGCAATAGCAGCAGGTGTTTGAGCTTTGTCACGCTTTTTGCCCTGCACATCAACCATGGCTTTGTCTTGATAACGCTGCCAAAACTTATTTAAGAAATCATCAGCACCGGAAAAGTTCTTTAGATCTCCTTGCCCAAACATGTTGTTGGCCTCGGCACTGGCTGCAAATGCCTTGACACCGCGCACGAGAGTTTCTATGTTGACTTTTTCAATATTGACACCGCCATAGGTTTTCAATGCTGGCACAATTTTTGGTTTATCAATGCCCTGTTGCTTTGCTAGATAGCGAAAAGTATCTAGTATAAATGATGTAGGTTCAGTGGTTACTGTGACTGTTTCAGTGTCTTTTTGCTTGCTAAACGGCACACGCTCGCCGTCAATTACTTTTAGTTGCACGCCTGCATGTTGAATACTCATGTCCAACAGCTCGCCCAACACACTCCACATGTTGCCAGTAAGCAGTCCTTTCACACCGTGTTGTGGTGTTACTCTAGTGGCGCCCCAGGTGCTTAACTTTGGTTCGTGCCACATGAAATCAACTTGTACAAAAGCATCCTTGCCAATGGCTATAATAGGGTGTCCTGGTTTACTTTCTGTGGACAACACATACGCAGGATTGGTTTCTTTTACAAACTCGTCGGCCAAGCGATTCCAAAAGCTAGTAAACTGTCCATAAGTTAATCCTTCCACCGGAGGCGCAATCATCTGTAGATCCACATCACCGTAGACTTTTTCTGGATCATTTTTGGCATCTTGAGCATGGTAAGCACTGCTACCAGTGGGGCGACCCATCTGCACAGGTCCTTGACCTTGTGGTTGCAACCAGGTGTTGAAATCTGTTACAAACTGTTGAACCACTGCCAACGAGGATTTTACCACATTGGGTGTTATCACAGTGCCTTGAGTAGCTGTGGTATCCCACCCACCTTCTTGCACACTTTCTCCACCGTCGCCACCATCGCTGCTGTCGCCGTATGAGCCAAAGCCAGGAAACCAATAACCACTGTAGGCAAATTTAGATTTCTTGTGGCGTTTTTCGCTTACAAAGTCTTTAGATTTCATTATCTCACCAGCAGAGTTTGCATGGCGCGAAACCAACTGGGAGATCCTTCTTCTAGTTTTTTAGGCAGCATGATGAGACCTTTAACCTCGTCTTCACGAGCTTGTGCCAATTTCTCATCTTGCATGGGATCATTTTCCAGTGCTCGCAGAATACTTTTCACACTGTTGAGATCATCGCCAGTGGCTCGAGGATTGAGTAGAATCTTGGCCACGCTGTCTCTGTCTCTTGCTACCACAGTGTTATCGTCACGACGAAGTAGTTTAGCACCAAAGGCATCAAATTTCAAACCCAGTGCTTTGCCAATGCTGTTCATTAGAATAAAGATACTTTGTCCTTTGAATTCAGGATCATTGTAACTGCCTCGAGGCCCATGCTGGTGATAAGGTGCAACTAAGGCAGCATCATTGATAACCATCACATCAACTTGAGCCATAGCGTCCTTGTAGGGCACGCCTATGTGTACATTGTTGCCCTTGGTCACACTGTCAAAACCTTTGGCACGGAAAAAGTTTTCCAGTGCTTTTTTACCTGCTTTCACAGGTTCTTTTTCGTCTTGAGTTTGAAACAGTGCAACAACATCTTCTGCTTCAATCATGACATCAATGTCGCCTGATTCTACTTTGTAGCCTGCACTGCCAATGTCTATTTGCATGCGTTTCACTAACGCAGGCGGCAATGCTGATCGTACTTCGTCAACCACTTTTGCAACATCTCTTTTGGCTACAGGAATGCTGTTGGGAATGGCGTTTCCGCCTTCGTGTAATTTCATAGCTTTACTGCATCCAAAACAAAGTTTTCAAACTCTCGGGCCAACTTGGTGTCAGCTGATTCACGAATGTATTTGCCTCCATACGCCCGAGTTTGCTCGTTGGCCTGTGCCACACGCTGATCAGCCTGTGTAGAGGCTCCAGGATTGTTGGATACCAATTCGCTTGGCCCTAGCTGTTTTTTTGGTACAGTATCTTGTGCGCCGCCTTTGCCTTTTGATCTTTTGCCTTTGGTGCGCTTGATGATTTCAGCTGGCTTTTCAGTGGTCTGGCCGGCAGAGGTGCCTCTAAATTGCTTTAGTTTTTCACGATAGACCGGTGGCGCAGCGCGAGACAACACACTCATTGCTGTGTCAATAATGGTTATAAGGTCATCGGCATACGCCATGCTAGTCATACGAGCCAACTGTGGTAGGATCATATTGGTTGCACTAGCAATTTGACCATCACCTTGTGAACCACCTGTTGTAGTGCCACCCGGTGTACTGCCTTGCATTCCGCCTGAGGTTGTAGTGGTTGTTGTGCTACCACCTGCGCCTGCACCACCTGCTCCAGTGTCAGTACTACTCACGCCTGCAGACATGTCTGGTGCACCATTGGCAAAGAATCTCACATTGCCCCGATCATCGCGATTGTATGGATCAATGGCGTCTGCTCCACCAGCTGCTCCACCAGCTGCTGCACCTGCTGCACCAGCTGCTGTTGCAGGAGCATCTAACTTAGGTGCTGGAAAATTAAGTTGTGTAAACAGTTGCTTGATAATCTCTGGTGGTACTTTTCTACCAACCAAGAACTTTGCCACTTCGTCGCTGTCTGTTGGTGAGTCTGCATCCTGCCAATGGCGTAATAAGCCATTTAGAGTTACCTTGGTAGTAGCTTCGCGCCATGAGTCTCCGGCCCAGTTGCCAAAACGCTTTAGGCCGCTTTCGATACCACGCATGAGCTTGCCGCCAAGTGGACCTTTGCCCTTGGTCTTGAACTTGCCTTCGGGATCAGCTGCCAAGTAAGGCATGGTGTTGCCTGCTGGAGCAGTTCCGGTGGCCAGCCCGCCTACATTGCCGCCTGTGAGTCCTGCCAATGGTCCAGCTGTGTTTGAAACATTGGTTGCGGATGTTCTGGCATTCTTTGCCATGGCTGCAGGATCATTGGCATTAGCAGGACGGCTGCGCACTGTACCGCCTTGTTGATCCTTTTGTAGATCAGCTGATGTTCTTTCTCCTCTACCAGCCGCAAAAGAATCTACAGTACCTGGATCAGGTATGCCAGGTTCTGGCGTAGAGGCAGCGATGTCTGCTGCCGCGGCTGGGTTTGATTGTGCAAACTGTTGTGCTGTCATTTTTCCTTTAACAGGCGCAGGAGCAGCTCTACCAGCTTTTTCAGCAGCAGCTTTGGCGGCAGCATTTTGTGTAGCAGCCTGCGCGGCGCCAGCACGACCTGCGGCTTGCCCCATGGCATGACTGCGCTCACGGCCAATGTTGTAACGGCGTGCTTCGTCCATGGCAAATTCATGCAATCGTTCTAGATTTGCAAACACTGTGCGAATGCCTGCTTCGTTCAATTGAACACTGCGTTTGTTGTCACGACCTAAACTTTCATTTAGTGCCCATTTACGAACTGTAGCCTGACGATCAACCAACATGCCAACAGGTGCAGTGATAATATCAAAGCCTTCTAGTATGTTACGACCTTTTTTGATCTTGACAGATTCTGTACGCACCATTCTGTTAGCAAAAGGGTCCTGTGCAGACGGCGTTGGAGTTTGAGCAGACGGAGCTGATGAGGCTGCTGTCTTGGCCTTGGCTGCGGCTGCATCAGCTGCTATTCTTTTAGCGGCCATGCCTTGGTCTGACCCCAACTGTCCTGCATCCATTTTGTTCTGGATGTTTTGAGCTGTCATGGCATTGTCGCCACTGTAAGGCCCTTTGTAGGCCGCAGCATCAATGTTCTTTGGCAATACAATTTGATCGCCGGGACTGAGAATATTAGGATTACCGCTAGGCCCAAACTTGCCAGGATTGAGCTTGGCCATAACATCTGGATCAACTTTGTACTTGGCACTAATGTCGCTGAGTGTGTCACCCTGTTTCACTGTGATAGTTTGTGTTTCGCCGCCAGGTGGTACCACATTGTCTGGACCAGGTGGTACAACATTGTCAGGACCAGGTGGATTGGGCTTGAATGGGTTGTTAATATCGGGAATGTCAGTGTTGGCAATAACGTCGCCTGCTGCTGTTGCGGCCTTGACACCAAGAGCTGCGCCCACTGGCCGTGTGGCACGACCTGCTGCTGTGCTGAACTGTTCACCTTGCATCAAGCCATCAATCATTTTGATTGCACCCAGGGCCAGCACAGGTGCTGCGCCGCTGGTAAGTAGACCAGTCAGCACCCCAGCTACACCCCAGAAAAACTTGCTGGTGGTAGGATAACGCTGAGCAGTTTGTTTGTATGTGTCAAGAGCTCGCAGTACCCTGGAGCCTTCTGGGCTCTTGCCCATGCCCATGCTGGCTGCTTTTTTGAGTTCATCAAACTTGGCATCAACACCTTGAACAACTGTGGTATCTTGCAGGGCTTTTCCCAGGCCTTTGATCTTGGCTCCTAGAGCTCCTGCTAGGTCGCCGGCCTTGCCCAGTATGTTACGATTTTTGTTACCGGCTGTCATTGCCTCTTCTGCACCCTTGAATAAATCGTGGATTTCGCTGCGATTGAGGGCCTTGCCTTCTGTGAGTTTATTAAGCTCACGCACCAATGCTACTGCTTCTTGGTATAGTGGGTGAGTCTGTATATCTAAATCGTTATTGTTTGTTAGGTGTTGAAGTTTCACTGCGCATTCTCCGTATTCCCCTAATGAACTTGTTAGGGTCCTGCGCTCGAATGCTGTTCAACAGCCTGCGTTCTAGCTCAGAAGCCACTTCCTCATTATAGGATTCTCTAATGGTATTAATAAGGTTAATGGCGCCTTGTATAACATGGTCAGCACGACTTTCCAGCACATTTTCTTTGTCCTTTTCGACAAAGTAGCTGTCTAGTTCTTCCAGTATACTACGGGTTTTTTTAAGCACCCCAAGACTCCATTTCTCTATTATTTATTGCAAGTGCGTTTAGAGTTTGGCTTATCTTGCCTGGGCTTTGATGCCAGCCAGCATGCTTTTTAACTTGTTTGAACCCAGTTCCGCTTGTGCTGAAGCAGTCGATTCAGCAGTGTCAGGCTCCACAGTGCTTTTGGTTTTGATTTGATTCATGATATTCAGTGCCTGTGGACGATGTGAATCCCCTTGTTGATCTTCGGGCAAGTCTGTGATACGCAAACTTTCCATATTGTATTCTAGATCAACCTTTTGGCCAACCCCACTGCTGCTACGAGTTTTCATTAACTGTATTTGATAGCGTCCGCGCTCTTTCATGGCTCTTGAAGTAAAGATACCAAACACATTATCTGCTGTGTTAATCTTACTGATACCACCAGAGATATGACTGTGGTCAAATTCAATTTCTTCCACAGCACTGCGATTCAACTGACTTGCAGTGATCAACAGTATGTTGAACTCTTTGGCCAAATTGCGTAGTTCTTCACTCACATACTTGTCTTTTACAAACAGATCGTTTGGTGATACCTTGGCACTCACTGGCATGAGCAAGTCCAGATAGTCTACCATTATGTAGTCTGTTTTCATTCCGGTTTGCACTTGCAATTCTTTTAGATATGCACGAATGTCATTGATGTTGCTTTGTGCTGGCATGTATTTGATGCGCATTGCTCCGGCCTTTTTACCTACCAGCTTGATCTTCATTTCTACTGTGTCAATATCTTTGAAGATTTCACGAGTGCTCACATTGGCCAACATGCTATCTATGCGCATGGCACACAGGCCTTCACTGAGTTCTAGTGTTAGATACACACCATTGAGTCCTGCTAGTGACCAGTTACACGCAATGTTTTGCATGAACAAGGATTTACCTGATCCAGACCCGCCTGCAAAGATGTTGAGTTCGCCTCGGTTCATGCCGCCAAACAGTTTCTTGTCCATGGCAGGCCAGCCAGTACTGATTTGTCCGTTGCCTTCTCTGATGGCCATTAGTCGTCCACGAGGATCAGCAAAATAGTCAGTGCCCATGTCTTTGGTCAAACTAATCTGCACAGCATCTTTGATCAGTTTTTCCACAGGATTGAACTCGCCTTTTTCAATCAAATCTGCTGCTTTGAGGATGGCTCGTTCAAGTTCTTTTTGTTTGGTAAAACTTTCAAACTCTTCCATAAACCAATCAAAATGCCCGTCGCCTAGATCTGGAATGCTTCGTAGTTCAACCCCAGTGACTGCTCGCACCTGTTCTAATGTGGGTAGAGTTTTGTGTTTGTCTGAGTGTTCTTTGACAAACTTGGCCACACTTCTGAGACTGCGGTCAAAGTTTTCATCATTGTAGATGTTTTGCACACGCACAAAACTCTGTGCGTCATGCAGCATCATTTCAAGAAAGAGTTTTTGTATTTCTGTATTATATTCTTTAATCATAATTGCCTACAAGTATAACTGCAAACTGGCTGCGGATCAAATTGCATTTGCTCATCATACTGTCCCAACTGAGTCAACACTTGACTCAGCGTAGTGTTACTTATATTGTATGCTGCTGAGTCAGTGTGGAACTTGCTGCGATAATAGAATCTATGATCAGCTGCATAACAACATGGTGCGTATTGTCCACTTGCACTGATATAGTGTTGATTGCCCACAGAACACTTTGGTTGTATCAATCCTGCACCTCTATGCCATATTAAAGTTTGTGACTGCGGACGCAGAGGATCTGTTTCTGCAAAACGATTGCTGGGATCTAGTTTTACATCGTGCATGCCTAGATCTTTGGCCATTTGTTGTATGGCAGGAATTTCGTGTTCATTGAAACTAAAAGGCACCACTTTCCACACAGCTCTAGCGTCAGAATTTGCAACTGACTGTATGCCTTGTGCAATGGTGCTCCAATCACTGTTCACACGATATTTTACACTACTGTCTGGCAAACCGTCGATACTAAATTCCACAATGTCAGCTGGTGTCAGCATGCCCACCCAGGACTCCCACCAGGCACGATCTCTGTAGCTGCCATTGGTAGTGAGTACAATACGGCCTTGATTACTTTTTATAAACATTATCAAGTCACGCAGGTGTTCGTAGTAGATAGGATCTCCTGTGTTGCCGCAGATGCCCCAGGTAAGATTGGCAATGTCCACATCCAAGAAACTTTTCAGTGCTGATAGATCAAGATCTTGATTGTGCCAGTTCTTTCTACCAAACTGCTGAATAAATTGAGTGCGTTCACAGGCAGAGCATGCTAACACACATCTGTTGGTGGGTTCTAAATGAAAGCCGGAGATTTTCATTGCTTGCTCTTTAGTTTAATTTTCACAGGATTTTTTTCTACTGCGTCAATGATACTTTTGAGCACAAACAATTTGCCATACTTTTTAACTGCATCAGCCACATCCTTGCACTCGGGGTCTTCCCGCCAGATAGGAAAACTCACTGCCCAGCCATATTCTATTGCACGGTTTACCAAAGCTTCTCCTGGCCACACTTCTTTACCACGCTTGTCCACATGACGATCAAAGTCAGGAACCACAATGATATCTCTGCCAAGATCTTCAATGATTTCTGCCTGTGTTTCGCTGATGTCATTGCTCAATGTAGCCACGCCGTCCACTGCCATGGCATCAAAGGGACCTTCAACCACCAACACAAACTTGGCATTGGGTTGTTGCATGTTGGTATTGAAAACATAATTAGATTCGTAATTGCTGTGGTATTTTGGTTTCACATCAGGTGTCACTGCTCTAGCTGTGTAACCAATCAGTTGATCACGCCAGAAGAATGGTACAATCACACGCCGGTGTAGATTATAGCTGGTGTCCGCAGTGAGATAAAAGTCATACTTGTTTTGAATTCTTCGTTCATGCAAATACTCAGCTGCTTCTATCAACTGTTCGCCAGCAAGATTCAGTATCTGCGATTCTTGAACAAGTCCGTTTTTATCATAGTCAACCTTGAGTCTAATCATAGTACATAGCTGTGCTATGCTTACACTTTCTTCAGGCAACGCACGAGGTTTGAAAGTGATGTCCACTGGTGGTGGCGCTGCATGGTCATCTGCAGGCATACTTTCTTTGAGTCGCAGAGCTTCCATGACCAGTCGTTGCACAGTGTTATCATCTGCGCCTAGCCATTTGAGTAGTTTACGGAATTTGAATCCCAGTGGACGCCCTGGATAGAACCCTGTTTTGAATCCGCAGTTGAAGCAATGGTAACTCACACTTCCGTCGGCGTTGGGCAGCATTCCACCTCGTCCTCTGGTGTCAGCTGATTCGCCGTTGTGTGAGCAACACACAGCATTAAAACTAATCCAGCGAGAACTGTTCTTGCGCTTGGGCGGCAACAAGGACAATATTTCCTGCTGAACTAGATTATTATTCATCATGCAATTGTAACATCAGTGTAAAGAAAAATCAAACTCGTTTTTTTGGCGCTAAATAACTTGAGCCAAAAATTGGATTAAACAGTGGACGACCAGTTAAAAGAATTTATCAAAAAATATCCTTTTATAAGCTATGTGGTGTATGGTGGCAATGAATACATTGGCATTATACAAAATGTGGATGATATTCTAACCACCGTGTATGATTTTGGTAGCCTGCGCACAGAACAAGAAAAAGCATTGTTTCTTAATCTAGGCGACCAATGGTGGTGGGAAAGCAATCGTACCATTCCTATCAATGTGTTTCTGAGGCAGGACTGGGTACCTTTTAGATACTCACTGAAAACCATGAACAGCCGTGATGTGGTAATCAAATTTGGCCCTTATATAAGTCTCAAAGAGATAGCCGCCAAGAAAACCAAACGCCGTTCAATTGTGTTGGTTCGCAAAACTGATTAGATTCATATTCACCACAACCAAGTGCGCATAGGCAACTGCGTGACTTTTCTTGAAATAGTATGCACCGTCGTCGGGTCGTGTCCAAACATGTTTGGCAACTTCGCTCCAGGCCATGCCGGTTAGATTTCTTTTGGCAGGTCTAATCACACTCAAAAACATAGCCAACCTAGGAATAGTATCCACAGGTTCTGGCATACGCTTCAACAAGTCCCAGTGATTGTTCACATGAATAAGTTGTTCAAAAAACGCCTTATCAGTGTTAAAACGCTGCCAGTTGGGGGTAGAATTCATTAATTCTACCAGGTGTGCTTCGTCTTGCACCTGACGGTACAAGTTTACATTGATAAAATCAAGTTTGAGATATCCACGATCTTCAGCCTGTTCATAATCTAGACTGGCCAGTCCTGTGAACGGATCTGCAGGAATCATGGTAGGATGCACACCTGTGTTGTGTGCAGACAGTGCATCGTTGCGACGCAAGCTGGCAGGTGTGTGTTTGATCAATTGCAGTATTTGTTCGCGGTCTGCAAAGTCAATGTCAATATCTGATTGGAACTTCATAGCCCTGCCTCCCCAAGTACATGTTTACACCACTCTGCGTCTGCCATGTAGTCTTGTAGCTTGCGATTCCAATAATCAGGATCAATCCAAGGCAGAACAACAGCCAAAAGACTTTGGTCAAGACTGCCAAGAAAATCAACGCCACTAGCGCAATTAAACAATAGCCAAGGACTAATCCTACCGGTAGTAACATGGTGACAAACACGACTAGCATTAGCATAGCGAAAGTAATCACAAAACCCGTTTTTAAGATCTGGATGAGTGTCTGCATAGTTTTGCATTTCTTTTAGGCCGCGCTCAAGTGCGTCTTGCACATTCTCTTTGCGCAGATACTGCATGAGCCATTCTTCATAGAAACTGTCCTTGCACCAATGATCCAATTTCTTGTTTTGCTTCAACAACCATTCCAGATAGTCTATGGAATTTATTGCACGAACACCAACCAGATGCCGGCCAAATTTAACAAATGCACCATAGTATGGACTGGTTACAAAATCCTCATAACTTTTTAGTCGAGCACTGCCCTGTGTGACTTCATAAAAGCGCAGATAAGAACGAAGTCCCAGTTGCACTCCTGCTTCTTTTTCCTGCTGCCAGCGTCTTTTTTGCTCGCAGAGATGTGCTGCAAGTGTAGACTCCTTGCGGAATTCTGTGTTGCAATACCGACATTTATAACTCTGCTTTGATTCGTTTGTCATCCCAACCCAACTCCCGGGCTTTTTTGATAAGGTCTTGTTTGTTGTTGAGCTTGGCCATGAGTTCAATTTCATCTCTCTTGAGGTGTGGATACAATGCAGCAAGAAACTTCAGATGTTTGTTTTCATAACCTGAATTCTTTTTCTTGTTTGCAATCCACTGATGTTTGAATGTACCAATGCCTGGGCTCACTGCTGTGGCGCACAGCCATTGTAACTTAGGGTGTTTGGCTATGTCAAAAAAATTCTTGTTGAGATTTTGATTACAGCTCATCACATAGTAGGCTTGAATATTGCCAGCGGCCTGCACCTGACTGCTCCAACGCAGCATGAGATATGTGCTGAATTTTTTGCGTTCTTCGTCAGTGAGCTCGTCATAGAACAGAGTGTTCTTACGATCCAACTGTGCCATTTCGTTATTGATATTCAGTTTGTCGCTCATGTTTTACTCAACCTATACACTATTTTAACACGATCAAGTGCATCTTGCAAGGCAGGATTATACGGTGCACGAAACATTGCGTCAATTATCTCTGGGAGATCATATAAACTTTCGGCATGTACCATTTCTCTAAGATCTGGATTCTTGATCCATACTTCGTGTTCATCCTCACCGTGATGAATATTGATTGTGGTAAAATCTTTGATGATCATCAGTGATTCCGTTTGCCATCAAACACACAATTAAATATCAAATGCATTTCCCCGTCATTGATTACTCGATGAAATGCACCGTCTGGGATAAGAACAATATCACCTGACTTTACATCAAAAGGTTCGTCTGTTTCGTTGCCCACAATCATTTTACCATAGCCCTGCACAAACAAGTATACTTCCTCTTGACCCGCATGTCTATGACCTCTGGTGCTTTGTCCCCGGTAAAGTTTTGTCGAACTTAGCACCAGATTGTTCAATGTTTTGTTGTCTTTGAGCAAGTAGGTTTCGTTGTCTTTGACAACTTCGCCGCCCACATCATGAATGTTATATCTCAAGTTCATAGCAGTTCCTTGGCTTTGTCATCTATGTAGTATTGGCATCTTTGTTCAAGATCAAAATTTGTAATGACAGCATGGTGCAAAGGTAATCTTGGCATTTGATCTCTAGGTCTGGCACTAGAGTGATTATGGAAAAATCCATGTCCAAAATAAACCTTGGGCTGCGGCAGGCGTTGGGCCACTGAGTGTAATAACACATGATGCACATGTTTGTATTCGCCAATGGCATTATGAGTCAGTACTAGATCAAATTGCACTCCTGTGTCGATCAATTTACTCAACACTGCAACTTCATCATTTTGATTGCTCAACGGCACCTTGTCCTGAAAGCCCAAAAAACATGTGGTGATATTTTGCTGACGCCAGTAACTGGCAATCTCTTGTGCCCTGTCACTGTTTTCGTCGTAGGTAAGATACACAATGGTCCAATCCAGTTGTTTTTGTTCTAGCAAAAATGCCTGAGCAAATATCACACAATCGTCAGGATGCGCCACAAGGCACAATCCTTTTTTACTTTTACCTTTGATCCAATTAAACATTACCAAACCTTTCCGTAATCAACTACCTCACACTGTCTGCTGATATCTTTAACAAAGTATGCGCACACAGGATTGTCTCCTGCTGTGAGTGGTACTGCAAGCAACTGCCCGGGCCTGAGCTTGGGGAAATACCACTTGGTGTCATGATATATATCTACAATTTCAATTGGAAAAAACTCTGGCTTAAAACTTTTTAGTGGATTGAATGTAAACACGCTGAAGCCACGATCATTAATACTGGTCAATGGCACAACTTCTAGGTCACCGAAGTCATGTTCACCAATAAGCACTTGCCAATCCACTGGCATTTTGATTGTGTGTGGCCCAATACGCAGCACCAGAGCAGGGCTGTTGAAACTTTCTAAAAATATCAATGGTATGTAAAAGTAATCAGGGTCCTTAGGATTGCTGTTATCAAATACACAAAATCTCAAATCCTCTACTTCGTCTGGAATTTCGTCCATCTCAAACGCTTGATTATCCAGCGTTAAAATTCTCATAATTATTTTCCTCTTCTTAAATCTTTATTGCAGGATACCTTGATCAAGAATCCTTCTCTAGGACTGTGCAACCTATACTGCTTCAATAACAAATTGTTTTTTTCAAGCCAAGCGCTCATCAATGCATATTCTGTAAACATGGCCTTGTGATTGATTTGCAACATCAGGAGCTGTGGAAACAGAGCGCCGCATTGTTGCTTTAGATATGTTATCATGTTTTGCACTGAGTGTGTATGACAAGGACACACACTGGCTTCTCTAGTTCTTAGAGCAACTGTGTGTTCTGTAAAACGCAGTCCCATGAAATCATATGCATGTTCATATTGACTACGATGATGCGAATTTGGGCCAAACCAAGCGTCTTGTGGATCATGTATAGGCAATGCTTGTAGCATACTCTGTCCTTGAGTATCAACAAAATCATTGTATGCAAGATTACCAAAATAAAAATCCTTGCTGTCATTGATCACATACCATTCTGTTCTGATCAATTCAGCAGCAATAATCTTGAGTTGTTGTTGGCTTTGCCAATCATATGCACTCTGTTCTGGCCATATGCTGTTGCTCCACAGGTGTCGTATGGGTAGCATTGAAAATTGTTGCACTACAGATTCAAACTCAGGCAGATATCTGTAATGATCGTTGAATATCAACAGCACTTCTTCTAAATCATCTCTATTGCAGTGAGTCACCAGACTGCGAAGATAACGAGATAACAACAACAGGTCTTTGCTGCAAGTAACCACCACAAAGGTTAACTTGTTGGCTATTGCCATTCGGACTTCTCCACAGCAAATGGATAGTTGGCTTCTCTATAGAACGCCTTGCGTTTGGTAAGGTGCCGTTTGGCAAATTTACAGGTACTGGTCAAATCCCAGATTTGTACAAAGTCTTTGTCTTCTGCTTTCCTAATACCTCTTCCAATAGATTGTATAACCCTAACAAAGCTCTTTCCGGGTTCCACAAGAACCAAATTAAATATCCTAGGAATATTAATGCCCACAGCGGCCACACCATAAGTCGCCACAATAACCTTGCCGTGTGCGGTAGCCACCTCATTGTACTCATCTTGACGATCTGTAGCTTTCGTTGCCCCCGATATGAATACTGCATCTTTGATCCTCTCAGTTAATGCTTGACCAGCTGCCACACGATCAACCAGGATGAGAGTGTTGCCGCTTTCGCGAATACCTTGTACCAGTTGAGCCATGTAGTCTAATCTACCAGCTGTCTCCAATAGGTATTTAAGTTCGCTTTGATAATTGTTGTACTCAACATGATCTGCAAGCTGAACAATGTTCACATGACATTGTGCTAGATGACCAGCTTCTTGCAGTGTTGCTGCTTTCAAACTGCCTACTACCTCACCAATGGCACACTTGATTGACATGAACTCATATTCTTCTTTGGGTATAGTTCCTGTAAGTCCCCAACGAATTGGAATGTGACTCATTACACCTGTCAGCAGAGTTTTCAGTGCATCTGCTTTGGCCATGTGTACTTCATCCACAATAACACACACCACATCTTCCAGGAACTCGCCGATGGTAATGTCAGCTTCTTGGTTCTTGGTATTCTTGAGCAACACATTTAGGCTCTGCCAGGTACAAATAGTGTGCTGACGACCAAACTCTTTTCTATCTCCGTAGAACACACCTACATCTAACTGCATGTTGATATAATCAAGCTCTGTTTGTGTGACCAGACTCTTGTTGGGCACTATGACTATGGAGCGACCGTACTGACTCACTGCGTCACTGAGCGCGGCTGTGATCACTGTTTTGCCTGCACCAGTGGCCACTTCTTGTACACTTTGTGGATTCTCAAAAAAGCGATTGATAATTTCAGCCTGATAGTCTCTGAGACGCATGGGTTGGCCTACCATGGGGTGTCCCTTGGGCCAGGCAATATGACTGTAGCTGTCTTCAGTTATCTGCTTGAATTCAAAGTTGGTTTTATACTCTCTAGTATCATTGACTTCGATGTTGTAGCCTTGCTGACCCAGATAAGACAATATCTCTGGCAATAGATTGATGTAGGTGCTGCCGCCCAATTGGAAAAAACCCACCTTGCCATCCCACCGCCCTAGTCGCACTGCCGGCAGATATCTAGCCCCAGGAATTTCGTACTTGTACTTGTTGGCAAGCTCTCGCCTGTCTGAAAGTTCTAGTCCTTCGATCTTGACATTGACTTCGTCACGGATAATTAGTTTAGCAAACATGTTGTAATTTTAACACAAAAGCAACAGGCAAATCAACCTGTTGCGCAGAGTTTTTCATAACTTTTCTCAATCAAATCTTTCATTTGTTTGTCATGACTTTGATATATTGTGATGTGCAGTCTAGTGTAAGGAGTAGGGTTAACCACAGCATGCCTGCAGCCAACATTGATCATAAACGCTTTACCGTTTTCAAATGGCACGATTCCTGCACCTTCAACTGCAAACTCACAGCCCTGTGGATGATCAATGGCAATGTTAATATTGTCTAGTCCATGACAATCATCTTTGTGCAACCCTATCACTCCATTGGGCTCTAACCCCAACAGTCTAATCTTGTGAAACTGAGCATGCGGCCATTGTTCCTGTAGATATTTTACTGTGTTGGGCATGAGAGTCAGGGCCTGCGCTGTCCAATCATTGACACCCTGCACAGGACCATGATAGTCGCCTGGATCTTCTGCTCCACGACTGTAGATGCCAAGGTTGGTCCAGCCATGACTGTCATGGCTGGTAATAGGCTGTGCCAGCATGTGAGGCATGGCAGCACGAGCTTCTTGCTGAATCATGTGCCAGGGTATTTCAATATCCAGTGGCAAGTAAGGCAACCCACTCTGCCAACATATCCAATCACTGTTGGCTTGATCCACGCGGGGCACCTGTAGAGAATCTGTTCTTACACTGCGCAGGAACGCCTGTGTTATTCCCGGCTGATGAGCAAACTCACTTACTTCTTTTCGCATTATTTGCCTAACTTGTGATTTAGGTACACAATTTTTTCGCTGTTCTGTTGCATCATTTGTTTTTCAATTCCCGGCAACATGCCCGAGTAACTGATCAATAAAGGTATGGTGTCATTGGTGTTGATAGGCTTATGGGTAAACAGCACCGGTGTGGTTATTTCTTTGATACTGTCTAGTTTTTTATTCAACAACAAAGTCACTTGATCCTGTCCCAGCTCTTGTGTTACCAACGCATGTTCGTTAGACAAACTAGGTGCATAGATTATCATGGGCAATCTATTTACCAGCTGAGCATAGCGTAGCAGGCGACTCAACTGATTTTGTGCGCCAGCTAATTCGTATTCTCTACGCAACATGAACACCACTAGATCAGGCCCTAGAGCACTGTCAAGTTCTGTAACCAAATCTTCATGCACAGTATAGCCTAGCACACTTGAAAGATCAACCAGCTGATGCAGGTGTTCATCATCCAAACTCCATCCTTGTGCGTGAATGTAGTCTAACATACCAGGTGAAGCATTTGTTAGTTCCAGCCCCGACTCAGTCCTGCACAGTTGTATCTTGTACGGCTGTTGTTCTACTGCAATAATCTCTTCCAGGTACTGTTCAATTGGTTGGTCAATTTCAAAATTGTGCCCTTTGGCCCAGCTTACTGTGAAATTAATATTGTACTCGCTTACTGCAATGACCCAGACCTTGTTTTCTTTGTCAAAGTGTGCTGACCCTTGTCGTGCTTTCAACAGCTCGCGCAGTTGAGTGATCATATTGCTGTCGTATGGAAAACGAAGATAGATCTTGGAACCGTCGGACCAAATGCGTTTGCTACGATCAAGATAGCGCAAGGGCCTGCGATATTTTGGATCAGTACAAGGCGTCACATCAATGCCCTTGCTGGCCAGTTGACGCTGATACTTGAGAATGATTTTCACAGCCAATTGGGCTTGCTTGTCCGTCATAGCAGTGCCAGCGAGTGTGCTGGATGTCAAGTCATCCAAGAAGCTGGTATCGTATCTGGCAAGACTCACAATAGGACTGAATGCACCAAACAAGTAACCAGAACTTATTTTGCCTGCCAAGTCTCGCTTGCCGGCCAGTACCTCAAGATAGTCTTCAACAAAATCATAGGTCTTCATGGTTGCAGTTTAACAGAGGCAGCATCAGAAGTCAAAAAAAAGCCCTACCATTTCTGGTAGGGCATAAGGTAGATTGCGGAAAGGAGCTAACAAACCACAACCATCAAGCGAGACATTGCCCGCCTAATTCTTAAGCCATCTTCATGCAAGTGGTTTGAGCCATTGCCTTCCAACGCATGGGGAAGCTCTTGTACAATTGAGCAACCTTGATTGCCATGCGCAAGCTCAACTCACGCAAGGACTTCTTGTTAGAATCCATAAACTCAATGATCTCATCTGAGCCAGCTTCGCTGATGTCCATGTCAGCAAACAACTCGCCAGTCTTGGCAATTTGCTTGATGCGCAGGATCTTGTCGCGTTCGGTGTCCAGAGTCAAGTCCAAGTAGTGGCAGCGTGATTGCAGTGCATCCAAGTGATCGCGCAGTTTTTGCGACTTCATCTTGTCAAACTTGAGGTTGGTAATAAAGATAACCGTACCGTTGAAGTTGAAACTGTCTGGAATGCCTTCTTCCTTGAGAATACGGCTCTCACTCAACCATGAAATCTTGCGCTTCTTGCCAGAGTCCAAAGCACCTTTCAGCAAGTTCAAGCTCACATCATCCAACAGGATTGAGTCGCAGTCGTCAAACACAACCACGCAATTTTCGTCCGAGTACTTGTACAGAGTTTGGTACAAGCCAATGGGCGAAGCAGAACCTTTTACAATCTCGGCACGGAGTCGATTGGAGCCCAACATCTGCATCATCTGCACTTTTTCAATCTCACGCTCAACACCATATGACTTACCAACACCAGGAGGGCCGCTGACAATCATGGCACGGATTTCGCCGCCCACGCAAGCCTTGGTCATGTCTGTAAGAATCTCAAAACGCTCAGCGATCTCACCCATGCGCTCTTCGTCGGTTTTGCTGTCATTGATAGCGTCTTGCACATCTGCATCCACAGCCATCACAGCACCGTCAAACTCGTCGGCACCAACAAACTCGTAGTCGCTCATGCCTTCAACTTTGACACGGATTTCTTCTGGGAAGCCAGGAAACTTGCCACCGTTTTTTACAGTAACATAACCACCTTTGGCAGTTTGTTTGAATTGTTCTACCAGCTGGAACACTTTACCCGACACATCGTGAGCACGATAAGCGCCAGACTTAACACGAACGAAAGCAGATTTAGACATACAAGCTCCTTTTTTGTTTAACTATGACTCTAGTATAGCAAAATGGGTATTATTGGTCAACCGGCGCAAACATGCGGGCACCTTCTGCCATAAACACACTATAGGCTTCCATTGTTTTTTCACAGTAAAGCATCTTGCCGTGCTTTTGAATGTCTTGCAAAACTTCTAACAGTCCGATACCCATGAACTCTTGTTCTTTGTTGAGTTGGGCAATAGCTGTGCTAATTTGCATTTGGGGCTCCTTTTGTTTAACTTAGCCTATAGTATAGCAAATGGGCCCATTTGAGTCAACCGGGCTAAAACCCGCACAAACACTAGGGTTTTTGTTGCAAAAAATGTAATACTTAGGGCTTACTCTGCTGTTCTGTAGCACTAAGTTTACACAATAGCAAGAAGTGCTCGTATGCTTGTTTCACGCTTTCGTTGGTCAAGAGCTTTTGTGCTTCTTTGACCAAGGCCTGGCTACCTGCTTCTGCAGCCTCACGACAGCTGCCGCAGGTCATCATGTTGCGGTTGGGATCATCGGGATCCATAGTAGCTAGAAACTGATCAAAGGCTGCTCGTTGTTCCAGCGTGATGCTTCTGGTAGCTGGCCGCAGTTCTGATGCCCTATGGATAGATTGTGAAATTTCATCCTCGCAATAGAGTGATGCTGCCAGTAATGGCACGATGTCTGGATCTACAGCATACCGGCGGCTGGTCATGCCGGGCCGTTTCACCGTCATGGTTGTGCCGTTGGGAATGTAATCAATCATTTCTTGATCGTACTCGCCAATTTCCACATATCGGCGGCCAACTTTTTTGTAAATTCCGGTAGGTTTTTTCATCTAAACTGCTCCAACAAATTTTTTAATCCAAACAACTTTGTGCGATCCATGCTCTGTGCCACATGCACAAATCGAGTGGGTCGCAGATACAAGGTTTTACAAATTTCATTATAACGCTGATTGTACAAATTCCACAAGTGATCCGGAGGCACACGATGTATGTGATGAAGTCCAATGTGCATGAGACTGGCCGGAATCATTTTGAACTGATTGAATATGGTTATGCTGTCCTGCGGATTTTGTTGTCGGCTCCATCGTATGCCAATTCTATTCCACCACAGGTCCATGCCTTTGCTTAGACTCATGGCCACAGATTGTATGGCAGGATGATTGTAGTCAAACACAATGTCTCTTGCGGCTGTTAACCAAGCAGAATCCACATGCACTGGTATGTTTTTTTGCACACATTCGTCTAGAATCTCCTGCATGCGTGGGTGTATGTCATAGTGTCCTGCAAAAGGCATGCTGATCAACAAGGGCCGGTCAGGCTCAAGATTGCCAGGTTGACTGGGCACCAGCCCTGGGTCAAGCCGCCAGTAGTAGGTGTAGTCATGTGCCAACACTTGTATGCCACGGGTCGTGTGCTGTTGCAAAAGATTGTCAATAAAATGGTTTACCCCCATGCAGGCTTCAAATACAGGAAACGCATCCAGTCCAGTGATTTGGTTCAATGAGCTGGATCTAAACCAAGCAGGTGCATCACGCAACCAGGTGCGATGTACTTCAATTGGATCAAGGTCTTGAATGCTGTACTGCCTGCGCACTTCGCAGAGCCAGGCCGAGCTGGCATTTACCGGAGAGCTCTGTGTGCGTTCAGCAAACAGATCTATCAGCTGGTTAGATGTGATACTGCCCATAGTGTGATAGCTAGATAGGTAAGACTATGGGCCAGTTGATCTGCACCCAACCAGACCCAGAACTCATGATCTTGTATGGTCAGCCCGCGCCAGCGATTGATGTTCATTTTGAGCCAGTCAATATGATAGTGGAACAGTCCGTCTGCCAGTGCAGCAAACACTGCAATAAAAGGATTGGTCATCCAACAGAGCACTGCCCAGGTCCCCACAATGTGCATGAGTGTGTGATGTACGCCACCCTCGGCACCGTAGATACCTTTTTGTTGTACCATGTAATCAAATTGTAGTACAAAATCTGCTATGAAATGCTTGGCAAACAGTAGTGCAAGTATGGCAATAGTTAATTGAGCTTCTGTCATGTTGATATTTAACCTACCTAATCTGAAGCAGATTCATTTTACGCACAAGTTGAGCTTCAACTTGTCGCCAGAATCTATAGGCCCAGGTGTTGGGGTACACTTTGTCTATCACATGGCGCACACTGTCAAGTTTACGCCCAATGGTCTCAATTTCATCACCCACAATCACTGCTCCCCTAGTGAATTGAAATCTTGAAATGTTGCGAGGTCGGTACATGGTCAACTGTTAATGGTAGCATAGGGATCATAATTTTCTGGCTGTGGAAAGGCAGCATCCCATTCAGCTGGGTCAATGTTTTCTATGTCTTGCCAATCGTAATCCTTGTCTACTAGCACGCCATCGTCATCGTAAAAAGGATCTTCTATCAAACGACCATATCCGGGTTCGCTCATCATGCTCTCCTATAGTTTGGGAATATTGTAGTTCACACCCTGTGGGCTTGGACGCTTGCGAATGCCCAGCTTGCTCCAATCTTGTTCTAGCATGGCTAGATTCTTTTTGTCCTTTACCGTTGCACCTTCAATTTTGAGCGTGATAAAAGTTTTGTTGTATTTGGGTTCAAAAAATCTACCTGCATACACCAATTCCAACACCTGGCGCATGCGTTCAGCTTGCACCTGTTGTGCAGAGCTGTAGTGTGTTTTGTTTGCACTAGAGCGCATGCGGGCATCACGGGCTGCCCACCATTTGTTAGACGCTTCTTCTGTGTTGATGAATTTTTCCTGCATAGCAAGCTCCTATTTTTTGTAGAGTTTATGCAGTATAAGAAAAAGCCCAATTGTTGTCAACCAAGCATTTGTTGCAATTTTGCTATTACACTGTTTCTAGCATTTCTAGCAACTTGTGCCCATTTTTCAAATAGGGCAAATGATTATGAATCATCACACCCACTTGATTTTTGTGCTCTGGCTGATTGGCTTTGAGTTTTTGGATAGCCATCTGCAACAGATCTATGTGCTGTCTTTGCCATAGTGCATTGATAACATGATTCCATTTGTGTTCGTTCCAGTTGTTCCAGTCTAATCTTTCGCAATAGAATTCTGCTGTTTCTCTGCGTCCAAAGCCAAATATGTTCCAGATACCATGAATACCCATACTATCATGATATTGACCTAGTTCATAGCTGAATCGCTGAGCCAATGGCGTTGGGGCAAATTTCATGCCATAACGACTTTCCAACAAGGGCCTGTGATCTTGCCCTAGACACTTGTCTTCGTTGATAAAACTGTATTTGGCCAACAGTTTGATTTCTGGATCCTGGCAGGCCTGTAGGAACGCAGCACTGCGCAAACTGAGTCCGCCGTTGCCAATGTTTTGACCTTCTGGTTCGTTGGGCCACGGAGCTCCAATATAGTCGTACTCTAAGAACTCTGGTAGCCAGCGATTGCTTTGATGTACCATGCTGTCATATTGGATATACAAAGCATGTCCTTGTGTAACATGCTGAGCTACTCCTTTGAGCATGAGTTCATTGTATTGTCTAAAATTTCGCACTGGCTCATGCGCAATAAATTTACTGCCAGGATAGAAATCCTGATCACTGATAACTATAACTTCTTTTACCGAGGGCAATAGTCTAAGTGTTGTGTCAAGAGCTCGCTTGGTAAGTTCATAATTAATGAACTCAATGGCCACTACGCTGATATCTAAAGTCATTTGAAAATTTGTAACACTTTATCTTTGTTAGGAAATTCTTCTTGAGACATCCATTCAATCATTTCTTCGCACACACTGCTTTGTTTGATCTTGTCTGCTTGAGTTTCCAATAGATCTAGATACCCAACTCCTGCCATACAAACCACAGTGTGATGTGCTCTGTGAACTTCGTTCCAGGTATTTTCTGGTGCTCGTTGGATAAAATATTCAACGGTGTCTCTGGGCATGAACTGAACTATATTCCAAAATCCATGATGTGCCATGGCATCAAATCCATCTGGAGCAAGTTCAATAGAAAATTTATTAGCCACTGGTGCAGGTGCAAAAACCATGCCCTGACTTTCTAACCAAGGCCTATGCACAATAGCAATATAGTTGTCTTCTTGAACACCATGCTCACTGGTTGGATCTAATTGTATATGTGGTGCTTGCAGTGCTTGTAGTAGTCTACGACTGCGCAAACTAAATCCGCCGTTGCCAACATTCTCACCGTGAGGACGCCACGGCCAAACTGCACCAATGTAGTCATTTAACAAAAACCAATCATGCCATCCATCACTTTTGTGAACCATGGCGTCCCATTGCTGAAATATCACATACTCAGTTTCAACATGTTCTAACATGCCTTTGAGCAGGAGATTGCAATAGTTCAGCATATTGCCATGCGGAATTTTTACATGCTTGGAACCTGGTAGAAAATCTTTGTCACTGAATACCAGTGCATGCTTAAAAGGCACTCGACTCAGCGTTTCTTCCATGGCTCTTTTGGCCAAGTCATGATACATAGTTTCTATGGTCACAAGGGTAACATCATTCAAGGTACCACCTGATGGCCCAGATTTTGCATTGCTGATTGTCATTGTATTTCTACTTTAGGAAAGTATTTGAGAAACTTGTCATTTGGATTCATTCGACGGCCAAGAATCTTCTTTTGAATGTCGTCAAAGTAATTCCAGGCCAGCGGAATAAACAGTATCTTGTCGCCGGGCTGATATTGATCCAAATGATCAATACTGACCACAGGTATGCTCATACCAGGCGAGTACTTGCCCTGCTTGAGCTCATTGTCGTCAATGATAAAATCCAGTTTGATCTTGCTAAAATTTAGCAGAGTGTTGCCTTTGGCAGCAGCACCATACCCGCCGAGGATATAGCCCTTGCGTCTGTACAACTCAACAAATGTCTTTAGTTCATCAACCAAGCGTAGTGTATTAGCAGCCCAATGAGCGTAGGTATCGTCTGTGTACAACCCAATGGTATTTTCCATTGCAATAATGTTTTTCACACGCTCAGGACGAGGACGCTTGCTCAACACAAACACATAGCTGATGCCGTGGATGGGAGTTTTGATAGCGTCCACAAGATACAAACCGGATCGTTCGGCCAGAGCCTTCATGCTCTTGACATTGAAGAAACTGATGTGTTCGTGATAGATTGTGTCAAATTCGTCATTTGGAACCATGTCAGCTTGACTGGTACTAACAAACATCAGGCTATTGCTATGCATAACATCTCGAACATTTTCCAGATAATTTACTAGATCAGGAATGTGTGCAAATGCATTTTGACTGGTTATGATATCTATTTTACCATTGGCAGCATGTACAACTTCTGTGGCAGTATCTTTGTTCCAGAAATCACACACCACACGATGCCCGCTGCGTTGACTGACAGGAAACAAATTTTTAGCAGGGTCAACTCCGTAGGTTCTAAGGCCTTCGTCGATGAAAAAATTCAATTGACTGCCATCGTTACAGCCAATATCCAACACAGTTTCTGGATTATGACCGGCGTGTGAGCGATACAATTCCATGGCAAATTTAGCATACCAGTGCATGTAATGTAGATATGTTTTGCTGGTTCCACTCACATACAAATAATGCTCGTAGATCAGTTTAGGGTTCACTGCATGTGTGAGCTGTAGGTGATGGCAGTCTCGACACATGTTCACAGCCAGCGGAAAATACGGCTCACTGTCGCCGGGCTCTTCCTTGAACGCATTGGCCAATGGCTGATCGTTTAAGTCCAGCATGAGCACTAGATTGTGTCCACCGCAGGCCAAACAAGAGTTTAATTGAGTAATATCATTCATTGTCTAAGATCTTTTCTAGTGCGTTAAAGATTTTTTGATTGTCAAAACTTTTACTACAGGCCCACTTAACTGCATTTTCGCAAACAAGTTCTCGCACCGGAGGTGTCTGTCTTGCATAACAACCTAAACATTCCACATCGCTGGTCACAACAGTAATATCTTTACCAAACTCACCGCTGCGTGTGGGCAGTATTTGCTCTGGCAACAGATGGCTGATCAATGCCACCATTGGTGTGCTAGTGGTGCCAGCAATATGAAAAGGTCCACTGTCTGGTCCGACAAACGCACGAGCTTTGGAAATTAAATATTGAATTTCTCCAATACTTAATTGTTCAACCAGATCAATATAACGATCTGGTTGTGGTGGCACACGAAAATCGTATTTGGCCCCAACTGCCACAACTTTCATGGTAGGATATTTTTCATGCAAGCGAGTGAACATTGAGCTCCAGATTTCCAAATCAATGTTTTTGTTTTCCCAAGCCCAACGACGCATGTGTACCACAATGTAATCACTGTTGATTTCTTCAATCACTTGATCCACATTGGATTTTTCTTCATCTGTGGGAAATATCTCCGGAGAATGGTCAACTGCCAGGCCTTCTTGGCCAAATGCTCTGTACAAGTAACTGTCCACATAGTGACTGGTCACTTGTTCTTCATAGGCATCATTGAGATTGACATACAAGTCCCAAGGATCTGCTTTTTGCATGTCGTC